CCGACGATCGACATCATGCCGCTGAGGTTATTAGCAGCCTCGGCGGACAGATTGAGCGCCGCGCCCAGGTTTACCGCGTGCTCACCGGCCTCAGCCGCATCGGTTATCCACTCCTTTATCTTTTCAACCGCAAATGCGACGCCCAATGCCTCGGATATCTTACTGATATCTTTGACGAAGTCATCGACCGGTTTGCGCAGTTCCTCGATGGCCACGCGCGCTTCGTGGACGCCTTGCAGTAGCCCATCGACGGAGGCGCCGAAGACTACCTTGACTTCAGGATTCGCCACGACGCATCAGCTCCGCGAAGTCGAGGGTGGGTGCAGGCATGCCGTCGAGCGTCGCGCGGCGGAACATCCCCACCGCGAAGCCATAGTCCACTTCGCCGTACCCGCTCCGGATCTCGCCTCGGTGGAACGTCCGCCACCAACTACCGACGTGGACGGCGACCGAGCCGCCTCGTCCGAGGAATGCGGAGATGGCGAGCCACGGCAGCCCGGACTGCCACGCCAACGGCCGATCGGGATCCACGTGCGCGTGAAGCCACGGCTCGTCAGCGACGAACGGACCATCCAGATACTCGTCGGTAGCGAAGACGACGCCGCAGCGATCGGGCTTCAGCCCAGGCTGCATTTTCGGATCCAGCGTCCATAGGCACTGAAACGTGCGGCACGCATCTGGCCGCTCTGGGTGAATGCCGCATCGCGCAGTATGTTCGCCAGTGCGTTCGAGCTTCCTGCACCAGACGCACGCCGGCTTGTCGATCTCGGGCACCGCGAGGACTTTGCAGCAGAGTGAGCATCCGGCGCAGGGCTTCATCGCGTCATTAGCTCCCCAAAGTCGAGGACGGGCTGCGGCATGTTCGGCGGCAGCACGCCGGAAGCCACCCCGGGCACGCTTAGCAACTCCGGTGGCAGCGGCGTCGACACCGGCCAGTACTCTGCGTCCGTCGGCGACGGTGCATCATCAGCCCGATAGCCCACGAAGCCTGCAACCAGCAGGTGGACCGGCGGGTGCCGACGCCAGTAGTGACACAGCTCCTCTACGTCGAAGAGCGTCATCTCGTCGATCACTGGGTAGCTGTATCCGCAGGCGGTGGCGAGGAGTCCGTATAGGGCGCCCCAGTCGTCACCGCCTTCGCTTCCCCCGGCGTGGAGCGCCTAAGTCCAGAACCCGCTAGAACGGCTTGTAGCACGGGCTGTACGTTGCCCATGTCAATTAGGTCGAGCACATCTTCAATAGCTAAATCAGGGTAGTTGCGCGCGAGCGCGGATTGAACGATTTCGGCTATCGTATCTATCTGTTCGTCCGTCAGACCAATGTTAGCTTCGATGCCGGCATCAGTCATCTGGCGGATCTTGGGTCGGAGTCGTCGCAGCTTACTCAGTGTCAGCGGCGGGACCGTCCAGTCCTTGCCGCCCATGAAGATCAGGATTCCCGGGATCATCACTGCTTCACCGCGTTGTACTGCATGACCAACCCGGTGGGATCGGCGAACGCGTCGAAGTCGAAGGCGTTCATCGTCCAAGCGTCCTGGGCAGTGGGGATGCTGAGCGAATTAGCGTGGCATGCCGGCAGATAAACCATCCACGGCAGACTCTGCCCCGCCGTACCGGGTGCGCCGGGACTGATCTTTTGGAAGATCGTCGCGGCCCAGAACGGCGTCGTGCCCTGCGGCTGATTGGTCACGGAGACCTGTAAGCCCGTGGCAGCTTGGCGGTAATTGTAGCTGATCTGAACCGGTAGTCCGGCGTCCACCGCGGCAAAGGTATACACCCCGGTGGCAGGATTGACCGTGTACTCGCCGGGGTTGGTAGGTGTGGTGACATAGTTGAACATGTCGCCGTTGGATGCGTAGTTGACACCGAGATCGCCACCAAGTGGTAACGTCGCGCTGGCGGAAATGAAGGTGGCCGCATTAGCCACTGTTGCCGTAAAGGGTGTAGTAGCCGGGATCGTCGCAGCCTCGTATTGCGCTGTCGTCGAATTGCCGACCGAGGCTGTCAGGCCGAAGAACACATCGGAGTAAAGCCGCACGTTAATGCGGGCCATCTTCGCCTTACCCTTGACCTTGCCCTGACCACGGGCGAGCGCAGCGGGGAACTGAGACTGGCCATACAGCTCCTTGGAGGTGTAGCTGACCGTTAGATCCACATCCTGGAGCAGACCGAATTGGCGGGGGCCTATGCCGCTGCCTGTGGTGTCCGTGCGGACTCCCCACATGGCGCCTGGGCCGAAAGAAAGTTGGATGGTAGCCTCCATAAAAAAGAAAAAGGCGCCGAAGCGCCTTGCAGAATCGGATCGGTCGCTCGCTTAATGAGCGGCGGCCTCGTCCAGAGAATTCTTCAATCCGGGGTCGGCGCCGCCTTGAGCCGCTTCTTCAGTTCCTCGACGGCACCGTGCACGTAGTTGTACGCGTCGACGTCGCGGGCCACCACAGACCCAGGGAAGTGGTCGCCGAACCAGCGGTCCACCACCGCGTCCAGCGGCGCAGCCTTGACCTGCGGCTCGGCTTTGACCGTCGGCTCGGCTTTGACCTGAGGCTTAGCCGCGACCTGCGGCTCAACCTTGACCTGCGGCTTAGCCGCGACCTGATCATCTTCCATTTTGCACTGCTCCAATGGTGGTAGTGTGCCGTTAATTACGATGTTACGCTCGTCATACAGCCCTCACCTCTACGGGCACGATGGCGAACGTCTGATCACCCAGCACGCCCTCGTCCGTAGCCACCCGACCGTGGACGCGCGCCCACATCACCATGCCATCCAGCCCAAGATTATTGAATCCAGTGATCGAACCGTCCGGCGCGAATGTCGGCGAGAGCACACGCTCGACCGCATCGACCAGCGGGTTCAGAACCATCGCCGGCGACCGGTACGGGTCGGACGAGTACGCGTAGATGTAGAAATCAAAGTGAAGCGTGTGGATCACCGGCGTGTTGAACATCCGGCCTTCGGTGGTCGCCTCGCCGCCCTTCTCGCTCATGAATAGCGCCGGCTGCTCGGGGGGATTAACGTCTGTCCAGTGACGCAAGCGTCGGTTGGTGGTGACGAATGGCGCCGCGCCGCTGACCGTGGCGAACAGCGCGGCTGCGATCCGCTCGCGATCTATGGCCATCAGTGGCGCACCACTTCGCCCACGGCCGCCTCGAGCTCCGCCATGATCTCCGGAGTCATCTCGCGCAGCGAGCTGCGTAGGAAGCTGCGCTCCGGCAGCGGAGGGTGGATCACGTGCGCGGCGAATATCGTTCGGCCGCCTATCTCAAAAGCCAGGGCCCGGGCCGATTTCGGCCGGATCTCCCAGCTGTGTGGGACGCCGAATTCATGAAAGCGGGCATATTTTACGTCGGTACCGACAGTCGCCAGGGCCCCGGTCGAAGACTGCTGGACCTGGTAGTTGATGCTGCTGCGCAGCACGCCGGTCCGCGCGTTGAGCACCGGGCCGCTGAGCTTCTGCTGGACCAGGCGCTGCAGTTCGAGCGCCAAGCGGGTCACGGCGCGCGCGATACCCTGCTGGAGAGCGCCGGGCATGGCAGAGAGACGGGCGATCAGTTCAGTGTCGCCGACAAGATGGGCTGTAATCATGACAGAACCTAGACTATCACGCCGACGAGCATGGGATCATCCGCCGGCGAAGACGGCAGCAACGTAGCGCGCAGCAGTGGCGCCACTTGCTGATATTTCGAGAGCAGTACCTGCACGTCGGTCGCCAAGCTATTCATGCTGAACGTCACCGTAGAATAGGAGACCGTCTGGGTGCCGCCCAACGAACGACTGCGTTCGGCTATTCGCGTGCGCTCGCGATATTTACGCACGACTAGCTCAATCGTCGCCTGCTCCAAGTCGGCCGGTATCGGGTAGTAGCCCGCGGTGTACTGGACGACGACGTTGGCCGTGCCGCGCTCGAAGCGAAAGCCGCGTAGCACTAGCTCCGTGGGAGTGAACAGGTAGCCGGCCGTGCTGGAAAATGTCCCCGGCTGGGCCGATGGAGGGGCGGGCTGGAGTGGAGGGACGGGCTGAATCGCGATGCGGTCGATGGTCAGCGACTGCACAGCCACTACCGGCGTCACCGCCAGCACCATGCGGTTGGCTCGCTCGCCGCCCATCCCGTCGCGCACCTCCTGCCAGTTGGCCAGTCCAATGGGGCGCGACAGCCAGCTCTCGACAAACGCCGAGGCGGCGGTGATCAACCGCGCCAGCATCGCGTCGTCCGTCGTCGGGAGCGGATCCGCGCCCGTGCGCAGCCACTCCTTGACGTTGGCCAGGATGCAGAGGTCGGTCATCGGTCGGCCCCCTCATGAACGAGGATATTCGGCTGAGAGCCCAAGGACTTTGCGGGTTGGGTAATGCCGGCGGAAAATCTCGTCTGCTTCCGTCATCGTCATTGCCCGGACTGCATTGTGATGGAGGTCGAATTCATCATGCCAGGCGACGTAATAAATCTTGCCGACTGGCGCCGGCTTTTTTTTGAACGGTCGCTTCGAGGGGCAGCCCATTTGCGTCGCGTCCCTGAAAGGCGGTATGATTTCGGGGCCATGGCGGTGGTCGCCGCGGCTTTTGGACGTAATTTCTCGTCCGAAATCCAGCAGCGGGGCGCGGCTTGCGTTCGCGGTCGCGTCCCGTTATATCCCAGGCACTGTTATCGAGAGGAGCAAACCCAAATGCACGTCATGAATCGTCTCGACGCTCGCGGTCATGGCCCAATTGCACGCTGGTCGGAAGACGCGGCGAGCCAAACCGAGGCCGGTGCCGAATTCGCCAAGCATCAGGCCTGGGGCTATACGATGTACGACATCAGCGAGCGACCGAGGTTGACCCCAGGCGAGGAGATCGGCCGGAAGCTCGATTCGTTCGACGCCGAGGCGACCGAGATCCTCGCCGTGCCACGGATGGTCGCTGGCTAAACCTGAATGCGTTATTGCTACATTTTCGCTGCGCTTGCGCTTGTCCTTGCCGGCCTCTCTGGCGCGGTGGTTGTGCTTGACGTGATCGAAGGGGGTCACCCGATCCAGCTTAGTATCAACCTGGGGCTCATCCTCGCGAATTTGTGGAACGTAATCACCTGCATTAAGCTTGCCGCACGCATCCGTCGGCAGAGAGATGGCGGAACAGCCTTTCCCACCGAATGGGGTACGGATCGATTGGTTCCCAATGGCCATCCAGAGACTACCACGCGGGCTCGCGAATTGCTTCTCCGTCTACTGACGCCCGAGCAACGCGAGGATTATCTCGTCCATCGGCGATTCTCGGTTCGGACTGACATCGCCAATTATATACTTATCTGGGGCAGTCGAGTTGTCGTCAAGCGCCCTGGCATAGACAATCGCATCTGCATCATATTCGGCGATCCGGGAACATTGCCAGAGGAGGATCGGCTGATTGCGATCCTGCTGATGATTCGCACCGAGGAAGTGGAGCTGTGGAGGCGATTCGGAGGCAGCGGAGGCGGCAACGGAGCAGTCCAATTTGGCGCAGGGATGCTAATGGGAGGGGAGTGACATGCAGCCGCAATGGCGAAATAGCCGGTTTGAGTACCATCAGGACACTAACGGCATCATTTGGCAACGCCGCTTAGGTGCCTCGTTATGGTGGCGTATGCTCGCGACGCTTCTTGGAAAATCTCCCGAAAAAATATCTTGACGGTGCGCCGATGGCGCACTATATTCGGAGTGTCGATTAAGACAGCCCGCGCCTCGGGGATCAGGGGCGGAGAGATAAAATGAACCACGAGCACCAACAGACTTACGCAGCCCTGCTGAGCGATGGCAGGGGTTGCGAGGCGGCATATTTCGCCGCTTACGAAGCAGGCGAGACGCCAATGGGCGCGGATAACGACTCCGCGATCGGCAGAGCCGCATTGAACGGTCTACGGCATAGGGCGGATGGCGCTCACTACGCCTATTCCTACGCCGATTGCGCCTGATCACAGTTATTCCGGTCTCTGACCGGCCCGCGCCTCGGGGTTCAGGGGCGGAGAGACCCCTATGACCACGCAAATTTTCCATCACAGCGATGACGGCTATCGGGCAGCGGTACACTGGGCCATAAAGATCGGCGGCCAATTGAGCCGCGATCGCCGCGGATACGTGGTTGACCCGCCAGGGACCATACTAACCGATCAAGAGTGCGCGCAGAGAGGCGAGCGCTATTTCATCGAGTCTTGGTCGTAACGAGAGAGACCCCCTATCGGCAGCCCGCGCCTCGGGGAATCAGGGGCGGAGACGAAGATGACCAATCACCCGAATCGCAGCCGGCGCACCCATAGCGTTTACATTGTGGCCGAGGTTGGGGACTGCGTGTCCAGCACGATGATCGCGAGTGAATTGACGCGCAAAGAAGCCTTTGATCTCGCGAAAAAGACGGCTGGTAGAGGTGCCGAGTTTACAAAATATGGTTCATGCGCTGGCCGCACATCCGTCGCCTATGTGGGCGACGATGTGACTGCCGTCGTAAGTTGGTAGGGGAGGGCTGAGCGATGGCCGCAAAAATTCCCGTGCTTACGCGCCGCTATGACGGCGAGTTGATCGGCTATGCTAAGACCGTTCACGGAGCGAGGCGTGTCTGCGCCAACTATTGGCGGCGCGTCACTGGTTGTCCGCATGCGGGCTATGAATATGTCGAGGTGGGCCACGCTTACACAGCGGATGATAAAATCAACGCCTGCGCGGCATTCGTGCCGACAGGGGAGGGCTGAGCGATCTTAATGAACGGTCTCGACATTCTCGCATTGCGTCGCCGCCTTGGTCTCACCCGGGCGGCGTTCGCCGCGCGCTACCAGCTGCCCGAGCGGACGCTCCAGCAATACGAGCAGGGTCGCCGGTCGCCGCCGGCGTTGGGGCTCATTCTATTGAAGCTGATCGACCGCGAGCCCGAGACCATCGCGCGGATATTACGTGATGGGTTCTGCTGCCACTACTTTGAACGCTATGACTGAGAGCGCGAGCCCGAGACCATTGCTATGATATTAGGGACGACCCATTAACTATCCGGCCGCAAATGGGTTTCGCCGGTCACAATGCGACTGATCGTGCTCTGGTTGACGCCGAAGATATCGGCTAGGTCGTCCTGACGGTATTTGCCCGTTGCGGACAGCCGTTTGATATTGGCTATCTCGACGTCGGTGAGCACCAAGCCTTTTGGCCGGTGCCCGAACAGCATCCATATCGCTGTCTTGAAAAAGGACATCGTGTCACCACCGTCCGAAGTAGTGGCCGCCGCCGCCGAAGATGGCCAGCAGCACGATCACCACCACAATTAACCAGATCAGATTTCCGCCGCCGAACCCGCCGCCGCCGTGGTAATAGCCAAATCCGCCAAAGATGACAAGCAGTACGACGATGATGAGCAATAGTTCCATGTCACGTTTCCTTCTTCGTATTTATGACGATTCGCGTCGTCGCGCTCACTCGCTCTTGGGTACGTCCAAACCTTCGTTGGTCCAGAAGAAATGGACAGCCAGCCCGCCAAACAACATCCCGTAGACGACGGCAAGTGGTGGCCACGCCTTCGTGGTCTTCCATGTGGCCCGGCTCAGCGTGTCCTCGCCAGTCATGATTGCGTGGCCCTCCAGCACGGCGAACGAACTAACGACCGCGGTGAGCCAGACAGGCCAGATAAAGTCAGCAGTCTTTTTTGTCATCATCGGTGGTCGTGCTCGTGTTCGTGATTCCATTGACGCTCTTCGTGCAACGGCACCGGGTGCCAGTCTCGATGATGCTCGTCGCGCCATTCCGGATGAGGGACCGGCTCGCACATCCATTCCCTGTGACCCGGCTGCCAACACTGCCTCTCGACAAAGGCAAAGGAGGTCGCTGGCAACGTGACCCCCAATCCAAAGGCAAAAGCTGCGAGGCGCAAAGATATCTTTGTCATCATATTTGGTCGTCCGGTTTTGTTGTGTCGCAGTGATGATCGAGCGCGTCGCCGAGGGCGAGCTGCAGGACGAGCATCTCGGAGGTCGCCGCGCCTTCGGCCTTGATCCATCGGCCGCACGGATGAGTGAAAAGCCAGAACGTGCGCAGCTGCTTATGCATTTCGAATTCATGATGGGCCGCGACGCACCAGCCCTTTTCGCGGAGCTGGGCAAGCGTGCTTGCGAGGGATTGATTCGACTTCGATCCGTTCATCGGTCTTACTTCGCCGGGAGCGTGGCTTGCGCTCCGCCGGGAGCGGTCGGGACGGCTGTCGGCCATTGAGCTGGCGGCGCATTGTAACCATAGGCAGGGGCAGGGGCAGGGGCAGGGGCAGGGGCAGGGGCAGGGGCAGGGGCAGGGGCAGGGGCAGGGGCAGCAGCATGTACGGCGACGAACATCACCGCGCCTACGATCATCACGACTAGGGTCGCGCCGAGGCTTGCCATTCCGACGATCATCCCGACATTACCGCGGCGGTCGAAATCTTTGTCTCTCAATCCTTTGTCAGCTCCCTCGCCTCGGTCCAGGCGGCTCGTGAGGCCCGCGATCTGTCCGCGAATGTCGTTGATCGAGCCCGTCAAAAGCGCCTGCATGCCGACGATCGCCTCTTTGGTAGCCGCCTCGCTTTTGGTAATGGATTTATCCACATATTCGGCGTTAGCGTCCGCCGATTTTTGATTTGCCAGGAATGCCGCGTCAATCGCGGTCTTACTCGCCACGGTGGCTTGTTCGACCATGGTCCTGTTTAATTCGGAGGCCTGAGTCGTCCGCACGTCTCGTTCGGAAAACTGCAACGCGATGCCTGAAAACTTCTGATTGGCTTCGTCTCGCAGGCCCGCGAGTTTCTCTACGAACAGTTCGCGGAGATGCGCTAAAGCGTCCTTTATGTCGTTAGGGATCCTGGCGTGGAAATCAGAGACTGATGTGCTCAGTCCCTCCAAATGGGCCTCAGTAAGCTCGCGAGAATTCCCAACCGCGCGATACATCTCCTCGCGCAGTCGCCCGGACTGCTCCGTGGTGAGGAGCGTCGGATCCGGATCTGGCGTCCAGCCGCGCGAGGTTTGCCTCGGTCCAGTGTCGTCGCGGTCTTCCATTATCCGGTCCCGAGCACGATGCCCGACCAGGACCGCAGCCCGGCATCATTGTGGCGTTGCAGGGCGTCCATGCCCTTATGCGCGGCATTGGGCACAAAAAGCAGCGCCGTCCCGACATCGGCAATATCGAGAGCATCGTCGTTTGACGCGATCCATCGCCGCGGCAGCCAGGTGATTGCGTCGGAGCCGACGACCGGCACGCCTTGTCCGACGGCATCGCCGGTGACCATGGAAAAGCTCTCGGTATAGGAGGGTTGCAGCAGCAGATCCATGTTGCGCACCGTGCGCAAAAAGGCCGGCCACGACGCCCAATTGTTGTAGACGATCGTGGCGTTCGGCAACCCGTCAAACATTGCAATGAGGCCGCGCAGCACGGTATCGCCCCCGCCTTCGGCCCGGCCGGACGAGATGTTGAATTCGAGGTTGGACTGAACGCGGTTAGCGATCGCGAGCGCCGCGCCGCCGGCAGTCAGGATGTTTTTGAGCGGCCTGATTGCGCCGAACGATCCGATGCGCAGGACACCGCCGCCCTGAAAGATTTGCGGCACGAAGCGAGCGGTCGAGACCGCATACATATTGGGGAGCCATCGCATCGGCTCCTGGTAGACTTCCTGCCACCATGCAATGAACTTCTGACTGTTCGCGCCGATATGAACGTTGACGGTGCCGGTCTGGAGATCGGCAACTTGGCGCAACAGCGTGAGGCCGCTCGGGTCGGCTTGCAAAAATCCGACGTTACTGTGCGAGACGATAGTGAAATCCACTTGATGGAAGAGCATGGCAATGGCGGCCAGCTGCTGGGTCGGTATCCACGGCGCGCTGATCACGACGTGGGTGATCGGCGTTGCCGGGGTCGAACGCTGCGCATTGGCAAGGCGCGTGCGCAAGTCATCGCCGGAGGTGATCGGCCAGACCTCTGTCCAGATCCCGCCGGCGGTCAGGAGTTTGGCGTTGGTTAAAGCCGTGACCCCAAGACCGATATGGCTGATGTTCCTGGCTGCTGCGAAGTTTTTGTAGACGATAGCAACGTGCGCGCTATTGGGGGTGGGCGCAATGAAGTGGGGTAGGCGGTCGACGTGACGATCATAGGCCATGGCTGGGAAAGGTCTCCACCGATGCCCCGGTCGGCCGCTACCGTCCGGGAAGGGGTCCACCCAGAGGAGCGTGGGGGGGACACGCGCCACCGGAGCACCGGCGGAGTCCGTGCGCGATCCGGCGTAGCGGCGTCAGTCGCGGAGTGTTATAAAGGGACGTTCAAATCCTGGAGAATTTCGATGGGCAGGTTGCTGGTGGTGGATGATAACGGTTGCGTCATCGGCAGTTTGCCGCCGTTGACGACGAGCACCTACAGCCCCAGCAGTCCCGGATATCCGTGTGGGTGGTATAATATCGATAGTCTATGTTCGATAATGCCGATCGTCGTTCCTGGGCGCGTTCACGCGCGTGATCGGTATTGGCCGCTTTCTCAATTGCGGAAGGTGCCAGGTTTCAGATTGCACCGATAATCGGAGACGGCGTAATGCCTTGGTTCATTTCGATTCCGAGCCTAGCGCTTTTGATGATAGATTTCGTGCTGATGTTTCATTGGATGAACGCCTCTTTTGAGGAACAGGCGAGGTGGGATCGAGGCATGTTTCCAACAGAAAAGCGGGTATTCTTTGGGTTCGTGTTCTTCTTTGTCTTTGGCCTTGGCGCATTCGGCCATTGAACGGGCTGGCGGTCCGGGTGCTTCCAGCAGCTCGAATTCGGGTTGCGCGTCGGGCCAATAGGAGTAATGTGCGAGGGAGATCCTAATGTCTGAGGACGCAATGAAATTCTGCAAAGACTGCATCCACATGTTCACACGCCAGATCGAGCACCTGCGTATTGGTTCTGCCAGCCCTCCGATACTTGGAACTCCACATGCCTACTGCACGCACGTTAAGTTAACGATCGTCGATCCTGTATGGGGCGACGAAGACCCTCGATTATGCAGCGAAGAACGAGCATCGACGGCTGGATACTGCGGCCCCGAAGGCAAGTTATTCGAACCACGCCAATGATGGAACTCGTATTCATCCTGGCCCTGATCGTCTTTTCATGGCGGATGCGCCGCGCCGCGCGCCGGCCGCAGCGCATCGAGATCCACCACTACTTCCATCTTCCCGGAGGGGATGGGGAGCGCGATGCGGAACCGTTGCTGCTCGACACGCCGCTCGACGACAATATCGTACCGCTGCGGCGTAATCGCGGGCACCGCCCGGCGGTTTCGAATGGAGGATGATCCCGCCAAGAATAAGTACACCGCAGCCGAAAATTTTGGCTACAGTCTAATTCTCTTTGGCTTATGCTTGGCGGTAATCGCTACTATTGCAGCCATCGTTAAGGGCGACGCTATCGCAATGGTGTTGGCGTCCTTTGGATGGTTTGGTGTGGGGGCTTCTGTACTTATAGACAAAGAAATAACCGAGCGAAGGCAATGAGCATTCGAGCTCGGCGCGGCACCGGGCGGCGACGAACTCCTTACACCTTGGCGTCGGGAACCGGCTTCTTCGCTGGCACCGGGACCTCGTCGGGATGCGGGGACCCTTTCGGATCTTCCGGCAATTTGGTGTTCACGCCGCCCTCGACCGTTTGCTTGGGCTTGGGTGGTGCTGCCGCTGCTACTGCAGGCGTCTCCTCGTGCTTGGGCGCGAGGGCCTCGTTGTACGGCACGAAGTCATGGGTGGGCGGGCTGAGATCCGCCATCGCCTCGACCGGCACCGTTACGGCGCCATCCTCATCGGGCTCGAAGGTCCGACCGCCCCAACTGCAGGACGATGCTCCGGAGCGGGCGATCATCCGCACGCTGCCGGCGGACTGGAGAATGTAAACCTGGGCCAATGCAAAACCTCCTTTGTGGAGCAAGTGTTCGGCGACATGGGGCGGCACGATGACGTGATAGTCGCTTTCGGGGTCGCGCGGGTCGGCCAGATACGGGCGGTAATTCGTGGCGCCGTGCGAAATTTGGGCGTCGCTCGCTCCCGGCGGGCAGATCAGTGTGACGCTGTCCATTGAGAACCCCTTTGGTGGGAAAAGCGGAAGACTCGGAACGCCGGACAGTTAATCCGGGCGCAGCGCCCCGAGCGCGATTACGAGATCCGTTGCCTTGTTCCCGACGCGCTCCATTTCGCGCTGCGTGCCGGTATTCAGCGCTGCGTGCGCAGCCGCGTAGGAGAGGTCTGCTACCCGCTGCACACTAGTCTTGTGCGCGCGCAGCTGCTCCACGAGCGCGTCGTGGTCGGAAAGCTCCGCTGCCATTGTGATGGTGTCCCTTCATGGGGTATAATCGGGTCCGCTTTCGGAGGATCCCGAGATGACGGATATTCGTTCAGAACTTGCAAGACAGATCAGAGACCGCGTCTATCGCATCAGAGAGATGACTGAGTTCTACGAGGGGCGCGCAGCGGAAGAACGGGATCTTGCAATAACGTTGGAGGAAGTCGCTCAGCGCGTTGAGCGAGGCGAAGCCGACGATAAAGTTGGCGAGGCGCTTGCGGCGGCAAGACCGGCGATAAGGGGCTGGTATCTCTCCGGGAATAAGGAGAGTGAAGCTGACCAATTGCGAAGGATCTTCAATATCGAGACTTTGGGTGGCGCCATCGCTCTGCCCCCTGACGACAACCGCTCTTTACCTACATCAATCTACGACTGGTTGTATCGCCGGAAATGAAAAGCGGCCCCATCAGTTTTCGTCCATCGCTATTCGTTTGATGACCGATCTCAAATGCTCAAGAAGCAGCGGGAGGTCATCGCCGCCTTCGCAGCAGACGATATGCGGTTCGTCCGCCTCAAGGATGTGGCCCGTGACTTCCTCCAGAGTGCGCAGGTCTACGAGGCGCATGTTGGGAACCGGTTCGCCCTCCAGCTCATAGGCCCCCCGCCTCAGCAGCCCAAGGACTTCATCTACGGCGAGCGGCTTCGGGTGGAGGTACCGCAACGAGTATTGGATGTCGTAAAAGGTGATGCCCATGCGTCGATTTTACCTGAGATCATGACGGTGGCCCGTCCACGGTCACGCCATCAATCATGCGGCGGGTAGACGCAGGCTCGCAAGGGCGCCGGCTGGCGCCGCCCAAGAGCACGGGTGCTCCGAAGAGCACTTCTCCGTCAGGTCGCCGCGCAGTGCCGCACACAGAGCAATGCGCCCAGCCGTCGGGGTATTCGGTCCAGACGTGGGCTTTAACAGCCGTATCCGCCATCGCCTGCCATTTACCACATCCTAAAAGGTTTATTTACTGCGACTGGCAATCTCTTCCGGCGTAAGCTTCGCCTTACCCGATCCACCGCAGCGCTCGCATAGCGTGCCTTGCTTGGAAAGGATCGGGTGCATGTCGGCGTCGGCTTCCGTGCCTTGCCGCGGCCGTAGCCCAGAGCCACCGCAGGGCGGGCACGTATCAACGAGGATGGTCATTCACAACTCGATCGCGAGGGCTTTCCAAAGACCGCGGCCACGTTTCTTGTCCATCCCGCGTCTCTGGCGAAGGTTTGTGACCGAACTCGTTGGGCGCCCCAGAAGGCGCGCGATGCTTGCGTCCGATAATTTCGCCTCGATCCCAAGCGCGACAATGCCCTTTTCGTGCTCGGTGAATTTCTGATGCCGGTAACGATAACCCTCACCGGCGATGCCGCTAGTCGCCATGAGCCAGGATCCTAGCACGCAGTCGCGCGGGTCGCGAGCACGGCCTCGCAGAAGGCGATGCGCTCTTCCCGCTCCCGCGCAACCAGCCTACTGCGCAGCATCCTCATTGCTTCTTGTCGGTTCTTGATGGGCGAGCCTTTTCCCTGACAACCGACGACGATTCCCGTCGGAAGGTGAATGATGCGGACATGAGAATCACGGCACTGATAGGTCATCGCATTCCTCGGGTCGCGAGCACGGCCTCAGTGAAGATCATCCATCAGCCGCCTCATCCGATCTGCCTCTAGTCGATCAGAAAGCATCAACGCCTTGATGTGGTCTTCGCAGGTCCGATGAAGGAACGAAATAGCGGCTAGGCAACCCACGAAGCCAACCAGGAAGAAGATGCCAAAACATAGATCAAGAGCGTTCATCGCGAGCGCGGCCTCGCAGAAGGACTCTCAATGCAGGGGGGTTATAGTCGGCTCTGAGTCGTCGGCTCCGTCTGAGTCGTGCGGGCACTCCATAGCCTCTTCCAACGCGTCCCAATCGTCGTAGATCTCGGCACCCTCACGTTCGGCGAGCATCTCAAACGAGAGGATGTGGGACATATCAAGATTGGTTCCGTGGTTCGGACACAGCCGCATGGCCAAAAAGAAACCATTGCCGAGATCTGTAGTGAAACGGCTGACCGTATATGCCGCGCCATCTTCAGTCTCCCAACGCAGCAACTTGCCGATGAGCGGGTGTCGATTCATGATTGGCCCTCGCCCCGAATGCCGCTCTCGATTGGCGTGCGGAGAACGCGGCTCTCGGCGCGTAAAACGTTGCCGATCTGAGATTTGCTTACGGCGAACATCCGCGCCAGCTTTCGCTGCGTGTATGTAGCGCCAAGCCGAATGATTTCCTCGATTTGTTCGTCCGACAATTTGGCGTTAGCGTTTCTCTCGCCCATGACCGACGCGCGCGCCAGCCCTTTCGTGGATCGGGCTTTCGCCACCATGTCGTCAGAATTGCCTTGCGGAGTCCCCAGGAACAAATGGCGAGGATTCAGGCAATCACGGCGGTTGCAGCGGTGCAAAACGTGTAACGACTTTAGAAACGGCCCGTAATGAAGCACATAGGCTATTCGAGAAGCGGTGGTATGCGTGTCTCCGTAAAACCCAGCCCCATATCCGCCCTGTGTCCGTGCGGCCGGTTTGTAAGCCCAGCAATCGTCCGGACCGCGAATGTCGACCTTCCGCCAAAAGGCGGCCGTCCTCTGTTCGTTTATGGGTAGAGTTTGTAGAATGAGATCAGCCATGCTCTTGCCCTCCTACGGCAAGTTGTGTGGTTAGAGCCAGGGCGATGTTCCACCATCGTCCTGGCTCGCATGGCCGTTCTAACCCCTTGTAGTAGTCGTGTCAAGGCAATAAAACTATTACCCGTTTGCGATGTTGGTCAGTACACCCATCGCAAAAGGTGCATACACAGCAAGGACTTCCTCGGCGTAAACACCCACCTGGCGCTGTCTGGTAACGATTGGCCAATCTATTTGGTAATAGTCCTGCCGGGTCTTGATTTCGGCGACATTCGGCACCTCATTCGATTGGTACTGAATGGGCAGGTTTTCGCACCAGCCGAGGATGGTGCCGGGGGGCACCTTCGGGTGGAGGCGGATGGGGATGCGCAGGCCGCCGTTTATTGCGAAGGGGTTGTAGTAGTACTGGACGACGCCCGAGGCGGTGAGCTGGTATTCGCCGCCGCTGCCGTCGGCTGGGGCATCGTAGCGCAGCAAGGGGCCGGACGCGTTTGTCAGCACCTTCGTGGTGATGTTCTTCAGCTCCTGCGAATTGACATAGAGGACAGTGGGAGACAATTGGAAGACGTCCCACATCTTCTGGAACATCGTGTCGATCTCGACCACCGAGCCGCGGCCGGAGGCGGTCAATACCGTGCCGACGCCCGCGGTGCCGGTTGCCAGGGTGTTGACGTAGGCATTGCTGCCGGCCTTGAGCGCCGTGGTGAGGAGCCCGTCATAGGCGTAATTCGGGTTGGCCGAATTGTCCGCGGTGATCGCCGAGGCGGCCTGATTGCCGGTGCTGAGCGGCGCGGTGACCAACAGGCTATTGATGGTCGTGATCGCCTGCAGGGTCTCGGTTCCGGTAGCGCTGGAGACGTACCAGGCATAGGCGACGGCGCCCTGGATCGGTGTGACGGAGCACAGCAGAGGCGCCGGCAAGGTGACCGCTTGGCTCGCCTCGGGGCTGATATTCGAGGATCCGCCCGCCAAGCTGTACGGCTTGTTGTCGGCGCCGGTGATGCCCTTGGACGTGGCAACGCCGGTCAGGACGCTCGAATTCTGGAAGCCTTCGAGGGTCAGCGCTACAACTTTGACGAAATAGGTGGCGCTTGGCAGCGTCGAGCCGGTGCCGCTGGAGGACAGCGTCGGCGCGAGGGGGACGCCTAATTGCAGCGAGTTGTTGCCGGCGAGGATCGCCATTTCCTCCTTCAGCATCATCTTCTGCAGAAGTCGGAAGACCATGCGGGCCTGGATGTCTTCGAAGTCGCGGCCGGCGGAGATTGCTTCGAACGTCGCGCCGTCTTCTTCGCCGATGGTCATGTAATTGGCGTTTCGGTTGCTGGTGCTGTAGCCCATCTGGCCGGAGCGCTGGCCTTCGGGGACCCAGCCCATTGCATCAAAGCCGGAGCCAATAATCGCGTTGACCGCGCGCCAGTTGGTCTGGCTGCCTGTGCCACCGCCGATCCGCGGGATGATATTGCGGAGAGGAGTGATAAAGGGATAGAGGTTTTTCGCCGGCGCTTGCAGGTCGAAGGCTAAGAGGCCAGTGGCCTGGCTGATCGACTTAGCGAGCGTCTGATCCGGCGTCCGCAGAGCTGTTTTCATCAGCTCCATGGTTTCCTGGGTGATTACGTCCATGGTTCCCTCCAATGGGGGGGGTAGGCCGGCGCCGTTAAAATCTGACGCGGGCAATAAAAAACCCGCCGGCGGCGGGTCGGGTTGTTTGGGATTGGGAGCGGGTTAGGCTTTGCGGGCCGCCAGCTCGTCGCGAGCCTCGCGCTGCGCGTCCGGCAAATGGAGCGAATTGATCCAGATCGGCTGGCGCGCTTTGATGAGCGTGACCGTGCTCTCCTCCACGGACATCTTTTTCAATGCCTCGGCGACCTGGTCGGAGGTGAGGACTGTGGTGGGCGTGCCGGTATTGCTGCGTGTCGCGTCGGTTGCGCCGACATTGGCGACCAGCGCCGCGGGCATGGGCTGCGCGTGGATTTCGGAGATCTGCTTCTTCATGCCTTCCATGATCGGCACGATGTCGCCGAGCAGCTTCGTGAGCGCGGTATTTTCGGCCATCGCCTTGTTGAGCGGCCCGTCATCGGTGGTGAGGACTGCGGCGGTTGCGGGCTGGGCGGGCACAGCCGAAACGACCGGCGCAGCAGCGGCCGCAACCTTGGTCGCCGGCTCGGCAGCAGCACCGCCGGAGCAAGTGACGCCGTCGACCATGCACAGCTGGGCGTGCAATGTGTGCATCCTCGCCATGTCCTCGACATTGTGGCGGGTCGGCTTGGCCGCGCCTTCCTTGCAGGTCGCGCCATCGCTGACCGCGTTGAGCAGACCGTGCGCGCAGGCGGCCAAAGGACCATGGCCGTTACCGGATTTCGCCATCGCCTCGATCATCAGGAACGCCGGACTCGCGTCTGCGGTCGCAGCTTTGGCGACCGACGGCGGATGCGGAGTAGCGGGAACTGCGCCGGTCTGGTTGGGTGTGGTGACCCGGCCGGCATGCCCGGTGTCGACCGTGGCGTGCGTCGTCGGGCCCTCGGGCGCGGGAGCGCTGTTGGTCAACATTTGGCGGCCATCGGCATTGAGAGCGGTTGCGCCAATGTCGAGCACGGTCTTGTGAGCCTGGCCCATTATGGCCATGTCGGCGCGCGTGGTTGCGATACCCATTGCCTTGTGCAGCGCAAACGCGATCGTATCGAGATGCGCCTGATCGGATTTGTTGTGGCGGGCGCCCGCCTTTTCGAGTTGTTCCACGAGCAGCTCCACTTTCTGTGTGTCGGTAATCGTCTTGCGCAGCGAGCGGGCGACCGCGCTCATTGCGACTATCCCCAGGTCAGTCATGCCGGGGCCGTCGCCGACATCCGCGTCCTCCAACAGTTCGGAGGTCTCCTCGGCGACCTGCGCATTGAGGAAAGCGCACAGCTCGGCGATGATCCCTTTCAGGCGCGCCGGGAGTGGGCTGTCGTCGTTCTCCATGATCTGTTCCATGGAGATCTGTTCGTGCAGCCAATCGAGCGCCTCAACGAGTTCGGCAGTGCGGCAGACATTCCAGAGGCCTTTGACGAGCAATGCCTTGACGAAATCGGGATCGGAGGTCTTTTCACTGGCGGATGGCGGCCCTTCGCTGTCGATCTTGGCCTTCCACGCTGAGGCGATCTTCGCCTTGACCGAAGCCAGATCCTTTGCCTCGTATTTCGAGGCGTTTTTCGGCATGTGGATGTAGCTCCACGCCGCGCGAATGTGGGCTTCGGTGTCGACCGGATAGCGTTTCTTGCCGTCTGCTTGGTGGCCCGGATCTGCGTATTCGACATCGCCGTAGGGCTTCTTGCCGTCGTCATCGGCGTTGTCGTCCGCGGCCTTGGCGGCGGGATCGGCCTGCGCCAATAGGGCCTGGCCTTCGGCCAATGATCGCTGCACCGAGGCGATGAACTCGGCGGTGTTGGCCGGCAGCACAACCTCTTCCGGCACCAGCGCTGCCGCCGCCGTGTCGTCGCCTGATGGCGCGGCCGGATCCGCTGCGGGCAATAAAAAACCCGCCTCTGGCGGGTCCGGGGTGGGCGGCTCGGTGGCCGCAGGTTCGGGCGTAGGCGGAGGCTCCGCGGCGGGTTCGAGTGCCGGCGGATCGGTTTGCGCGGGCGGCTCGACCTCGCCAGGCTCGAGCGCCTTCAGCGCGGCGTCGATCTCTGCTTGAGCAGCGTCGGCGCCTGCCGTCACCGAGGCCTTCAGGCAGGTCAGCGCCTCGGACTTGGCGATATGCCGATGGGACGGGTCACTGCAGGCCCATATTTGGATCGGCGGGTTGAACGCCGCTGCCGGCGCCTGTTCTGTTTGCATTGACGAAGCCTTCCATACGTCGAAAATCGCCTCAGGATTGGCCGGGCGATCGACTAGGCTGATCTCGTTGAGCACGATGCCCGTGATGGTCTTGGGATTGCCGGCCTCGCGCTGCGTGACGCGCCCGCCGATCGAGAAACCGCGATAAGTCGCAGTCTTGACCTTGGTGACCGCGACGGGGTCGACGACATGGGCGACAATGCGGGTGATCCCGTCGTCGCCGCAGTCCACCTCGAGCGCAGTGCCGGCCGCCGAAAGTTGATGCATCTCGCGAAGAGCAGGAAACTTCATGTAGTCTGGGATCGCCGTGCGCATTGCGGCCGCGCGCACGATCTCGCCTTGGTCGTCGACGGCCTCGGTGGTCGCGATCCCGTGCACACGCACGGTCCCGTCGTCCTGCGGTTCGATCTTTTGAATCGCTCCGTAAAGCCGCATAATGCTGGCCTCGCTGAAATGAGAAGAGGTAATCAGATGTCGAGAATCGAGAAGACGACTTGCGATGCGTGTGAGGCGGAGATCCCGGAAGATAAGGTGCGCCTGCAGATCGATTGCTGGCCGCCTCAAGTCCGCTATGCGCTTGATCCCGACGAGCGGGTGAGGCGGGTGGCGGCGGAGGTTGAACTGCGAGAGTTACTCAAAACAAAAAAAGATTTCTGCGATCTGGAGTGTCTGGCCCGATGGGCGATAGCTCAGTCAGCTCAGTCTCGCGTGAAACAGCACCGTGCCCATCTGGGAGAATGAAATGGCAAGGAAAGAAACAACGACGTGCGATGCGTGCGGGGCCGAGATCCCCCGCGAGCACGTGCACCTTCGGATCAACTGGCATCAGGGAGGTGGCACGCTGATGAGCTATGCGGCTTACGTCGAGGACGTGAGACCGATCGACACAGAGATGCGGGAGCTATTCAAAGACCCGAAGGACTTTTGCAATCTATTGTGCGTGCAGCGCTGGATCGAAAGCCGTGGGCCGGCACCGCTGCCATGACCGAGAATAACGATAATGAGATATATCGGAATTATGCTCAGTTTAACATAGGATATAGCAGATCCGCTGACGGACCCTATCGTACTTCATGTGGCTATTACGAAAGGGAGCGCGGCGGTATCAGTTACTGTTGCCGAAAGATGAGCCAAGCGTTGTCGGGTGGTTTCATAAAGCTTGGGCCACGTTTTGGTGATCCGCAAGCGAATGATACGGTAAACATTTTCCGCGCAATCTGTCGGGATGGGTTCTCAATAATTGAGTCGACGCCAATTCACTTTTGTCCTTTTTGCACGGCAAAAATCATTGTAAGCACGGCTGAGTTGCCGGGGCACCCAGTAGGCTAGGCAGCACACCTGTCAGCTCACCACGCCGCTGGCAGCAAATGCCGTCAGCGCCGGCAGCAAATCGATCACGGCCTGCTGGGTTAGGGTAAGCCCGCCAATGGTGACCGTCCGTGCCCCGCCGACAAAGCTCGGCTGGCCCTGTTTGAGCGACACAGTGTTGCCGTGCGCATCGGGCACGGAATAGGTGGGGCCGCGGTCAGTCGTCTTGATTGCCGTCATGGTTGGTCTCCGAAAAGGGTTTTGCTTTACGCGGGATTGCCGGCCTGGTCTACCCAGCCGGTTAAGCTGCGGATCGTGCCAACCCAGAATACCGTCTTGGAAAGCGAAGTGTCATAGAATGGCAACCCCAGCGCCAGCGGCGGGGAGGTGTTGTTGAGCCCAGGGCCGGTAGGCGGGCTGGGGCTTGGGTCTGGCCGGTCGGCGGTGGCGCCGGTCGCCAGCAGCGGTCTCCCGTCATCGCCGATGCCGGTCATCAGCATGGCATCGCTCGCTGCGACGCCGGTGATCACACCGGCGGCATTTGGCGTATATACCTTTCCGGACGCGCCGACGGCGAATGCGGAGGTTGAAGGCGGCGAGATGAGGTAGACGTAGCTCAAGGTCATGGGATCGTCTCCAAAGGAAATCGCGCAATATCGCCAATGCGCATGCGTTCCGGTACCGGCGGTTTGCCGAACACCGCGACGCAATCGACCCACACGTCGCTGATCGGCTTCATCATGAAGGCCTCGACGAGCTCGAGCGTGTGGCCGCAGTACGTGGCCCAGTCGGCGAGCGCCTTGGGCGCGTCGGCGTAGAAGCGCCAGCAATCGCCGGGGTGGCCGTGATAGGGCCCGTTCGCCGGCGCGCTGATGTAGACGAACCCGCCGGGGACCACGACGCGCGCCATCTCGGCAAAGGTCCGCCAGAACATCGGGTCGTGCTCGAGGCACGAGGTCGAGACGATCAGATCGAACGAGGCATCGGGAAACGGCAGCTTATGCGGGTCGTCGAGGACCTGGTCCACACCGGGACCGGCGACCTGGTCGACGCCCAGATAAGCTGCATTTTTCGGCTTATAGGGGCGTAATGTGCCGTTCACGTCATGGCTGCCGACGTCGAGTATGAGTACGCAATGTATGCTTCCCGGATCGCAGAGCGGATCGCCGTAGCAGCGGAAGAAGGCGTTGCCCGTCAGGGCCGCGGTGTCGTGCATGGGCCCAAGCTCTCGATTTCCTTGGCTAGAAATTCGGTGCGGTCGGCGTACCCAGTCCCGTGCTCGCGGACGATAGCCGCACATTCCGCAATGGTGGTCGTGCGCGCGTCCATCTTGTCGACTGTCATCATCGACTTTTCCAGGGCGGCTAGAGCGCGATCCACGCGCTCAATGGCACCATCGTAATCAGCATTACTAGCCTCATCCAGGCGCGCTAGATTAATCACAATGCGCGCCTCTTGCAGAGCTCCAAGAATTTCGAAGGCGTTGATCATTGCGGTTTCACCGCCTCGATGGTCATGCTTTCGAGCCGCAGGAAGCCGGGCGGCATGCGGGCCTCGTTTTCGAGATTGCACAGCTCGGGGTCCATGCTCGCGCCCAACTCGCACATGACCGGTTCAGTGAAGCCGCTCTTGCACATCTCTGCCCACAACTCGCCGCGGTCGAAGATGTGCTGATGGCCCCACAATCGCGGGAAGAATTCGACCACGACAGCAGCGCAGGGGGACGTTTCCTCGGGCGCGAAGTGATGGCACGACCAACGGATGTAGTCGCGTTGTAATTGCGACAAGGGCTGCTTGAGGAGCGCGGTGAGGAAGTCGCGGTCCGGCGTGACGATCCTGATGCGCCCGCCCGGCCGCAATACGCGGTAGCACTCGCGGATCATGTTCCGCGCGCCATCGAGCTCGACGTGCTCGATCATGTGTTCGGAAAAGACGTGGCTGAACGTGTCGTTGGGCCAGGGAAACTGGCCGGTCGCATCCATCCGGACGACGTCGCTCGAATGCGGGGCGAGGTCGACGTTGACCCAACCGGGTAACGGGTGCGGCCCGACGCCGATTGCAAGTTTCTTTGCCGGAACGAGCACCGGCAAATCGGCGAGTGCGCGAGCTTGTTCAACGAGTTGAAGCTGCATCAGCTTGGCTATCAGCTCCTTCGGCTCCTCGACATGCCAAGCATAGGGGACCGCGTCTTGGACAGGCGGTCGGTATGGGCCACCGAACAGCCACATCCAGCCCTCGCGCAGCAGTTGCCAGGAGCAGTGAATCGTTGGCCACGCGATCATGAGTCATCTAGGGAAGTTACGCATAAAAACGCAATCCCAAAACACAAGGTGAACCAATCGACGATCCATAGAAAATCGACGAATGTCACCGGGCCATGACCTCGTCGCGCTCGAACAGATCCGTCTCGGCATTATAGCGGGGCTGCCCGCCGTCTGTTTTGGCCGCTTTCAGACTGTCGAGCCGGATCCTGAAGCAGCCGGGCGGCCCGCCGATTTTGGGCGAATGGACGCCGCAGACGTTAAGAAAACACGGCCTGCCATCCGGGCAGTTCGCGCTCATCGCGCCATGACCTCCTCGCAGATCTTACGGAACGCTTCAGCGCCGTCGGGCTGGTCCTCCTCCCAGCGCTTGAAGCCGTCGACGATGTCATAGAGCCCGCGCATAACGGCGACCGCTTCGAGATAATCACCGCCTGGGTCGCTGGTGTATGCACGCGCGCGCGCGCAGCGCACCACTAAGGCATTGATCGCCCAATCGCACAACGAGCCGTGGGGTCGCGTGCCGATGCGGTCCTTCTGATCGGTGTAGCGGTTGGTTTTCTCGATCCATGTCGAGATGTTTTCGTGCGAGAGGTGCTGGATGAATACCGGGCCGCCAGTCTCGAAACACTTCTGACGTGCGCCCGGCTGAACATTGACACCGCGGTGAACGGTCGAGCCGAACGTGACGCTGCCGCGGCGAAAGAGGATCGGCCGAAACTCCGGCCAATAGCCGGCCCGCTCGTCGTGCCGGCCGAGGACATAGTGGCGCATTGGGACCGTCCACACATCGGCCTGGTCGCCCGCGATGGCGGCGCGAAACGCCTCGCCGCACGCAGGGCTCAGGATCTCGTCATCGTCGAGCGCGAGGATCCAGTCGCCGGCGCACAATGCCGCGGCGTAAGTCCGGGTCTGCTCAACGGTCGGCGACCAGGGCGCGTTGGCGATCCTGTGAGCGCCGCCTTGCATGGCTGCCGCCATATTGACCACCGTATTGGCCTTGTCGACAACGATGAGTTCATCGGCGAAGACGGCGGCTTTGACGCACGCAGTCAGGATATCCGGCCGGTTATAGGTGACGATAAAGGCGCTGAGCGTGGGTTGCCGATCGCTCACGGCGATATCTTCCCTACGATAAAGCCCACCGCAACACCAATCCAGAATGACCAATATAATATTTTGGCAGTATCCATCAGCCCTTCTGGCCCCGCCAATTGCAGAACTGGCAGCGCGCAAGAAAGCGCGCGGTCACCCGCGTCGCGATCGCCGTCGCGAGAACCGAGATCAGACCGTGGCCGAGCGTAGCGCAATGCTTGCAGATCAAGTTTTGATCCTCAGCGCCTCGGCGAGTTGCTCGAGCGAAATCCAACCCGGGTATCTGGCAGTATCGGCGTAATCGATGCTGAGCTCGTCCGCGCGTGCCAGCTCGACCCGGAATGCGTTGTCGTCCGCCGCAATCAAGGCGCGCTGTTCCGGCGTCACAGTGCTTTTCTGAACCTGGACCTTCCCTTCGCGTCGGACGATGGCCCATTCCTCGCGCGCGCGATCGAAGATGGGTTTGCCCTCGGCGTCGATCAGCAGGGCTAGCACATAGCCTTCGACGTCGTCGGCCTCCTGCGCGTAGAGCACCTGCTTGCCGTCGAGCGTGGCGCGCCAGCCGGATCCGGCCTCGACCGTGTATTTGGTCACGGTGATTTATCCTTCGTGTCCTTGAACCCTTTGTATCCGGGCTCGCCAGGGAATGGCTCGTCGCTGATGCGCCAAGGGAACGTCACCAAATCAGGCTCGGAATAGATCGGCTGGATATCTTTCGGGTTGCGCGGGTTCTGGCAGAGAACCCAGGTCGCTTTGATGTCTTGGGGCATATACAGGCCGTTGGGTTCGGCCTGAGGAAGCCGATCGTGCCCGTAAGCGTACCCACTGTTGCCTTTGTTATTGATGTAATAGGTTTGCTCGGATTCGTTAGCTGAATACTGGACGCCGCCGGGGATGGGGTAGCCGAGGCTGATGCAATGCGGCCGCATTTCCCCCGTCATCGGCACATAGTTATAGGTATAGGTGACTAGGTCCGCCCGATCACGCAGCTCATAGATCCACTTCAGGGTTTTCTTCTCCCGGGCGTTTTTGACGCCAGGCATGCCAGTCTGACGGACGATCTCCGAGGTGATCGTCTCCTGCTCGTCGCGTATCTCGTCCTGCGTTGTGGGCTGGGATGAGCACCCCGACCCACTGGACGAAGAACCCATGAGAAGCGGCGAACAGATCAGCGCCACTCCAGCAATCCCCCACGGATGCTTCATCGACCCAGCCCTCGCGCCCAAGCGGCAAGATCCGGATCGTGTAGTTGCGTTAGGTCGTAGCCGGCTATTTTTGCGCGCGCGGCCGTTTCGATGGCGGCGCGCTTATTCGGATCGTCCGTGCTTTCATACTGCCGCCTGAGGTCGACAAGGTCGCCTGCCATGCTGCGGTTGTATGAATAGGATTGCTCGAAAATCTCGCGCGCGGTGTTGGCGTATTGAATGCCGAACACACGGTATAGGAAGAAGTTGTTGCCCTGAGCAATCCAAGTTAATGCCAGGATGACAATGATTGCTCCGACGCAGATTCCGGCTGCTTTAAGCACCTTTGTTCTCCGCAATGGCCTCTAGTACGCGAAACTCTCTTCTACAACTCAAGCCGTTACGTCAAGAGTTTGGCTAGCCGGGTCGGCGCGCGCCTCGACCGTGTATTTGGTCATGGGTGAGTGAGCGACAGGGCGTGGAACTCGCGCGACCATGCTTCGCCGCCCGCCTCAAGGAATTCGGCGAGGCACGTCGCCACGGCGCTGCAATCTGAGAGGTGATCGTCGACCGAACAGAACAGCCGCGGCTTCACGAAGGAATCATGTATGTGATAAACTAGGTTTCCCCACGAGAAAAATCGCCGTCCCTGGATCGACGTGATTTCATCGTCCTTGGCCGTGATTTCCCTGCCCGGATTGCCGGGCATTTCGAGAAGGTGGCGAACCTCGCCGTCTTCTGCCCGCAGAGCTTTTCGGTATCGCCAGATAGGCGGCCCTCGGTCGTATAGCACGGTACCGAGCACGTACTCCTGCGCTTCGAAACGCTGTTTCATGCGAGCAGCGCCGCGATCCGCGCCGCGTGCGGCGATCCGAGCCCGGTGCACGGATCGGGACCGACGCCAGCCCGGAACTGGCCGTTGTTCCCTATGGTGATGTCGCGGAAGACTGCCGGGTTGGCCCACAGCTTCGGGGTGATGAATCCCAATTTTGTGCCGCACGCGGCAATGAGGCCACCGATAAGCGGCGCATCGGCGCTCGTGCCCCCAACGACGATGTCTCGGCCGCCGCTGACGATGTGATAGCCGGTGTTGGGGTCCGCGTTGGCGGCGACATCTGGCACCATGCGCCCGGGCCCATTCGGCGCGCCGATCTGCCAGGTCGGCACCAGGAAGAACATCGAGAAGCCGCCGCCCGTGCCCTCGCTCGGACCGTCGTTCCAGACGGTCTCTGCCGCCCGGGTGAGGCGGGTCCCGCCGCAGCCGATGACATGCGGGCAGCCGGCCGGCAGATCGACGTTGGCCCCGGGGCTGCCGTCGCCCGAATTGTTGTCGCCCGATGCGGCGAGCACGACGGTGCCCCCGCCCGTAGCGAATGCCGCCGCCTGATCCATCGCGATCGCCCCGGCATGGCCCCATATTGCCTCACGGGCTCCCCAACTGATTGAAATCGCGTCGATGCCTAGTTCTGCGCCCTTGAGGACGGCGCTGGCGATGTCCTGAGCCCACAGCACGGTGATGTCGGCCGGCTGGCCGGTGGCGATATGATAGCCGGCCCCGGCGACCTGGATGTCGAGCGCGACCTCGACGTCGGCATCGGAGAGTCCTGGCGAGTTTTGCGTCCCGTCGACGCTGACGTCGGTGATCTTGGGCGGGGTCTGATGGACGCGCGAGAAGAACGCGAGCATATCCTTGTGCACCCAGCCACCGCCGAGCTCGACGATGCCTATCTTGCCGCGGCCGGGCAGCCCGGTCGGCCAATTGTAGAGGGCGCACACCTGCGGTACCGACCACGCGTGCACGAGGGCATCGGCGCGCGGCAGCTTGAAGTATGGGTGCATCATCGTCATGGGCCCATCCAGGTGATAGCCTTGACGGCCCACATCTGCGCGGTCTGCGCCTCGGTTATGGCGACTTCCAAAAGCCTCGTTTTTTCCCCGGGGGGGCCGAGGCGGCGCAGCTCATTGCACAGATTGATGATCTGCGCGAAAAGGCTTTTGATCTCGTTGACCTTCGGGTCTCCGGACGGATTGAACGTCAGGCCTACGGCCCTCTCGCCATAGGTCATTCGCTGCGCTTCGCTCATACGGTTAGCTCCGTTGCCAGAATTTCATTCAGTGCACGAGTGATCCATGACGGCCAGACGCGGCGCACGATGCGACCGCTGTCGAGCCGGACCTGGAGGAATTTCCGTCCAATGGCGATAAGTGTCCCATTGCAACCCCCATGGAGAGCTGCACCATCGAGGTACACGCGCGCGCCGATCGAGAAGAACGTCACAGTGTGGCGCGGCATCGTGGCCGACCCGGCAAATACGTGGCTCCGCATAGCCGTAGCATCTCCTGCCAATCGGCTTTGCCTTTGACGTAATCATTGGCGGCGCCAAGGCGTTGCTTTAGAGCTTCCAGGTTCAAGACGCGACAGAAGTTGAAAGCGCCATGAAACCCGAAAGGCAATGTTCCGATCGCGCCGCCCGCGCAATATTGCAAGCATTCGCCCCGCTCGAAGCTGAACCGCTGCGCGATCGATTCCGGCGCCCAGCGAAAGCCCTCAGCTTCGAGCATTGGCCGGTAGATTCGGCAAAGCGTATCGTCCTCGGGGTGGTGCGTCGGGTAGCGAAGCCGCTGGTGCGCGAGATGCTCGTGCAAGCGCCGGGAGCGCAATGAGAACCCGCCATTGCCGACGCGATAGATTCGGTGCCACGGCCACGGTGCGCCGATGTAGTCGTATTTCAGCCAGTCGGGATCCCAGGCGGCCGCGTTCAAGACCCACGAATCCCATTGGACCGTGAGGAAATGACTGGTGTGGACATGCTCGGGCACCTCATACCACCAGACTCGGTTCACGGCCTCCCAGCCGCACAAAGGCGGCGTCCGAACCAAATGCTGGCGCGGCGCGCCTGGCGGTTGGCCGAAAGGCCAAACTCGATCGAGCTCTCGCGCCGAGAAATCCTGCTGGTCGGTGAAAAGCATCACTTCGGCGAAATTGACGCGCCGGACGCATTCTTCGAGCGCAAGCCGGGTCAGGTCGAGCGCGACGCCGTCGATGGCGATCAGGGTGACGTCGGGCAACGAAAGCATATTCGGCGCGGTCTACGATAAAAGCTTGCCAATGGTCAGAGCGAAGTAGGGTACAGTGAATCCTACGGTGACCCATGTGCTCGGCGGAAGAAAGCGTGGCCAGATAACAGCCGCTGCGGTTGCCATCAAGAACCACCCGATGCAGACTATCTGCCCGATGTTAAATGGAGTCAGCATGCGGCGGCGGCTCGTGTGATACCGTCGGCGGCAATGAGGCTAATAGCTTGTCGATAAACTCTTTCCACTGAGCCTCACCCTCATGCCAGTCAGCCATGCCCTCGCGAAGCACCTCGCGCGCCCTTTCGGGAGTGTTGGCATCGAGAAATGGGCAACCTATCGGCATAGGGTTCCTCTTTGGTAAGGAATTATCGACTTCTGGTATTTTGTATGCTGTGATGCCCAGCATTCCTGTAAGCGATTTCGCGCTGGTCACCTAGTTGTCCACGGCGGCAACGCGCATCGCGGCGTAAATCTCGGCCACGATATCCTCGTCGCAAGTGCGAGGACGGTGATCGTCGGCCCGGCAATAGGCGCGGACGCCAGCCTTGATCATCTCGGGAGTCGCGCCTGGATCTTTTGGCCGCACCACGGCTGGCGCGTTCTCCCACCATACGGCTGGCGTGTTCGCCCACCATATGGCCAGGCTTTCGATGTCATCCAAGGCGCACACTGCTTCGCGTTGGTAGCGGTATTTCTCAAAGAGCCGCTGAATCTCATCATAGAAATCGTTGACGATGTCCGTCCGCGTTGCGGTGTACTTCAGACTTTTTGAGGTCATCGCGATTTCGCGCTTGTCACTTGGTTGCGTGGATTTTCGCTACCCACTCATTTGGGACCACCAAATCGGGATAAATTGTTCGACAAAGTTCTTTAAGCTTTGCAATTTCCAGGGGTGTGAATGTTAAACTCTGTTCGAGTCTGGCATCGGCGAAGATGACGCGACCATCCGGAAATTTAACGCCATAGTATTTTCTATTATCTCCGTAATAGGTCATGACGCCATCGGGAGCATCAGCTGGAATCTCAACTAAGATAGAATCACTCATCTCACCCCCCGCGCCACAACAGCATTTTCGCTTGGGTTGCATTGACGATGATGTGCCGCAGCTGATGCATCACGCCGCTCCAGTCGCCCGGCTTGCCCTGTCGGAGCACGGTCATCGTCGGATAGAAGCAATTCTCCTCGATGCCGACGCCCCAGCGCCAGCACGGGGAATACGGCAATAAACCGATGCAGCGCTTGCCCATCGCGCCGGCCAAATGCAACGGCGCGCTGTCGATGGACACGATCAGGTCGAGCTGCTCCATATACGCTGCGGTGTCATCCCACTCGCGCAGCCGGGTGCTGAGATCGATGATCAGCGGGTCGGGACCGCAGCGCTCGAGATCGCGCGCGGCCTCGCCGTATTGCAGGCTGTATAGCCGCACCCCGGGGATTTTCGTCAGGGGTAGCAGCATCTCGAGCGGGACCGCGCGTCGGCGGGCACCTTCGCCGGTCGGCCGCGGCGCCCACACGAGGCCGACTGATATATCGCCGTCGCGGGCAGGCACCATGTGGTTCCAGCAATCGCGCGCGCCCCGCGAGTGGAGGTACGGCACCCGCTGATAGTCCAGGGTGCAGTCGAGATGCAGGAAATAGGTGCAGATCGGCGAGTGATAGTCCGGGATCGGCAGCGGTCCCTCGAAGTCGAGGATCTCGAACTCGCCGACCGCCGGCATTTCATGCATGAGCCCGATCAGCCGGCGCGGTACCGCAAGGGTCACCCGCTCGGCGCGGAAGCCGAGCATAGGCAGGAACCGGCAGAATTGGATCGTGTCGCCGTCGCCCTGGTCCTGGTGCACCAGGATGTGCTTGCCTTCGAGATCCTCACCCTCCCATTCGGGAGCGCCGAGCTCCCATGCCTGCGTCCGGGCCACCTCGTTGAACCGGTGCCGGTAGAGCGCGAGGCCGCGCTGCCAGTCCGGGGACCCGACGGCCGCCCGCGTGATGGCCCGGGAAAGCATCGGGTAGGCCATGTGGGTGCAAAGAATTGAGCGAATCTCGTCGCTCGGAGCCCGGGTGAGAGCCTCGACAAACTCCGTCTCGCTCTCATCGAGACGTCCCGTCCGGGAGTAGAGGATGGCCCGATCGAGGGCGATCGACCACGACCCGCCGGGGGTCAGGGCCGCCGCCCGGTCCAGCCATACCTCGGCCTCGCCGTAGGCCTCGGCACGACACAGGATCATGCCGAGGTTCTTGGCCGCGTTGGGGTCGCCCGGCGCCAAAGCCACCGCTCTCTCGGCACAGGCGATCGCTCGTGGGTATTCCTCGAGCTGGGCGCGCAGCTCGGCCAAGTTCGACCAAGCGTTGGCATTTTCCGGCTCGTGGCGCAGCCCGGCCTCGTAATAGGGCAGCGCCGCTGCCCTATCGCCGGCGACGTGACGCTTAAAGGCTGCGGCGAGCGCGGAATTCATCTCTCGCGGTGTATGCAGTCGAGGCTGTATGTGGCGACGGTCTTGCCGCCGTCGCCCATGACGTAAACCTTGCCGGTGGCGAAGCGCAGGGGCTCCGCCTCCCCCGGCACCCCGTAGGCAAATACCCCGCCGTTGTCCGCATTCCACGGACAGCGTTCGACGTGGGTCGCCTGACGCACGCTCTCGTAGCCGTCGCACTCCACGTGCTTGATCGTTAACATCGCCAGCCCCTTGCTGCTGCTGCTGGAGAAGGCCTGCCCCCTTAGGGAGCGAGGGTCGAATAGGTGACGCCGAAGGTGTGTGTGGCGTTTGGTACCGTATGAGGCGTCCAAATCCCGGCATTCGTAAGTGTGCCGAGGGTTGCGGAGGTGTCGGCGCCGTCCGTGATCTCTTTGAGGATCGTCACATCGACCGAACCCGGCGGCAGCGGTACGGCGAGGGCCGCGGTGGTGCCGAACTGGATCTTGGGGGTCGTGCCGCCCACCAAGCCGGAAACGACCGCGCTGGCGACGGTGAGCACGCCCTTGCTCAGGTTCGTGCTGAGGATCGTCGAGAGCGGGGTCGCGAGCTGCAGGATGTCGACCTGCGGGGCGGTGCCATCATTGGCATTATAGGTGACCGTACAGACACCGGCCGTGATCCCGGTCGTCCCCGGATCGACCCGCATGAAGATCTGGCGCATCGCGTCGGGGACGGCCGCAACAAGGGTTAGAGCTCCATTGGCGAGCGCCACCGAGGCAACGAGGCCGGCGACACTGGCCGCGGCCGGGGTCGGGGTCGCCGGATAAAAGCGCGAGTCCGTATAGACCTGGACATAGCCCAGGCCCATTGCGAAGGAAAGATCGCGGACGTCGATGGTGAAAGTATTATCGATCGCCGCGGCGTTGACGCTGCCGGAGAACGGGCCGGAGAAGGCACCGAGGGCCGCCGCTCCCGGGACTGCGATAACCTTGGTTGTGCTCATTGACAATGCTCCTGTAATTGCCCAGCGCAACGGCAGGGCAGGGTCGAGGTCGGATCGAGTGCTATTGAAAGAGAAGCGTCAGTGGTCTAAGGACAGGCGCACTGCGCGAAAGGAACAGGGATGAGTGCTCTGAAAGGTGCTCTTGCGGGATATGCGGTCGTTGTCATCTTGTTCTGGTATGCCGATTGGTTCGATGCTCATCACATCGTTGCTTGCTCGGATACGGCCGCCTACACCGCGGTAACGCGATGGGAGTGGGTGAAATCCTGGGTGCTTCCCGTAAACTGCGGATAGGAGTGACCTGGCCACCACGCATTGGAGAAATTCGTTAGAGGCGCACCACTTTTTTATTGATTGACGCGCCGAACGCGCGCCTAGTCGTGTGGGCGATCATGCCCAGCTAAAAAGAAAGCAAACAGGAATGAAACAAACAGCGCTCGCGCTGACCGCGGTAATCGGGCTGACATTGCCAGCCATGGCGGCGCAACAAAATGCGTTCGACCTAGCCGCAGCAATGGGACTGACGTTGCCCGCCATGGCCGCGCAACAAAATGCGCTGGCTCCCGTGGTTGTGCTGGATGCGACGGGGACGGTTATCGGCCGGTTGCTATGGGAGGGTGTGATGGCCCGACGATATCAGGACCGGATAGTGTCAATCGAATTCGCCCAAGAAGAACTCGCCAATAACTTCGTCTTCTGGTACGCCTCTAAGAATTGTTCCGGTCAGGCCTACATGGAGACGTTCTATTTACGGCCGGTACCCGATCGGACCAACTACGAACAGGCCACTAAGACTCTGTGGGAGGGAGATCCAAATACGCAGATCACGCTCAATGCTAACTCAGCCAGCTATGGATCCGGCGCGTGCGACCCGAGCGTCGTACAGACCATCATAGCCAGCCCAGCTATAGTGATCGATTCCACGTCGCACGGCTTCACACCGCCCTTCCGAGCACAATAAAAACGAACGGATTACCCGAACCCGAAAGGAAGGTGATGCCTCATTCCTAAGGAAGGTCTTATAACGCGACGGCCCCGGTAACGATTGCCGGGGCCGATTCACGCCTTGGATTCACCCGGGCGGCATTCGCAGCGTCTTATTGGGTCGCCACGATGCTGCAGTTGTAGGAGCCCGCCGGTTCCATTTTCGCAAGCGCCAGGGCGCCAGACCCAGGAGGCCGGGGGTCGCCGGCTATGGACGGCCAACCGGTGCCATTCCATTGAAACCAGGCACCTTGCAGGTTCTCCGCATAAGTGGAGCCGTTGTAAGAAACAAACAGGACCCCGAACCCGCCGCCTACCTGAGTGCCGTTCAGCTGCAGAGGATATCCGCCTGCGCCAGAAAGGGTGGCGCCGAAGCTCCAGGTGCCATCCGAGTCGACCAGAGTATTGGCTGTCGGAGCCGCCAGGGTTGTACTCGCTCCGACCAAGACGCAAACACCTCCGCCATCACCGGCGGTGCCGCCGAACGCGACTGTGCCGTGGAACTGCGAACCGTCTGACACCGTTACCGTGATAAAAGACAAATTGGCTCCAGTAGGCGTACTAGCCGGATCTGTTGCGGTTGCCGGATTAAGACTAATCGCGAGGGTCAGCGCCACGCCTGGGAGATATCCCATCGCTTCGTAATTATTGCTCACGGTGGCTAGCAGGCACACCTCTCCACCGGGCTTGATCGGAACCGTTGCGCCGCTAACGCCTGCCGCACCACTGATCGTCGATGTGGTAGCCGCAACTGTCAGTAACGCGGTGGCAGAGGTGTCGCTCTTAATACAGGTACCGTGTCCAGGCGGGAAGACCGATTGGGTGAGGGTCTCGCTTGCCACTGTCTGCGAATTGTTTACAGTCCACGTCGTGCTGTTTGTGGTGGCAGTGACGTAAGTATTGTCGAGGACCCCGACGCCAGTAATAACGGAGCCGATTATGACAGCGTTCGCGGGAGTGGTCAGCGTGGTCCCGGAGATCGACCCGGTGAAAGTTGTCACCTTGCTCTGCGGCATTGTATAGGTCGCGGGAGAGCTGCCAGTGAACAGGAGTGTCGCGAAGTCGTCGCTGGCTCTGGCGGTGCACCCGGTCGCGATGCTGTTCCGGTACGCCACGCTATAGGAACCGGCGGCCGGCGAGCAGATCGGCGTGTTGAGATCGAGGAGATCCCCCTGCAACGACAGCGACCTGCCCGGGGTGATGCGCTGGGTGCCCTGATCAGCGAACGCAGGCGAGATGGCGAAGATCAGACCGAGGACAAGCAGGTATCGTGTCATGAACGAGTCTATTGGGTCGCCACGATGCCGCAATTATAGGAGCCCGCCGGTTCCATTTTCGCAAGCGCCAGGGCGCCAGACCCAGGAGGGCGGGGATCGCCGGCGATGGACGGCCACCCGGTGCCATTCCATTGAAACCAGGCACCTTGCAGGTTTTCCGCATAAGTGAAGCCATTGTAAGAAACAAACAGAACCCCGAACCCGCCGCCTACCTGAGTGCCGTTCAGCTGCAGAGGATATCCGCCATTGCCCGTACTAGAGGGACCAAAGCTCCAGGTGCCATCCGAGTCGACCATGGTGTTAGCTGTCGGAGCCGCCAAGGTCGTACTCGCCGCAACTAAGATGCACACACCCCCACCATCACCCGCGGTGCCTCCGAACCCTACTGTTCCGTGAAACTGCGAGCCATCGGACACCGTTACTGTGATAAAAGACAGGTTGGCTCCTTGGGGCGTGGTAGCCGGATCCGTTACGCTGGTCGGATTAACACTGATCGAGAGGGACGGTGGCGGAGCAGTAAACGGCCCCTGGGTGCCGTGCGGAGAGAAGGGCGATTTCGCGTACGCCGCCGTCGCGGCGATCAGCGCAAGAAATAGTATGCAGGCGATGCGGATGATCATCTTAATAGCCGAATCCTGGAAGCCCACCAAACGCGTGGAATGGTGGAGATGTAAAGTAGGTGCCCGTGTAATGACTGCTGCCATAGGCGGCGATGTACGCGGCTTTGCGGTTGGGGTCATTAGCTATCGTACAATCATTAGGAACGGCCTGATTGCTATCCCAATACGCCTGGATCACCGTGTTGTTCTGTTTCATCCATTGGGTGAATCTGGAGACTAGATCCTGCGAGGTCGTAACGTCCCCTGAAAACGGGATATCCGTGTATTCATTGCACCATTCGCCGAAGGCCAGCGGAATTCCTCGCGCTTGACCCCAGGCAGTGACCGCGCTCATATATGGAAGCTGCGCATTCCATGATTGGGCTGACGTTGGCCCGTCATATGCGGGCTGAAAGTAGATGTCTGCGCCGGTCAGGTTGATTGGGCCGCTGCTACATGCGGGAGTCGAGCCGAAACCGGGCCAGACCGCCTGCTGCGCCGTAGTGGCGGGGGCGTCAATTTCTATCGGTATACCCGCTAGTGACGGAAATGAACGAATAGTATTGATTAGCTGACATGTCGCGGCTGCCCAAGTCGCGGTCGGAATGTTTGGATTACCGTTGCAAGGAAAGGGGGTAAGAGGGTTGCCGCATCCTGCCCATTCCCAGTTGACCCGAAATGCGTAAATTCCTGATGCGTTAGGCACCGCATAGCTGTTGAGGATACTGGAGTATATACCGTTGTAGCCGCCGCTGGCGGCGGTATTCCAATCAGTACACGATGCGCCTGGTGTACCGGGCGATCCATCCACGACGGCTATTGCGACGTAACCTGGGTAGCCGCCACCACCAGTAGCGGTGTTGTCGCAATAGATATAGCCGATGGCGAGGTCGGGAAGGCGGTTGGTGAAGGAGCTGTCGCCGCCGCCGCCGTAGAGGCCCATAAGGGCGCTGGTCTGGGCGGTTCCACCACCAGTGACCGTCACGGTGACCGAGGCAGTCGCTGTACTGCACTGAACCGAGTAAGTAGTAGTTGCCGTTAGAGCGCCGGTCGATTCCGATCCTGAGGTTGCGCCCGTAAAACTTGGTACCGCTGTGTTCCCAAGCGTACCCGGAGAGACACAAGACGAGGCGTTCGTCGAACTCCACCTAAGCGTCGTAGATGAGCCGGACGTAATCGAGGTGGAGTCGGCTGTGAGGGTCGCTGTTGGGGTACCGCCGGTGATAGTGATCGGAACATTAAGTGGAGGACTTGTCAACGCATAAGCCGCCGTCGCGGCGATCAGCGCAAGAAATAGTAGGCAGGCGATGCGGATGATCATTTGAACAGCGCCATACAAGCAGAGGCTCTATCCGCCCCGCCATTAGTAGCAAAAGTGGGGTTGAGAGCACCCGTCCCAGTCGGCTGTAACTCGGCGCTCAGAGAAGCGAAATTATTATTGATCGAGCCCGCCCCGCTTTGGAAACTAGTGAACCCACTATTGACTGTTATAGTACCCGTGCCAGCCCAACCAACCATCGCTACAGCTAGATCAGTCGCGGCTGACGGGGTCATAGAACCTGGCTGCTGGGTCGTTACATTAGACCCTGTAGCGTGAACGCCCGTCCCATCCAGGGCTGGAGATGCAATATTAACTGCAAGCGCTCCGAGCGTAGTTACAGGGGACGCAGTTGAGAAAGTCTCTGCAGCATTCGTGCCCGGGTTTACAACATAGTAGATTGTGCAGTCGGGGGAAGTAGCCGCCGTGACAGCAGTACTAAACGTGTCCCCACTAAGATCGGTAACTCCAGGCGCGGCCCCATTATTACTGGTTGCGCCAACAATGTACAAGTTGGCGCCAGCCGTATTGATCCCTGAGGTTTTGCACCCAGCGGAACCAGAACCGGCGCAGGATGTTTGACCAATTATAGAAAACGTGGGGGCCACGCCTGGAGACCCAAGCGATCGGCCGCTCAATGCCAGGTAATTGCTACCGTCTGCCGTCAGCGCCACCCAATCGCCGGGAGACAGCGATATTGTGCTGGCGTTGCCGGCTCCCTCGAACACGCTAGTGCTCGTGAGCGTCGCTGCGGTTTTGGATACGTTTATCAGCAGCGTGGTCCACCCCGACACGAATCCAGCCGACCCGGCTGGCGCGATCGTGTACAGGAACCCGCCGATCTTGATCGTATTCTCTGCTGCGCTTGCGAGGATGGGACCGCCCGCGCTGCTTTGATCCATTATGGGGCTGCGCGTGTTGATCGCGTACCCCCCTCCCGTCGCGGGCGTGACTAGAAGGTCCGGCGATGTGGTAGAGATCTGCGCAGCAGCCGCGGTAATCATGCAGAAGTAAAAGAAGATTGCTTTCACGGGATACCTCATCAATGCACGCTCGTTGTTGTTGCCACCGGCCAGACCGGCATTGTGTTTGGGGATTATTTGAATGTGGCCTGACCAGCAACTGCGTCGGCAGTTCCTGTCCAGGTCCACGCCGGGTTTTGCGCCGTAGGCCCGGGAGCCTGGATCTGATACCCCAGCGCGGCTCCCTCTGAGATGTTGCCATTGACTTCTATATTAGGCCCAAGCGTAAATGGTGATCCTATAGCGGTGGCGCTGGTGCTGCTGGGATCGGCAGCACGCGCAAGACAGGACACCAAGAGTTCGTTCGCTTGGCTCGGGGTTTTAGATCCTGGCGAAACCGTTGTTACTGTGACCGCCGTTGCGGCAGGGTTTGTGGATTGATCGAGCGGGCTTGCCACAGAGCCGGAAAATCCCTGGAAGGCTGCGCCGGGATAGGTAGCGCCACCCGTAGCGCTGGCGGTAAAGGTCATGGAGGCGCTAACGGATGGGGCTTGCTTAAAGAATAGCGTACCAACCAAGGCGGCTTGATTCGTAGAGTAAACCTGTGTGTATGTATTGCCTTGGCTATCTGAAGGGTTACTTGTCCCTGACGCGCCGTTGTAATAACCGATGCACCCAACGATTAAATCAACCCCCGACATGTTAGTGTTGGTGGTTGTGCAAGCAGCCCCAGCCCCGCCAGTAGAAGCACAGGTATTAGATGCACCAGCTACAGCCTGGATGCCCGACGGCCCGACGCCTGGGAGATATCCCATCGCTTCGTAATTATTGCTCGCGGTGGCTTGCAGGCACACTTCCCCACCGGGATTGATCGGAACCGTTGCGCCGCTAACGCCTGCCGCACCACTGATCGTCGATGTGGTAGCCGCAACTGTCAGTAACGCAGTGGCAGAGGTGTCGCTCTTAATACAGGTGCCGTGTCCAGGCGGAAAGATCGACTGGGTGAGGGTCTCGCTTGCCACTGTCTGCGAATTGTTTACGGTCCACGTCGTACTGTTTGTGGTGGCGGTGACGTAAGTATTGTCGAGGACCCCCACGCCTGTAATGACGGAGCCGATTATGACAGCGTTCGCTGGAGTGGTCAGCGTGGTCCCGGAAATCGACCCGGTGAAAGTCGTCACCTTGCTCTGCGGCATCGTATAGGTCGCGGGAGAGCTGCCAGTGAATAGGAGTATCGCGAAGTCGTCGCTGGATCTGCCGGTGCACCCGGTCGCGATGCTGTTGCGATACACCACGCTGTAGGAACCGGCGGCCGGCGAGCAAATCGGCGCAGCGAGGTCGAGGAGTTCCCCTTGCAACGAGAGCGACATGCCGTAGGTGGTGCGCTGGGCGCCCTGATCAGCGAACGCGGGCGAGACGGCGAAAATCAGGCCGAGGACAAGCAGGCATCGCGTCATGAGCGAAATCATCCGCCACCTGCAGTTCTAAGCGCCGTCGAGCTTTTCACGAAGAAAAGCAGACATTGATTGGCATTGACTGGAATGCCTACTCCAGCACCCTGGTTATTGATGGTGTGACCGGTGGTATCCGGGTAAACCAACAACGCATTTGTCGGATCTTCATTGCAGACGGAGAGGTGATTGAAAGCCACCATCAACGCCGAATCGAACCTCACAGCCGCCGTCCCGACGCAAGCATTCTGAAACTGTGCCGGCGTGCAATTTGCGCCGGACGAGACATAATTTTGCTGAGTGGTGAGATCGGTAGCCGCTGCCAGGGTCGCGCCTGCGGCAGCGATGCCAGTTGTCCCTGTGTCGCTGCTGCCGCCGCCGCCGCCCGACGCGGAAATCACCCCGGCGGTGCACGTCGTGCCGGTCCCGCACTTCACCGCCCCGAAGGCCGCGGCCGTCGCCAAGGGGAGCATTCCCGGGTCCCACAGGCCGCTTGCGTTCAGTTGCCCAATCTTATTGGCCGATGAAACGTTCGAGAAAGCGATACTCGAGGTCAGCGTGGACGCGCTTCCTGCGATCGCGAGTTGACCAGAGGTGAGGCCGCTTATCCCTCCCGATGCGGGGGCTTGGTACGTCGGATCGGCTCCCGTCCCATTGCTCGTCAAGACAAAGCCGACGGTGGCGCTTGGATTAAGCCCCGTCCATCCCGCCGCGCCATTCTCCAAGAGCGCGCCCCTCGTCGAGCTAATATCGTGGCTAATGATCGAGGTCAGGGTGTTCGCCGATGGAACAGCGCCGATGCCAGAGACGTTCGAAAGTATCGTCGCATCAGCCATTGTTGCGAGGTTGGCGAGCGGCAGCGCGCTGATCAGGGCATTTGCTATGGTCCCGCTAGCGCTCGTTTCAACGAGTGTGTTATTCCCGGTCGTCCCGAAGGCGATGCTTGATGTTATGGTGGTGGCGGTTGCGGCTACGGGCACCTGGCCAATGGTCATGCCACTTATGACCGGCGCGGGTAGCGCTTGGTATGTCGGGGCGACTCCTACGCCATTGTTTGTTAAGACAAATCCTACGGTGGCGACTGGATTGAGTCCGCCCCAGGTCGAGGCTCCGCGCACCGGGATCGCACCCACTGTCGCGCTGATATCGTGATCGATAATCGCGGTCAGCGTGTTCGCCGACGGCACGGCCAAAGCGCCAGAAACGTTCGAGAGCAGCGTCGCATCGGATATTGTTGCCAAGTTGGCGAGCGGCAGTGCGCTGATCAGGGCATTTGCTATGGTCCCGCCGCCGCCCGTTTCAACAAGGGTATTGTTCCCGACGGTGCCGAAGGGAACGCCGGTGTTGCTCAGAGTGGCTTGGCCCGTCCAGAACGGGATATTATTGACCGTGGAGGTTCCCGCAGAGCTGACCGTTCCTCCGATATTCGCGCTGTTCGTAAACCCGAGATTGATCTGAACTTGGTAGGACCCGCCTATACCATTAGTGGACAGCACTTGTCCGATGGTTTGCACACCGGCTGGCCGGCTAGCTCCGCCGTCATGGCAATTCCCGGGGACCGAGCCGCTGATCAAGACAAAATGACCGGCAGTCGTGCCGCCGTCGAACGTGCATGGGGCTTGACCCTCAACAGCGATCTGAGCATTGCCCGTAGTACCGCCGCCGCCGATCACGATACCCACCGCGCCATCGGTATCGGTCGTGAGTGTCGTGAGGGCCGTCGAAGGTGCGCCTGACAACTTCGCGATCAAGCCAGCCGTCGTGCCGCCGGTCGCGGCATTCAGGACCTCAATGGCAGCGCTTTTCGATGTGAGATCGAGCGGCTCATTGGTGCTGACGAGAGTACCGTTGTCCGATAGGCCGGAGACGGTCGGGGCGCTGGTGCCATTGCCCTTATAGACTGCCCCGGAGGTCAGGGTCGTAAGGCCCGTTCCGCCATTAGGAACCGACCACGGGGTTCCAAGCAGGCTCAGAATAGTTGCTGCATTGCCGTATGTGACCTGGTTCGCCGAAGAGATGTAAGGGATCGTGTTCGTCGCAGGCGCGGCCGGATAGGCTACCCCATTGACTTTTGTGTTCGCGAGGGTGATCGAGGTTGCCCCGGAACCTGTGGAATCGCCGCTGATAGTGATGGTCTGATTGCCCGTCAGATACCCTGGGATGGTCAGGCCTGACGGCAAGGTGGTCGATTCGCTAGGGACGCCCGTCCCGTTAGTGCTGAGTACGGCATTGTTGACCGGCGCCACGCCCGCCCAAGTCGAGGCGCCGCGCGCCAATAGAGAATTTGCGGTTGCTGTGATGTCGTGGTCGATGACAGCGGTCAGCGTGTTCGCCGACGATGCCGCGGAACCGCCGGAGATGTTTGATAGCAGCGTGGCGTCGGCAACCGAGGCTAGGGCGGTCGTAATGGCGGTCGTGCCGCTGCCGGTAACAGCACCGCTTACGGTGATCGACTGATTGCCGGTTAGATATCCCGGTATCGTCAGACCGCTAGGCAGCGTCGTGGATTCGCTCGCCACGCCGGTGCCACTAGTTACGACCACGGCATTGTTGACAACCGGCATTAATCCCCAGGTCGACGCGCCGCGTTGTAGCAGGGAATTTGCCGTTGAGCCGATGTCGTGATCGATGATCGCAGTCAAAGTATTTGCCGACGGAGCCGCAGAACCGCCGGAGACGTTCGCCAGCAATGTCGCATCGGCGACCGAGGCCAAAGCTGTCGTGATGGCGGTCGTACCGCTGCCTGTAGTCGCTCCACTCAGCGTGATCGTCTGATTGGCGGTAAGATATCCCGGGATCGTCAGGCCCGACGGCAGGACGGTCGATTCGCTCGGAACGCCAGCACCACTAGTGACGAGCACCGCGTTGTTGACGGGAGCGACGCCTGCCCAGGTCGACGCGCCGCGCGCTATTAGCGAGTTTGGGGTTGCCGTGACCGCATTCAGCACGCCATTCTGAAGCACGGATATCGTGCCGCCGATGTTTTGGATGGTCGTCCCGTCGGCGGTCAGTGTCGATGACGCATTTAATTTGTTGAAGGTCAACGCGGTCGTGTCGACGGTGATGGAGGCCGGCGTCGGCGCGCCAAGTTGCCACTGCGTGCCGACGTTCACGGTGCCATTGGCGACGAAAACATAAGCCCCGAGCGCAACTTCGCCGGCCACCGCTGTGTCAAAATCAGTCGCGCGGGTCAGCACCCATTTGACCGAGCCTCCAACACCAAGAGTCGTTTGTGCGTAAATGCCGTTATCGGCTGGGGCAGCTTGATCTTTAACGAGCACCCGGTCGTTGAGAAGGACAGTATATCCGTCGACAACCAGGGCAGTGTTGGTGGCTGATGTCAGGGTTTTGCCAGGGCCGGTCCCCGATGCGACGGGCGTGTTCGGTAGAACCGCGGCAGGAGTGGCAGCCGCCACCTGGGGGTGCAGAACGGAACCGACAACGGCGCCGTCGATGTAAGATTTCGGGCACGCGTCAGATGCTGCCGAGCATGTCGGCAGACCCGTAAGCGCGGTGACGCCCGTCACATTCAGGGCATTGGCGTTTTGCGAGGCCAGGGTGCCCTCGCCCAGCATCGTCTTGATTTGCGTGGTTGTCAGGGCCAATGGCACGCCGGCGACGCCGGTATTGTTTCCGACGATGGTCGTCGCACCGATGGTAGACAGGTCGCCGATGGCAAACGCCTGCGTGCTCCCCAAAGAGACGCTGTGACCAGCGAGGGTCATGCTGGAGTTCGTCAGCGACGCATTTGCAATGTTGCTTATCGTGTTGCTGGAGCCGTTGATTGTCGTGCCCGTGACCGTTCCGCCGCTGATAGCGACGGCGCTGGCGTTCTGCGTGGCCATGGTGCCGAGGCCGAGCAACGCCGACACTTGCGCGGTCGACAGCGCAAGCGGGACACCGGCTATGCCCGTATTGTTGCCGACGATGGTCGATGCCCCGATGGTAGACAGGTCGCCAATCGCGAACGCCTGCGTGCCCCCCAAAGAGACGCTATGCCCGGCTAGGGTCATGCTGGAGTTCGTCAGCGACGCGTTGGCGATGTTCGTTATCGTGTTGCTCGGGCCATTGATCGTTGTGCCGATGATAGACCCGCCGGTGATAGCGACGGCGCTGGCATTCTGCGTGGCCATGGTCCCGAGGCCGAGCAACGCCGACACTTGCGCGGTCGACAGCGCAAGCGGGACGCCGGCGATGCCGGTGTTATTGCCGACAATCGTTGTTGCCCCGATGTTCGAGAGATCGCCGATCGCAAACGCCTGCGTGCCGCCCAAGGAAACGCTATGGCCGGCTAGGGTCATGCTCGAATTCGTCAACGACGCATTGCCGATGTTGGTTATTGTGTTGCTGGGCCCGTTGATCGTCGTCCCGATAATCGATCCGCCGGTGATGGCGACGGCGCTGGCGTTCTGCGTCAGCATCGTGCCGAAGCCGGTCAATGCCGCAAGCCCGGAGCCAGTCTCATACGTGACTTGGTTTGAGGTGGTAATGACCGGGACCGTATTGGTCGCCGGCGAGGCTGGGTAAGCAACACCATTCAGCTTGAGATTCGACACCGTGATCGAGGTGGTCCCGGAGCCTGCCGCATCGCCGCCTAGGGTGATCGTCTGGTTGCCCGTCAGGTATCCCAGGATCGTCTGCGCCGCCGCCGATGTACACGCCGACAGTACGCTGGAGGCATTCCAGCAGGGCACCGAGCTGGCCACCGGCGCCAGTCCTGCCGGGGTGTTGGTGCTGTTCGAAACAACGATGTCGCCGGTCGCCGGCCAGGTCGGAGGACTGCCTGCCGTATTCGTGAAACCGAGGCTGATGGCAACCTCATACGAACCGCCCGAGGCGTTAGTCGTTAGAACCTGACCGATCGATTGCGCGCCTGCCGGCCTAGCGGCTCCGCCGTCATGGCAATTTCCGGCCACGCTGCCGCTGATCGTGACGTAATGGCTGGCCGTCGTTGCGCCATCGAACGTGCAGAATGCCCGGCCACGGAAAGCGATTTGCGCATTGCCAGTAGTACCGCCGCCGCCGATGACGATGCCAGCTGCGCCATCGGTATCGCTGGTGAGCACCGTCAGGGCTGTGGACGGGGCGGCGGAGATCTTTGCAATCAACCCAACGGTCGTGCCGCCGCTTGATGCATTCGCGACCTCAAAGGCGGCGCTCTTGGTGGTCAGGTCGAAGGGTTCGCTGGTGCTGACGAGAGTGCCATTGTCCGATAGGCCCGAGACCGCAGGGGGGCTGGTTCCGTTGCCTCTATAGATCGCCCCGGAAATTAAAGTGGTGAGGCCCCATCCGCCGTTGGAAACCGACCACGGCGCGCCCAAGAGCGACAGCGTGGTTGCCGCCGAGCATAGCGACGGAACACTTGATCCGTTCGTGCAGAGTACCGAGTTGGCTGCCGATGCGAGAGCCGCCCACGCCCCGCCCGTCCCATAGACCAGATCGTTGTTGACCGGCGCGAGGCCTGCTGGCGTGTTGGTGGTATTCGAAACGACAATGCTGCCGGTCGCGGGCCAAGTCGGAGGACTGCCTGCCGTATTCGTAAAACTGGGGTTGACGATCATCGCATAGGAGCCGGGGCCTCCCGCGTTCGTCGTGAGTACGCGCCCGATCACCTGCGAGCCGCCCGGTCTGGTGGCCGATCCGGTATCGTGACATTTACCGGCGGCGGTGGAACTTGGTATGACCCAATTATCAGCCGTGGTCGACCCGTCGAACGAGCAATTCGCCTGACCGCCGATGACGATCAGTGCGTTGCCGATCGTCCCGCCCCCGCTGAGAACAACCCCGAGGGCTCCATCGGTATCGCTCGTCAGGAGCGTGAGCGCCGTAGACGGTGCACCCGTCAGCTTCGCCAGCAGTCCGTTCGTGGTGCCAACCGAACTCGCATTGGCGATCTCGATCACTTGGCTCTGATTGGTGAGATCGAACGGCTCGGATGTGCTAATTACCGAACCACTATCCGATAGGCCAGAGGCGACGATGTTCGCCGTACCTGCGCCTTTGTAGATCGCGCCCGCGGTTAGAGTCGCCAGGCCGGAGCCGCCATTGGGAACCGAGAACGGGACGCCCAGGACTCCCAGGATAGTTGCGGCGTTGCCGTAGGTGAATTGGTTCGGCGAAGAGACATAAGGAATCGTGTTCGTCGCAGGCGTTGCCGGGGCAAATACGCCGTTGAGCTTGAGGACCGTCCCTGTAATCGAGGTTGCGCCTGAGCCCGAGAAATCGCCGCCGAGGGTGATCGTTTGGTTGCCCGTCAGGTATCCCAGGGTCGTCTGCATCGTGGTCGGTGAGCATGCCGTCAGCATGCTGGAGGCATTCCAACAGGGCACGGAGCTCGCTGCGGCTGCGAGACCCTGCCAGCCATTGCCGCTCGCGTAGAGCAGAGAATTATTGACGGGCGTCAGCCCAGAGGGTGAGTTCGTGCCGTTCGAGATGATGAGGCTGTTCGGCGCAGGCCAGACAACCGAAGGGGGCGGGGATGAAACATTGAGCGTGACGCCGTCGCCGCCGAACGAAAGGCCCGTTCCGAGCGTTATTGCCCGGAAATTTCCCGACACGTCGGTCCCCAGCATCGGAGCGTTGGCGAGCGCGGTTGACTTTATTCCTGCGCCGAACGAGGCGTTGCCGGCAACGCCTAACGTGGCGATGGAGAATGTGCCGCTGATGGTCGCGCCGGATATCGTGGGGCTGATGAGAGTCCCGCCGATGATCGTCGGACCGCCTGAAAAATAAGGCGCGCCGGTGAACGTCCCATTCATGACGCCGGCGTTTATGGTCGGCGTTGTCAGGATCGGCGATGTCAAAGTCAATCCCGGGCCGGGCGTGAACCCGCCTTGGGCGAGCGCTTTCCCGTCTATCCCCGCAATGAGGAAGAGGAGGACGAGGCAAAGGGCCGCAAAGCCTGATTTGACCATGCGGGCGGCTCCCTTGACTATGATCCTGGATTTTTGTATTTCGTATCGCTACGAATTCATCGGCTCGGGTAGCGTTCGGAGGTGCTTGGTGAAATATCTTGTTGTTGGTGTGTTTTCGTTTCTGCCAGCTGTAGCCTTAGCCCAGACTGCGCAACAGCTTCAGTCGCTCACCGCGCAGCAGCAAGCTGTCGCTAGGGTGAACGGTGATCGCGAATTGGCCGAGACGGCACTCCGCCATTACGAAGAATCGGTCGTACTTAACGACCAGAGCCGACAAGCCGAAATCGCCGCTCTTACCGATCAGCTGCAGTGGTGGAAAGACTGCACGGGCGAGAAGATCGCGGGTTGCCGCGAGTGGGTGATGTCGATGTCGCCTACGAAGTGATCATAAATCAGTTGCGCAGGAGCGAGTAATGATGGCAGTGATGACAGAGCGGGAACTGGAGCTAACGTCTGCACTGCAGACGTCCATGGACGTTCTGAGGACGATCAACAGGTTTCACTGGATCGCCACGATAACCAGTGGTGGAGTCGAGACCGACATCGCAGCGCTCCTCCAGAAGTCTCGCCATGCCCTGGCCAAAGCGGAAGGTGTGCTACGGGATTAACCTTCAGGAGGAAGGGAAAAGTCATGCGGGAATTACCTAGGTACCTAGGTGCGGCGACGGCGTTTGTGGTCTGCGCAGGATTGGGAGCGGCGGCGCAGTCAGTGTGGCCAGGTTCAATCGCAGGAACACAGGCGGCGAGCAGATCCGCCGCTGGCGGAGCCTATGATCAGGAGGTAGACCGCTATTACGCTAACTCGCTCAAGGATGCGGAGCGCTGGCGCCGCGCAACTGCGGAAGCGTCGGCGCAGGTTGCCGTCGACGTGCACGCATATCCTGCGAATTGGGCGCAAAGCGCGGTCATCGGGAGTTCTGGGGTGGTCCAGCCTGCCCTACAGACGATGACAATTGTTGTTGGCAGCAGCAGCTTTACCTATACGATGCCGCAGAATGTCCCCCCGAATGCGCTCTATCATCAGGTGGTGGACCGCTATTACGATGCGTCTGGACAAGAGGTCGAGACGCGCTCGGCGAGCCACGTCATTGGGTACGATTGCCACTCGGGCCGCCGCCAGCAGGACTTGATCGTCGAGGACGACGGCAAGGGCGGGACGCCGAGGTTCGTTGCTTTGCTGATGGGCAACGAGCCGACTGAGGGCCAGAAGGCCGTCACGGCTGAGGATAAGGTCGATGTCGTCGCGCCCGCATCGGTTCCGGGGTCTGGGACGCTAGCGGCGAACCGGTAAGAATGAGATGCGTCATCTTCGGGTTTAGCATAGCGCTCGTCGTGATCCTTTACGCGTGGACGCAAGACGATGCGTATCATCGCCATCACTTCGGCGGTTTCGTCCAAGGTGCTGGTCCGGGCGCAGCGGCGCAAGAACCGCCGGTATGGAATGCTACGAAGGGCTTGGAGCCCGGGACTGGCGTCGCCATTGTGAATGAGGGCTCAATTCCGCTTCGGGTCGACCTCTCGCCCGACCAGAAGCTCGCCAGAGCCTACGCGCTGTGTCATCGCCCGTACCCCATGAGCCCACTCTCGGAAGCGACTCCCGTGTTGCTGCCCCGCGAAAGGGTTGATCCGCATTTGACGATGCCATGCCAAGCGATAGATCGCGCGTGGGAAGTGGTGACGCCAACGCAAGACGATATATCTGCCGATCGCGACTTCATCTTCGAAGTCGCGCGAGATCTGAAATGATGACCTGACTACGGATATGACCAAATTTGTTCTATGGCCGATGTTGATCGTCACTCTTGGGATGTTGATCGTCGCTCTTGGGCTGGACGCGCTCGCCTCTATCGCGGATTGGAGGAGGGCATCGGTCTGTTCGCCGTGCGTTGGCTTGGCGTTCGCCTCTACGGGAGCGTGGGCGCAAGGATTTGCCGCAAGGGACCCCGTCATCCTAGCGCCGGGCATCCAGCTCTCTACCACCGTCGCGGGCACGGTCGAGCTCACGCCAGACCAGAAGCTCGCGAGAGCCTACGCGCTATGTGCGGAACGAGCCCCCGAAAAACCCGCCGCCACAGAGGCCGAATTCAATGCTTGTGGGAAAATTACGGCCGCATGGCGCGAACGATGGCGAGGGCTACTGCCTCCGTCACCGGCGCAGGACAACGACGCCGATAGCGCCTTCATTGAGGAAGTCGCGCGAGGTCTGAAATGACCGCGGAGATTAGAGTGAAATGATCACCACCGTAGTTTGCCGCCTACCAAACGGCTCTAGCCTCTATCGTGAAACAAACGGAGTTGGGGGCTTCCGCTATTGGTCAGACGAGGTCGGAGGCGGAGTCTGCGTGTGGGACACGAGCCTAGTGAATCCAACCACCCTACTCTGTGCTATTGTGGAGGAGAAGAAGCGCAACTATGAGGAGTACAATAGACCGAATATATTTTCATTTAGGGATGTCACGCAAGATCTGAAATGACCGCGCGCTTCGCTTAGGGGCAATTGAATCAAAGACGGCCCGGCGTGCTTCCGACACTGCCGAGCCGTCGATTTGGTTGATCCCATTTGAAAGGGCTGAGCGCAACCTTTCTGGAACCACGACCGTTCCTAGGATAGCGAAACCGCGCTCAGAAATCCAGCTAAATATGCCCTGATAACTCGCGCTTCGCTCTACGGGCGATCTCGCGCGCGTTCGGCGGTTTGGCAGTGAAAATGTACCCTTCGCCGTGGCGATTTAGGATGGAGTAAGGCGTGCCGAGCAGCGCCTTGCGCAGCCGACACAAATTGATTTCCAAGGACTTAGTGAGCGGGGCTGTGTCGGGGTTCGGGTAGAGCAGAATCATTAGGATGCTGTGCGACAACAGCCGGTCGGGCCGCTCCCAGAAGATGACCAACAGCCGGAACATCGTAGGGTCGAGCTTGCGCCGCTCGTCGCCGATAATGACTTCGCGCCTCTGATGGTCGAACCATGGCGGCGGCAAGATCGTCGGCGCACGCGTCTTGTCGAGCGAGCCATAGCAGTGCGGGCAGAATCTCTCCGTGTCCTCCGCCTCGTCGAGTGGAGGATGATAGGCGAGTTTACCGTTGCCGGTGTATTGTAGCCCGCGCATCAGCCTTCTAACCCACTAATAAATTCGTTGATTGTGTCCTGGATTGCTTGAGCCAGCTCTTTCTTTTGGTCTTCCGTGGCGTCCTGGGGAAGATATAATTTTGCTAATTCATAGCACTTTGGATCAAAGGTCGTGATCACCACCTTCGAGCCTCCACATTTGAGCTTGTAACTCCGCCATAAATGCTCACGGGTCCGGCGGGTCGATAGTTGATCGGAGTCGTATAAGTCCCGCCGACCGCTACCGGCATGCCGGCATGGTCGCCCGCGGGGCTGCCTGTGTCGCGGACCCAAATCGTTGCCGCTGTATTATTGCCGATCTGATATCCGATGGTCGGAATGACGCCGGCAAAGAGCGTCTGCGCTGAGGTCGACAGCGTGATCGTGGTGCTGCCGTCAACGGACACGGCGCCTTCGGCGACTTGGACCGGCAATGGATTGGCCGCGCTGATCGGCGTCGCAACCCCGGCAATCACGCTCATCGGCACGTGCCCCGGCGCGAGGTTGCCGGCAGCGTCCGATTGCGTCGAGATCGGCTGAGCCGTAGAATTGGCATCCTTCACTAATAGTGTCATACTTGCCGCCTTGCCAACGGAGAGATTAGAGTGAAATGAGTCAAAGGATCGTTCCAGAGCGTGTGCTTCGCCAACTCTACCGCGGGGCAGCACCTGATTTCATAGTCTGGGCATGCCGGACCAACGCAAATTATTGTCGGACGTACCATACCAGCGTCGCTGGCTTTGATGCTGGCGCGTGGGATCGGACGGCCGACAGTCTGGATCCTGAGGGGCTAGAGCAGGGTGCCGTTATCCATCGGGAACTTTAGAAATGAAGGTCAAGGAATTGATCCGTCGACTTCAGGAAGCCGACCCAACGGGTGAAATTGAGGCTTGCGTTGGCAACATCGACATACATTTTGTGTCTCGGGAGCCAGCCTATTACGACGGCCGCCTTGAGGTGTTAAAGCGAGATCCGGCGCGCACCGGACGATGCTACGATATCTGCGGCGCAGAGATCAGGAATGATGGGCAAAAGGTGCAAATTCACACGCTCTCGATAAGAGAGGCGATTTGGGAAGACCCAGACCTGCCAGTGACCCCAGATGGCGATTGTCGTGTCACGGAATGGCGTCAGGAAGCGCGCGAGAACGAGACGTGATAACACCTGAGCAGACGACAGAATGGCACGACATTATCCTGTCTTTTGAGGACCCGGACGTTCGGAATCGCGTCAGAATCTCCATAGAAAAACTTCTCTGCGAGATGAACCTGCCTGTGTGGTACGGGCGGAAATATTGGGTCTATTCAAGATGGTCAGATGAAGCGATGCAGCGGGACCGTTAGCACCCCGCCGCCACACATTCGACCGTGCTGCTCAGTTTCAAGATTCGGCCATCCGACAGGTTGGCCGTCGCTTCAAGCACATAGACCCCACCCGCGGCCGTCGCCGGCATGCCGCCGATCCGAGCCACGGAAAACCAGCCATTGACCGGTTGTAATACGCCGCCGACCTGCTTCTGTATCGTGGTCTGCACCGACGGCAAGCCGATGACCCGAGATTGCGGGTTCGGGTCTATTACGGTCTGCAGTTTCGAGAGCATGCAGGCCCAGCTCGTCGAGAGCATTATCGCGGCTCCCATGTCGTCTGAGAAATCGAAGCCGAAATTGTCAACTTCACCAACTTGGATCTTACTGAAGGGCTGCGCTGTCCGCATTGCCGCACCTGTTCAACGAGTATATATTCCAGCGATAACCTATTGGGAGAGTCGTATGGATAACGCACCCTCAGCGAGGCGTGAGGAGATGCAGCCCAAGGAGCCACTGCGGTTGCCAAAGGATGAGCCGTTCAAGACCGGCGACGGTACCTTGATCGTGATGGTTATAACGATCATAGTGCTCATCAGTGCCGGGATGATCTCTACGCTGATGTAACACAGTCCAGCGACAACCTATCGGGAGAGCCGCATGGATAACGAGGAGCCAGAGATCACTCCGGAGATGATCGAGGCTGGAGCAAGCGTACTTTGCGGCTTTGAGACGCTTACCGCGAGCGAGGGGTATTGGGCGGAGCTGGTCTATCGAGCTATGTACGCGGTAAAGATGAAAGCAAATGTGGCGAGTTCCGGCGAAACTCACCCGCAAGCCACATCAGAGGAAACCGAGCGGCGCGCTACGGAAGCGCTGCCCCGTACCGCCGGTTTAGTTGATCGAATTGCGGAGATTATCTCCCAACACACTGGTATGTATGTTGTGTCGGCGCACGGGATAGCATTGGAAATCCTCGCTCTTATAAAAGCGGATACTAACGAGGCGTGATGAGACGCAGCCGTCTCAATGCTTTAAGAACCCGCTCGCGCGGCTCGCCAGATAACATACGAAGATTTCGTTGGGGCACGAGCAGGCGGCCGCTGCTCTCTCTTCCGGTGCGCGAGACCACGAAAGTAAAAAACGACTCCGTGAAGTCGAGCGGAATAGCCGAGTCGGAAAAGACGTTCGATGGGGTCTGGAGCAGATGCTCGATCTGCACCGTGGAATCAGAAAATACCATCGCGCCGGTCGCGAGCAAATGCTCGATCTGGACCGCGTCGTCTCCGAAGAGATAAACGGCCCATTCCTCCGGAGGGCTATCGTCACTCGAAACGACCAGCACGAAGTTGATCGGAAGACTCGCATCGCCGGCAACGGCGGAAAGATGTTCGATCGGCCCGCCCGCGGAGCTGACCACCGCGATGGCGAGCTCGATCCGTGTGCCGCCATCCGCGGAGATGACGGCGCCTATCGCGATCGGTTGTTTGCCGTCGCCCGCGACCGTCACCGCGGCTTCGGTCTGGGATGCCCCGTCGCCGCGCGCGGAGAGGCCTCTGTCTGCGTTCTCCGATCCGTCCGAGGTTTGGCGCATCCCCATCTCGATGGGGCTTGCAGGGCCTCCGGAGAGGGTTTCCAGGTGGTCGAGCGGGATGTTGGAGTCGAGGGTGATCGGGACTTGGCCCTGCCACTCGACCGGTGACTTTCCGTCGCCCGGCACCGTCTCGGCGATCGCGGCCGGCTCGGCGCCTTCCGAACGAGCGCTTAGCGCGATCTCGTCGGCTCCGCTGCCATCGGCGCGAACGCTGAGCCCGGCTTCGTCCGGTGAAACCCCGCTGGCGGTTATGCTGCCAAGGTTATATTCCGGAATGATCCCGTTATCAGCGACCGTCTCCGCGATCTCGACCGGGGAAGGGCCATCGGTCCGCGCGCCGGCTGCAACATCCGCCGGATCGCGCGCATCGTTTAGCCTGGTTGCCGCAACTTCGACCGGCTCGCCCTGGTCGCCGGTCCGCGCGCCGGACCATTCATCGGGGATGCCGCCGCCCTGCGCGGGATTGCCCGCCTGATCGAGCGGCATGTTGCTGTCGAGAGTGACCGGCACCTGGCCCTGCCACTCGATCGGCGGCCGGCCATCGCTTCGCTGCACCGCAGCAAATTCGATCGGGTCGCCGGCATCATCCCGAACCGCGAGACCAGCTTCGTCAGGATCGACGGCGTCGCTTCTAACCGCGAGACCAGCCTCGATGGGAACACCGCTGTCGGCAGTCGGCGAACCGCGCCACTCTGCCGGTATCGCGGGCCCGTTCTGTACGCCCTCACCAGGCTCGATGGGCGTCGCCGGATCCGACCGGACCGAAAGACCGGCTTCGATCGGCGAAGCCGCATTGGTCAGGAACGAAAGGCCAGCCTCCAGCGGAATGCGGCCATCACTGGTCGGTGAACCCCGCCATTCCACCGGAGTATTCGGGTCGCTGCGGGGCGTCTCCGCGCTCTCTTCCGGGGTTGTGGCATCGCTTTGTCGAGCGGCGGCCAACTCAGCTGGCGTCGCTCCGTCGTTGCGCACCGATAAGCCCGCGTCGATTGGGCTGCTCGGATCCGAGCGCGCCGCAAGCCCCATTTCGATCGGGACCTTGCTATCGCCGGTAACGGAGGCAGCAGAGGCGACGAACTCCACCGGGACGATACTGTCGTTCCTGAGCGACAGAGCCTCCTCGATTGGTATCGCGCCATCGCTACGGGCCGCGCCCCCGGATTCATCTGGAATCGCCGGGTCCGAGCGCTGGCCTCCGCCCGTTTCATCGGCAGCGCCGCCGTCGTTCCGGGCGGAAAGGCCGAATTCCTCAGGAATCGGGCTGTTCTCGACAACGGTAGCGCTGGCCCAGTCCTCCAGGATGCGGCTGTCGGCGAACGGCGAGCCGCGCCAGTCCACCGGAGTGTTCGGGTCGCTGCGGGGTGTCTCCGCGCTCTCTTCGGGGGTTGCGGCATCGTTCTGTCTCGCCGCGGCAGCTTCGTCCGGTGCCCCCGCATCATTACGAGCCGATAGACCGGCGTCGATCGGGAGAATGCCGGAGCTTTGCGCTGTGCCAGCCGCTTCGTCCGGGATTGCCGGGTCCGAGCGTGTCGTTAAACCCGCCTCATCCGGTATCGCATGATCTCGCGAGACCGATAGGCCGAATTCGGCCGGAGTTATTTGATCGCGGCTCGACGTTGCGCGGGCGTCTTCAGGGGTGCCGCCGTCGGACCGCATAGTCAGCGCATTTTCGACCGGTATTATTGAGTCGAGAGTTAATGATGGACTTCCCCCCGTCCATTCGATCGGTTCAACGGGGTCATTCCGCACGACGAGAGACACCTCATCGGCTATCGCCCCGTCCGGCTGGACGGACGATCCAAATTCAACCGGCGTATCTGGCTCAAACGCCTCCAGTCCGGGAGCGATCGGTGATACTGAATCGGCGCTTACAGCTACGTGAGTGCCGAAATCAATAGAGATCTCTCCTTGCGAGACCGGTTTTAGGAAGAACTCCCAGAAGACCAGCACATTTAGCTCATCAGAGGCTCACGGCCTCAACCCATTTCAGGTGGAAGCAAGCGAACCAAGTACCGGTCGCCGCCGGGTTAAGGGTACGCACCGCGAGCGTATCGCCCGAATTGAGGACCAACTCATGTCCACCAGAATCCGTAGAATCGAACAGAGTCATCTGCGGCGATTGAGCCAATGTAGCATTCGGCGCGCCCAAGCATTCCGCGATTGCGACCGGTTCCAGCACCTGCCCCGTGGCTGCGGTGAGCGCGCCCGTGGTGGCTATACGGACCTCACCCGACGTGGCAAAGCCTGATGCCGCCATGAGGGGACGGAGCTTGTTCGAGCTTCCAGTAATCGCTAATACCGCTCCACCAGACCCGTTGGCCGTCGAACCGTGCCCAAGGATCAGTTCGAGGGGTGCACCTAGCGAGACCGCCGCAAACCCGGTGCCGGTCGCGCATTGCACAATCAGTCTTTTCAGAATAAATAGCTTGACTGGATCGGCCCATCGAACCTGAAACACTTGCGCCGCGGAAGCAATGCCGGCGGCCATCGTCCCGGTCTGCGCTCCCGCTTTATAATGACCTCCAATAACGGAGCCTTGCACCCATTCCGTCGGCCGTTGTGTGGTTCGAATTGCGGCTGTCGACGGATCGACTTGGGCGGGCACATTGCTGCTCGAACCAAATCCATTAACTATGACGTCCATGCGCGTTTCCCTTGCTCAAGCCGAACCTAGAGGCACTTCGGTGTCGGCGAGTATTTCCAACAGCCGCGCAACGCGTGCCAACTGCGCCTCGATATTTCTCAATCTCGTAATTACAGCGACCTCGCCTGTGGGCGTGACGGCCGCGAATGATGTCGGGTTTACGGGGTCGCCGAGAACGTAGCGTCCTCGATTGACAACGGTGTTATTGCCGTCGGCGCGCGTTAGCGCGCTCGTGTCCATGACCTGGTTTGTTCCGCCTATTGGGATCGGCGGGACCTGTACGGTCGAGTCTGCCATCAGGGACCCCACACTGTTGCGCCGCCGCTCATCAATCCTCGATCGCGCTCAACGCGCATTTCCCGGATGCGATGGTTCCTGCTGATGGTACCAGCTCTATTCCAGTAATCGGATTGGTGTCGTTGTTCCAGAACGATTTACCATCAGCGTGCCACGCCGAGCCGTCATTGTCCCCGACCGCTAGGTTCCAATGCAACCACTTATTTATACTGGATGACGCCACATTATCTATATACATGCGGAAAGCTAAGGGCACCGTTGTAGATAGATTGCCTCCCCAACCGTTAAAAGCATCGGTCGCCACAAGCGATTTGGAACCTAGCGCAGATCCGGTACTCGTTGTGCCATAATGTGTTTCAAGCACCGTGTAATGGGCGGTTGTCTCCCAAGTCGGCCCCCCACCCTCGCCGACATTGACACTGATCCCAGAACCGGCAATGCTGGGCACTAACCCCGTGCAATTTAGAGCCAGCCTAGCATACGCCGTAGGTAATCCCGTGAATTGCAAGCTCGCGGAGGAGGCGGCGGCGAGGCTACTAACCCAATAGGAGCCGCTGTATCCTGGTAAGCCGCTGTTTCCGAAAGCGTATTGCGTACTGAAACTCTGCCCAACATCAAGAGCCGCTTGTCCAGGCTGCTCGCAGACCCATTGGCCGCTAGATTGAGTGAAGGCCGAAAACGGCAAGCTCGCCGTGGCGGCATTTGCCCGCAGGGTAGTGCAGTCGCCAACCATCTTGGCTTGCGTGACGAATTGAATGTTGAATATGCCTGTCGTGCCTGGAACCCAGAGACCCGGTTCGGCAAAACCATTAAATTTCATCAGAAATGACTGGTAGAGATTGAATATTCCATCTTTGTTGAGCGCCGACCATCGATACGTCGCGTTCCATAGGAACTCGGTCTCTATCCATGTGCTCTCATAGTCAACTCCGTAGCGTGTGGCTCCGGCGACATCATCCCCGATCACGCCATTCCCCAGGTTCTCGAATTGAGAGTTTATGAACACGGTGCCGTGGGTAATGTGAGGATGGTCTGTCGCGCCGCCCATTTCCTTCAAAATGCCGAACGGGGCAACGCAGGCGCACAAACTTTCAAACGTGTAGTAATCAAGGTGGGCGGCGTGGCTCATGCCAATTGCGGCGCGCGAGCTTTGCTCCAGGATTGCCTTTACGATGTGGATATTGCCGAAGTTGGTAGAGTTTGGATCGTCGAGATACATCCCATAAGTACAATTGACTGTATGGAGAGCGGTGAGCACTGTTTGGTCGCCGCGCATGCTGATGCACTTGTTGAACCCGGTAATGAACAGATCGTTGACCTGCCGGCGTCCTCCCCAGAGGAAACCGTCCATGCTGGCGACTTGGCTGCCCAGGTGGGTTGCATAATATCCCGCCGCTGCCGGACCCGTCATACCTAAGTGTTGGATTGTCCCGGCGCATATACTTGTCGCTGGAGTGCCGCAAACTATCCCGGCTTTTGCGGTTCCAAGATCGGTCGGCCACGACAAGACTGATGTGGAGCTGGAGACACCAAATATACTGATAGCGCCTGTGCCGGGCCCCTCGCTGGCGTTAGGCAGAACAATCTGTTGATCATTAAGATAGGTTCCGGCAGGATAGAAGACATCCTTGCCCGCGTTGATGACCGCCTGCGCTGCGAGCCAGTCCAACTCGTTCGTGCAAGAGGTAGCAAACGAGTAGGAATAGCCATTCTTAGAATAGGCTTGCAGCGCCGTGAGATTAGCCAGCCCGAGCGCCGTGCATGCCGGGTGAGAAGAACCGTCGCCGATCGCGCCAGCGGTTGTGACATAAACCGGAGAATTAGCACTAAGAGCTGCCGCGCCAATTGCAGTGGCATAGTTCGAACAAAGCTTAGTCGTTGCTGTGCCGGCTGCATTGACGATCGGGATGCATTGATTGGTCAATGGGACTGATGCAGCGGTTTTCCCAGTCAGATAAGCAGGGAAGCTTACATCAGCCTTGGCAGCCGATGCCCATGCGACCATTAGGGATAATGTGATGACATATAAGCGCATTATTGCGTCAATCGGTTGCCGGTAGATTCATCGGTCAGAACATTGCCGGTAGATTCATCTGTTAGAAATGACGCTGTCCACATCGTGCGCCGCCGCTCATTGCCGCTGCGCACGGCCAACGACTGATCGCATCCGACGCCAGAATCCAAAAAGACCGGGTGGGAAAGCGCTACAAACCCGCTGGGCGGCGTCCCCAGCCATAAGGCTGGGAGAAAATACCCATTTCCGACATCGCCACTGTTCTTTAAAGAAAGAGCTGGAACGACCGGATTAGCCGTAATTCCTGATAACAGAACGAATCCGTTGTTTTGGGTCGCTGGATTGCCGGTAACGCTCCCAGACGACCCATACCACCCGCTTGCCAAAGTAATATCCTCAATCCAATATAGACCGTTCACCAAATCAAGAGCGTGTCCTATTCTGTCGCCTGACACCACTACAAATGTACTAGATGCCCATACGAGACCGGCATTATAATAGAAGTCACTTGCTGTACCAGTACCGAACACTCCACAAGTATCTGGTCCTACACCAATGTATTGGAAGTCAGCAGCCGATGATCCCGTGTTGCCTATGCCCTGAATGCAGTTATTGGCAAATGAAGACGACGTAACGGACGTTTCCCAGTAGAATTTACCTACGGTAACCCCTTCGGATCCAAAACCGGCACAACTCGTATTCGTCGCGCCCATCGTGACCGTGATGGTACCGCCCCCACTCAAATGTGAGTTGATGTGCGTAGCGGACCAAACTTGGGCCACTCAACTCCACCACACCGTGCGCTGCCGCTCATTGCCGCTGCGCACCGTCAGCGACAGATCAAACCTGCCGCCGTTATCCGAAAAGACTGTGCCGCCGGTCGCGGGCGTATAGGTGATGACGATGATGCCCTGCCCACCGGCGCCGCCCGGGGCTTGAACGGCTCCGCCATAGGCGCCGGCACCGCCGCCGCCGCCATAAAGACCGCCGGCTCCGCCGGTTTTCGCAGCTACGTTGGCCGCGCCGTTGATGATTACGCCACCGGCGCCACCGCCGCCGCCAGCTCCGGCCGTTGTCCAATTTACGCCAGTACCTCCGGGGCCGCCTGGGCCGGATAGGATGCCTGAGCCTGAGTCGGTGGCGCCCCCGCCGCCACCGCCTCCGGAGCCATGAGCACCAGTGCCGCCCGGGCCGCCGTCCGTCGCGCCGCCGTTAGACCCCGCAGCTCCACCCGTACCGCCGGCCGTGCTATCGAAGGCCGTTCCGCCAGTACCGCCTGCTTGCGCAGCTCCGTTATTACCGGCCGCGCCGCCATCCGCCGCGCCGCCGCCGCCGCCGCCTTGCTCAGAGCCGGAAAGACCTGTGGCGCCGGCGCCACCCACGCCATTCGGTCCGCCGGCACCGCCACCGCCGGCCTCTGCCCCGGAAACGTTATTGCCGCCAGTCCCGCCGTTATGTCCTACAGTGCCAGTACCGCCCGACCCGCCTGCTCCGCCGGTTCCAGCATTGCCGCCGCCACCGCCGACTGCGATTAGCAATGTCGAGTGGAGTGTCGTATTCCCGCCGGCAGTACCATTTGTCGTGCCGCTCGCGCATGTTCCTCCGGAGCCTATCGTAAGAGCCACTGCAGCGCCAAGGCCGCCCAGAGTGGCTGCTGTGACATTGGTTAGCTTACGGTATTCGCCACCACCCCCACCCCCGCCGACATTGCCTCCAGCTCCAGCTCCGCCGCCACCGATAGCTTCTATTGTGTTATTCGCGTCGTTCCAATCGGTCGGAACCCCACCGGGCCACGTTGTGCCGGAGGTGATGATGACTTGCGTCACGGCAGCGGCTGATCCGCAGTGTTACGTGGTCTGGCCGCTCACGCGCATTGTAAACGAGGTTTTCGCCGGCGCGAGCCCCGCAGTCAGCACGAGCTGCAACCAAATACCCTGTGCGCCGGCGGCGTTTGGTGCCCCGCCAGAAGGCAGGTTCTGCGGTGACGGAACGGGAAGGGTCTGCGGCGCAGCGCCGGACGAGAACGCCGTGATTGCGACGGACGGGACGGTCTGCCGCGTGGCGATCGTGCTGAGGTCGTTGAGCACGTTCGTCAGCGCGAAATTCAATGTGCCTGATGACGGGTCGACCTGCTTGATGATGTTCGCGACGGTGAGTGCTGTGACCGTGTTGTTGTCGACGGCAAAGACCTTCTCGTGGAAGCTCCGGGTCGATCCGCCGCTCACGTCCGCGGCCGCATTGTAGAACGGCCGGCGCACCTGGGTGATCAGGTTCGGCAATTTGTCGAGCAGCATGCCCTGGTAGATGTCATAGGTCGTCGCCACGGTCGGGACGATCGCCCAATCCGCGCTGACCGACACGACATCGCCGGAGATGCTGATGATTTCGCGCAGCTGGAAATTGACGCCTGCCGGCAGGTTGTTGGTCGGGCGAAAGATTTGGCCCGCCGCAACCGCCGCACCGTCGCCAGATTGCAGGGTCACCGTCGCGTCCAGGGTGGCTGTCGCCGCCGATCCGGTTACGGCTGTGTGCGCGGCGATCACTGCGGTGTGGGACAATACTGCGGTCGTTCCCGCCGCGCCGGTGCCGGACGCGACGACCTTCAGTAATCGCTCGAACGATTGCGCGCCGGCCACTTTCGTAGTGCCGGTGAGGGTCTTGGCCTCGGTCTGAATGACGCCAGTGGAATCGCGCCCTGAGACGGTCAGAACGACCGCCGTATCGCCTGAGTTCTCCGACACGTAATCGACGAACCCGGTCGGGGTGACGTCGGCGAACACGACCTTATTGGATGGAGTAAAAGCGCCGCCTGTCGTGGTACCATCGATGTCGGGCATCGAGGCGCTCCCATAAATTCTTAACTGCGATTTCAAGACCGACATGGTGTAATATCCTTCAACGGGACAACTGGAGCGAAAGGCGTCTGGCTAATGATAACGATGACTTGCCCAAAATGCGGATGGAAACCTTGGCCAGCGGGATACGAAGTACTAATCCCTTCTGAGAACCTGAATCCAAGCATGCCTTGGCAAACTCTAACTGGCGATAAAGCAGGCCAGCCATTGGAGCTCGCTAGTGTAGTCACGGATCTTAGGAACGGTAATCTTGTGATACTCAAACGAGACGGCCAACAAGTCATACTGCCAGAAGACGATATAGCACCTTACGGTATAACAGGGCCTAGCGGACTCGGCCCTAACCCCAAGCTTAGGGGAGCCCCTTGATCACAATGACGAGAGAGCCAGCCAATGAGCGATGAGACGTTGGAAATTGACGCCGCGGTGAGCGGCGAACCGAAAATGGACGGATTCGATATCCCGGCTTGGGCTGGGATGCTGCTTCTTGGCACTCCGATTATCTTCTGGTCCCTCGTAGGCTACGGCTCATATCGGCTTGTTAAGAGAATTCGGAAGACGCGAAACGCTATACCCGGCGAGGCATTGATAAGACTACAGATCGGCCTTGACCTCGATCGGCGTTAGCGAAGAGTGGCCTACAGATCGGCCTTGACCTCGATCGGCGCTGGCGCGGTCGCTTTGGCGGCCGCCGGCGCTGCCTCCTTAACTGGCGCACCGGCGTTGTCAGCCTCGATCTGATCGAAGAGTTTGTTGACTTTCTCGTCGCTAGCATCTCTCGCTAATTCGACGAGATTTGGCCCATCGCCAAGGCCAGGAGGGTCAGAATGCGTCACATGCCCCGTTGCCGGTGCCTTGAGCTGGGGCTGGCGCACGACGTAGATATCGTGGTCGTCGCCCCAGGGCTCGCTGATCTCGTCGATGATGTCGACGACGGCGTACCCACGCTCGGTCACGTCTAACGGCGGGTCGAGGACATTGCCATCCTGATCCTTATGCTGCAGCACCATCGCGATAACTTTGACTTGGGTGTCCGAAACCTCGATCGAAATACAGGACTGACCGGGCGGTTTCGCATAGGCACGCAGGATCTTCGCCTTGTCGCCGTTCTTCAGGTGGTTGGTCGCCGCAAGCCCACGCGTGCGCCGCAGGTCGTGGAGATGCTCCTCGACCGTGCGCGCGGGGATGACGATGGTCTCGCCGAGCCCGATCGTGAATGTCGTCATGATTTCTCCAGTGGGGATTTTAGTCCGTTTGGCCTTATCACAAGACCGCCGATGGTAGGAGCGAACGGTCGACTTCGCCAAATACAGCCGGGACGAGTGCACTGCTCAAAGAACCAAACATTATTAGCGGAAACCCACTGAGTCTGATGCCAGCCAAGCCAGCAAAGGAATCTGCCGATCATTCGTCTTCATCCTCACTGTCGTCGAGCGGCTCTAACCAGGGCGCGATCGAGCATCTACACCCAACATGTGGATCGTCCCCATTCGGGAACTCTTCGTCGATATCGATCGGGCTGGCGTCCTCGTTTTCCAGACAATCATCCTCGACCTGGTCATCGCCCGCGGTTACCCAGACGTAGCCGGTGGCGACATTGCTTTCGCCGATCGCGATCCGCTCGCCCGCCCGCTTGGCGACGGCGAGCTCGTTTTGTGCGATGCGCTCGGCCCGAGTCTCGCTGAAGGCGTAGTTGTCCGCAAGGTGTTCGGCAAGCTGGGCATCGGTCCAGCCCTCTTCGATGGCCTGGGCGACGTCCTCGGCAAGCATGCCGCGGGTCGACTCCTCGAGCTGGCCGACGAGCTCGCCGGCGTTCTCGCGCGCCCAGGCCGCGGCCGCGCGGTCCATTTGGTCGCCGATCGCCGAGGCCAGCTGGTCGTCGGCGGGCTCGTCGACCGGCGGCAAGCTGAACTGCTCGCGCGCCTGGTTGACCGTCGTGTCCGGCCCGTCGAACCCGAGCAGCCTGAGGGTCCCGCGAGCGCTGCCGGCGTAAGTCTCTTCGAGCTCCTCGGTCGCCGGCGTGCGTAGGGTCTGCCAGTCGCCGATCGGGGCGCCGGCAAGGATCAGCGCGGCCGTCGCGAGGAAGCCATCGTGCCGCCGCTGCTGAGCGACCGCGTCGTCGTCCTCGTCGTCGTCATCCTCGTCGTCATCGTCGGTACTTGGGAAAGTACCTGGTAAAGGGTGGACAGGATCGTCGTCGGCCTTCCCGAGCGCGTCACTTTTTGCGTCCTCAAATGAGGCGGCAAAAAGTGACGCGGTCTTGGTCGCGCTACGGCCGTGGAGCCTGATCTGCGGGCCGAGTGCCCGCGCCGTCTGGTGCGCCAGGTCGCGTAGCAAGGCGTGCAATCGCGAGGCGAACCGCTTCTGCGCCGCGTGGAGGGTCGGCTGGCGCGTAACCTTGATCACGTCCGATAGGCTGGCCGAGGCTGGCGGCGGTCTTTCCATTCGCTTTGCTCTTGGCCGGGGTTTTTCCGGAGGGTTTGGCAGCGCCCTTTCGAGGCGCCGCCTTGCCCTCGGGCCCACCTTTGCCGGCCGCCGGGCCCGAGCTCGGCGTTAGCGTCGGCTGGGGTGGGTTCAAACTCAACTCGCCCAGCGCCTCGAGATTTTTCAGCAGGACCGGACCGCTCGCGGTGATAATCATCGGCTGGGCACCGACGCCATCGGGGAGCGGGTCATCGCCCAGCTTGTCGCGCACCTCGTCCTGCACGTAAGTCCCGTTCTTGATGTAAATGTCGAAGATTTTCGCCTGGTCTGCCGGGTCGACCGGTCGCTCGTCTTTCCAGGAGAACTCGAGGTCGGGGTTGCCCATGCGGCGCTGGATGACGTTGTCGATCATCCGCTTGACGTACCCCATTATTGGGGCAAGTCCTTCTTCGATCGCAACTTCTTGCGCTGTACCCGCGGTTGCGCGGTTCATCTGTTTTACAGCCCAGGATGGCGGCAATGAAAAGGCGTAACACACGACGCGCGTCAGCCACTCGTCGAAATCGTCTTTGTACGGCGCTTCCTTGAATGGAATGTATTTCGCCTCGGCCGGCCCCCAGATCATTTTCGTCCGGTTGCCGGTATTGCCGGCGTAATATGAATCAAACCACTCCTGGTATTTCGCAGTTTGATCCGGGCTCCAATCTTTTGCGCCCGTAGCCATTCCCGGCGGTAGATTGCCCTCCGTGAAATGTTGCAACTGCATAATCTGCCTGCGAATACCGATATTGATCGTGAGCATGATCTGCTCGACAGGAGAATAGCCGTACAACTTGTGTGGCCGCGGATTGCGCGGCACGTAAATAAGCTGGTCGGCGAAGATCGAACGGTCTGCTTTGGCATTGGTGCTGACGCGGCCATCCTCGGTGAGCACCCAAGGCCGGCCATGGATGATCTGCTCAAAGGCAGGTGCGGGAGGAGCGGGCCGGCGCCCAGTGGTGTCGATCAGCACCTTGATCGTGCTGCCGTCAATAATGTCCAGCGCAATGATGTCGCCTCCGCGATTTTTGCGGACCTCCAGTGTTGCCGCATCAAGTACGAGCACGTCTTCGAGTAAAATCCGGAGCCAAGTCGCAAAGTCGTTGTTGCCGTCGGGGCACATCCAAAACTCGGTCAGCGCGTCGGACCGCTTCTCGGCGCCAGCTTTCGGGTTGCGCTCATCCCGCGGTTTGATCGACCACTGGAGGGCCTCGATCTGATCCTTGCGTGTCTCAATGCAGAGCCGGGTGATGTCGTGGTTTTGCGCCAGCGCGCGCAATTCGGCGAACCCAATGGGTTCGTATGAGCGCGGCGTGTAGATGTAGTTGTACCCGACGGGATAGTCGAGCGCGCGCAGCCGTTCAGGCTCGACCGGTGGCAGCGGATAGCCGGGAGCGAACAGACCACCCGACGGCTCAAAGGTATCGCTAAACTGCGTCAGGTCCGGCGGGTTGACGCCTGGACTTTGGATCGTTGCGCCCGGCGTCGGCTTGCCGCGGAACGCGGCTCGCGCGCGCGCCATCATGCCTTGCACGGTGCCGACCAGCGATGTCTGGACGCCGCCGGTGCCGGGTGCGGGCATGGGCTACCCCTCGGAAATGTGGTAGGTTAGAGGCAATGTAAGGGGAATAAGGTTATGAAAATTCGGTTGGTTTGTTCAGTGCTTGGTATGCTGTGTGGATCTTCGGTTCATGCCAATGATGTCACTGAACCATGTCCTTACTGGAACTCTAAGGGTGAATCTTACTATTACCCCAATGGGGATAGTAACACTAAACATTATCCTATGTGGACAGAATTATCTCCAGATCAAGTCAAAATATGCATGCAAGAATATTGGAAGGTGCGACTTGACAGTATAAACCAAGGAGTTGCTGAAAAACAAAAAGATTTGAACAACGCACAGAAACATTTGGGCATGTGGCAATAATGCGAGCAGGTGGTCCAGCCTAAACAACCTTCGCTTCAGTTTCAGGCTGCGGACAAGGAGGAGTAGAGCCATCGACGGCGGCCCGATAGCACCAGCAGTCGCTGGGCGTGCTGCCGTCAGCCGCGCCGTGGTAGCACCAGCAGTCGCTGGGTGACAGGCCCTTCCTGACATTGCAGCCGAACCGCTCGAACTTGAGGCGCATCGTCGCGGCGCGGATCGCCGCGAAGTCGTCAGCCGCTCTTCCCGCCATCGTCGCGTGATCTCATAAAGGAAAGCGGTGCGCCGTGCTCCAAGGCCCACAATGCGAGCTCGACGACTCTAGGGATTGGTGCCGGTCTCGTCTGCGGGCCGCGCGTCTGACCAGCCTCGTAATCGGCTAGGCGCGAGACCGAAATATCGAGCCGCCGCGCCGTTTCGCGCTTTGACCAACCGAGGCGCTCACGAAGCGCAACGAGTTCCGCCGCCGTCATGCAGCATATGTGGGGCTCATACGCGACAATCGCAAGCTAGGTCGTCTTTACCGCTTGCATGTGTGCGACAGTCGCATTATCTTGTCTTCAGAAGCGAACGACGAAAGAGCAGGAGCTAACCAAAGCGAGGAGGAATTAATGACGGTATATCAGACGCTCCTTTCAATGATCGGCTTTATAGGCGGAGTCTTCTTTGGTGGCGTGGGAATGGCTCTCGGCGGCTGGCGCCTCTGTGCGGCTGCTGGAGTCTCATGGGCCGCGTTTATCACTGCGTTGGCCCTCGCGTCGTGACCACATCAACATCGACGGGATTCGCGAGGAGGTGACACTATGAACAAGCTGTTTCTCGAACTCGTAAACATGATCGCGGGCGGCACCAGCAATCGGCACTTCACCGCTGCCATCGCCTACGTCACCCGGGTTCGCAATTCCGACGCCTTGCGAGAGGCACTCCAATGATTTGCGGCTGTCAGGATTATGAGCCTGAAGAATTAATTTGCCCGGAATGCGGCGGACTGCCCGACGATGACACCGGGCCACATGAGGAGTGGTGCCCGAAGGCAACAGTCGTCAATAGGACTCCCCGCCATCCTGTGGCTTCCATTCCGGATGCAGCGCCTGGTATTCTTGAGATCCAGCCGGCTCGGACTTCCAACCAGTGAACGGGAGATACACATGACGGACGGAAAAATAGTCGTTGGTCCAAACCAATACCGCTGTGAGGTATGCGAAGGTGTATTCGATAAGGGTTGGTCGGATGAGGAAGCTAGTGCTGAGCTAGCCGAAACCTTTCAGGGCTTTAGTGAAGACGAGTGCGGCATGGTGTGCGATGACTGCTACAAGGCGATGGGATTCGGCGATGACCGGGGGCCACCTGCGGATCAATAGGACTCCCCCCCGTCCTGCGGCTTCCACTCCGGATGGAGTGCTTGGTATTCCTGGGATCCGGGCGCGGGCTCCGACTTGGGCCGACCTGCCTCCACCGCCGCCAGCCGCTCTTTGACCAGAGCCTCGGCCTTGCGCCGGGTGACTTCGTAGATGCCCCAGGAGGCGATCTCCTCGACGAGGATCTCGGTGAAGGCCCACACCAGCGCATCGGCGCGGTCCGGCGAGGAGCGAGCGCCGCCCATGCCGAGGCTCGATGGGTCCATCGGATCGCGCTTTGGCTTCGAGCGGTCGAGGTCCGGCGTGAACTCGCACATCTGATCTTCGAGCACGGTGAACGCGCCCATATGCCGGATGCGGCCCTGTTCGTAGAGCGCCGAGACCGGCTCGGCGCGCACCACCTTGCCGCGGGTCGCGTGCACTGCGGTATAAGCGACGTTGTCGTCGACGACGCGGAGCGTGGCCTCGACCATCTCGCCGCCGTTGTTGACCTCGGCGACGATCCTGTCGGCACCGTGGTTCTTATAGGCGGCGACGGCGATGCGGGCCCATTCGATCGGCGTGTAACGCCCCGAAAGGTCGGCCAATACATAGCCGCGGCTGTTCTTATCCTTGCCGGCGACGATGATGCCGGTCTCGTCGGAATCCTCGCCCGAGCTCACCGCCGGATCGATGGCGACAACGACGCGCACCAGATCGGGAAGCACGAATCCGATGGGCGGCCGCGCCGCCTCGAGGAGGGCGCGGTTCCACAGCGCGCCCGGCACGTCGTCGAGCAGCTCGGCGTTGAGCTCCTGGCGGCCGAGGCGGGTGCCCTCGTATTTCTTGACGATCTGCTGGAGGAACGCGCCGGCTAGATTGGCGCGGTTCTCGTATGTGCTGCCGCGGCTGATGGCGACGGTGGGATCGGCGACGAGGTCTTTGATGAGCTTGGTCGGCCTTGGTGTGGTGGTGACCATGACCCGCGGGTCGTCGCCGAGGCGCAACCCGAACATCAGCATGTCCCAGGCCTCGGGGTACCGCCAGGCCCCCAACTCGTCGCACCAGGCGGCGTCGTGCTGCGGGCCGCGGAGCCGCTCCGGTTCGTCGGCCGAGAACGTCGTGGCGATCGCGCCGTTGGGCCAGGTCAGCCGCCGCTTGGACGGCTCGTAGTGCGGTCGGTCTACGGCCGGAGAAACTGCAAGGATGCCGCTTTCACCTTCGACGATAACGTCGCGCGCATCGGCCGCCGTCGGGGCGACCAGGGCGATGCGACGACGGCCGGCGGCGACTTGGGCGCGGACCCATTCGGCGCCGCTCCGAGTCTTGCCCGAACCTCGTCCTGCAAGATAGAGCCAGACTCGCCAGTCGCCCGCAGGCTGGAGCTGCTCATCTCGCGCCCAGTAGGGCCATTCATACCGGAGTTCCTCCAGTTCCCGATCCGTCATCTGAGCTATTACCGCTGCCTGCTCTTCGGGCAGAAGAGAGGCGAGCGATGAGGCCCGTGACAACTTCTCGAGCTGAGGAAGCACTGTCAATCTCGCTTTTGTGCTCGTGCACGTTGGTCTCTTTCCAACCCATTCGCCTGGCCAGCCAAAATTTGGTGAGCTCGACGCGGCCGTGGTTGTCTGGGATGCCGCCGGGGGCGGCGGTGATCGTGGCGTAGGCTATGCGGCCGACTGTGGCATTGGCTTTGATGTAGCCGGTTTCGATCTCGTCGGAGAAATGCAGCTCCAGGGTCTTCCTGTCGATCGGCTTGCCGGTTTCGGGATTGATGATCACTCGGCAGATTTCTTCCTGGGAAATACCGAAGCCGCTCATTGCCTCGACATTGCCGCGTTGGTCGGCTGTGGGCGCGAATTTCTTGCTCATTGGCCGGCCCGCGCCTTCCCGCGCTCCGCCTCTCGGCGCGCCAGCTTTCGGGGTAGCCGATTGCTTTGGGCGCCCAGCACCGGATCGCGCTCCGCCTCGCGCCATTCAAATTCCATTGCGTCGTTTCAAAAAGTCGCTAATCGACCGCAAAGAAAAATCTGCATGTGTGCTGCGCCACTTTGTCAGGATGGCGACGTGTTGGGGTTTGACATCAGAAGACTGTCAAAGCTCGCGTTGAAGCTAATCACGGCAGAAGCATGCCCAGAATGTGGGGGAATGTCCGATGATGACACCGGGCCACACGAGGAGTGGTGCCCGGAGGCAAGTGAATGAAAAAAGACGCCACTCGCACGCTAGACTATGACACAGGCGGCCGACGAAAATTCCAGTGGACTTCCGCGCCACGCGGAGCGTCTGTGGGGCTGTCGTCAATAGGAGAAACCAATGGAGTGGAGAGTGAGATGACACTCGCGAAGATTGAACGGGATTTGAAGGCTGGCAAGCTGACTGCGAACCAAGCTGCCTTTATGCGCAAGTGGTTGAACGAGAGGAATTGAGCGTGGCTAAAGCACCAAAGGAAACGACGTTTTCGTCTCGCTCGAACGCGAAGCGCGCCGCCGAGAAGGCAATCGCCGACGGCACGGCGCCGAGCATTGATTACGGCATTAAGGAGCGCCCGAGCGGCCGGTTTGAAATCAGCTGGCATCGCAAAGGGGGCACGGAGGAAGTCCCCACCACCGAGTGGGTCGAGGAGGAGATTGCGACGTCGACCGCCGAATTCGTCGGCCCGAATCTCGCTTATAGAAGGGGATTCGGTATTGGCGTCGGCCTCGCCCGGGAGTTCGAAGCCGCCGAGGCGGAGAACCCTCTCGGTTATCGCGATCGACTTTTGGCTGCCGATGCCGCGCGCCGGCAGAAGATGGCCGGGCCCGTCGAGACTGAAGCAGATCTTGCTACTGCAGAGGAAGAGCGCGAATCTGATGATGCCGCAGAAGCCCCTGCGGAACCGATCACCACCCCTTCGGATGGAGAGGGAGATATGCCCGACCGTTTCCCGCCCGGCACTCAGGTCATTGTGCAAGTCGGCAAGCGTAAGAGGAGCCTCGGCGTTGTCGACTATCGGGTCGACGCCCGGCATGTCCGCGTGCACCTCACTGCCGCCGCACCGCGAACGCCGTCGGCGATGTTCGAGTTCAGGAACCTGACGCTGGCAACGGATGAGGAGTGGGCGAGCTGGACCCCGGATATGTCGACTATTGCGCCAGCGGCAAAGCCCGAGCGCAAGCCGCGGGCCGCGCCGTCGGGCGACCGCAAGCCGAGCAAGAACACCCAACTCGACGCCATGGCCGCGCGGGGCGAGATGCCCGCCAAGCCGATCATCACTTCAAAGGCGAATCAGCTGCAATACCAAAAGCGGTTCGACCAGCTTGAGAAGTCTGCGCTTGCGGGCGACTGGGACGCGGTGCTCAACTTCCACGTCAAGGGCATCAACAGCTACGCCAAGATGCTCAAGCAATACCGGGATCGGCTGCTTGCCGCTCACGCGGCATCTGCAGCCTCGGACGTAGCCGCTTGAGGCTGCCGCTCAGCGGCGATCTGGTCGAAGGTGCGGCCGTCGCCCTCTAGCACCGCGGCCTCGCCCGTGAAGTCCTGCCAGCGCTTGACGCCGACGTCGACATATTGCGGGCTGAGTTCGATAGCGTGGCAAGCGCGGCCGGTCATCGCGGCCGCGATTATCGTTGTCCCACTACCACAGAAAGGCTCATAGACCGCCTGGCCGGATGAGGAGTTATTCTCGATCGGCCGGCGCATGCACTCGACCGGCTTTTGCGTCGAGTGCCCGGTCTCCAGCTTATTTGACTTGACGATTTGCCAAAGCGTCGATTGTTTTCGATCGCCCGTCCAATGTCCTGTTTTGCCTTTGCGAACCGAATACCAGCAGGTTTCGTGCTGCGGATGATAGTGGCCGCGGCTGACCACGAGGCTGCTTTTTGCCCATATGATCAAATTGCGAGGTTCAAATCCACATTGTCTAAGATGCGCGGCAACAGCGGGACACTGGAGCGAGGCGCACCAAACATACGTAACTTCTCCAGGGAATAGAGCCCACGCTTCGGTCCAGTCAGACCTGTCGTCGTTAAGCACTGGCCCGGTGGCGGAAGTTCCGCGCGTCCGAAAGTTGAGCTTCTCAACCTCGTTCCGCCAATTAGCGTCGTAATTGAGCCCATAAGGCGGGTCGGTGACCATCAGGTGCGGCTCGACGCCGCCGAGCACGCGCTCAACGTCCGTCGCGACCGTGCTGTCGCCGCAGAGGAGACGATGCCGCCCGAGGATCCACAAATCGCCCGCCACCGAGACCGGATGCTCGGGCACCGCGGGCGTGTCGTCGGGGTCGGTAAGCCCCTCGGTCCGCTCGGCCATGATGTCTTTGAGTTCGAGCTCGCCAAACCCGGTCAGCGATAAATCAAAGCCGCCGAGCTTCAGCTCTCCGAGCTCAAGCCGAAGCAATTCCGGGTCCCACCCGGCGTTGAGCGCCAGCTTGTTGTCGGCGAGCCGGTAAGCCTGGATTTGCGCCGGCGTCCACCCGCGCGCCACCATCGTCGGCACATCGGTAATGCCAAGCTGGTGCGCCCCGAGCACACGGCCATGCCCGGCGATCAGCGTACCCGCTTCGTCAACGAGCACCGGGTTGGTGAAGCCAAATTCGCGGATCGAGGTCGCGATCTGCGCTACCTGCTCGTCGCTATGAGTGCGAGCATTTCGAGCGTATGGGATCAACCGATCGATCAACCATCGCTCGACCTTGTCGGCCGGCCACGGCCTTTGATTTCCGTCCGACTCGCGCGCGGGCGCGCGGGCGCGCGACACGGGGGAAGTGTTGGGCCTTTTTTGGGCCTTCCGACCCGCTCCAACCCGCGCTCCGCCTCGCGCCATTGATTATTCCCATGTTTGATTTAATTCAAAGCGCCCGAGCTATTCAAAGCGCTCTCGGCTCACGCCGCGCCTTTGCCTCCACCGCCTTCGCCGCCCACGCCGACGCCGCCGCTCGCAGCACCTTCCTCGCCGTGCACCGCATCACCCAATCGGTCTGCGTCGGGGTGGTGAAGCGCGTCAGGTATTCGCTCTCGGAGATGCCCAGCACCGCCAGCAGCCGGCTCTTGTCGGTGCGGTTCGACTGCCCGGGTGGGGTTAGGGCCAGCTTCCAGAATTGCCCCTCGGCCTTCTTCAGGCCGCGCCGGATCGCCTCATCCTTGATGGCCTCAGTCCGCGCCTTCAGCGCACCAGCCTCGTCGGCGAGCGCCGCGGGCGAGAGTTTGCGCAGGCGCTTTATTTCAGGGTCGAGCGGCATTTTGGATCCTCAGAACATTTCCGCGGCGATGAAGATTCGATCCGGATAGATCCGGCGGATCGCGCCGGCGGAGTACCAGGCGTTGCCGAATTCGATGAATGGACCGGCAGTCACGGAGACGATTCCGGGATCCCCGTTCCCGGTGGTAGTGAGGACTTGAAGGACGTAATAGCCCGGCGACCGCCGCGGCTTGGTGGACTCAACGGGAGCGGGATGCGCGGACAATCAGCAATTCCCTTGTACCTCCCCGTCGCGCAACTCCCCCCTGATCATCATCTCTAAAGTGGGGCAGAATTCGTCCACGTCCTCCGGCGCCACCAGAAAAGCGGCGCGATCGGTGAGCACAAAGACCCCCTCCGACAGGCGCGGCGTCCACTGCAGATAGCGCGGCGGGATAATGTTTTGGGGCGCGACACGCATCAACTCGCGCACCAGGGCGCAGCTGCGGGCGGCCCCAAACTCGACCGCGAGCTCGAGCTCGTCCTCATCGAACAACGGCATGATGCGGGCAGGTTCGGGTGATTGGTTCACGTGAAACCCTCCGCTGATGAACGTTAAGGCGCGCCGCTCAATGACCCAGCGGGAGACGACCCTTGCCAGCCTTGTCGGCCAAATATTCGAACCACCAGAGCTTTCGGGTCTCGCTCCGGCTGCCGATCACCACGTGGCAGATCGCATGGTGCTCCGCGCAATAAGGCGAGCACGGTCGCCGCAACGCGCCGCAGTCGTGTCGCCCCGCCGCGTCGTCGATCAGATAGGCGCAGCCGCCGCTCATACCGTCAGCGGGGGCCGCAAGCGTCGCGAGGTTCATAGCCGAACAGCCTTCGAGGCGGGGTTCTGCAGGATTTTGCCGCGCTGCACATACCGCATCGCAACATCGCTATTTTTGTGCCCGGTCTGGGCCATGATGTCGGCGAGGCTCGCTCCGCCGCGTGCGGCGCTGGTGGCGAAGCCGCTGCGCAGACTGTGCCCGGCGACCTTCGAGGGGTCGATGCCGACCCGCTTTGCGGCCCGCTTGACGATCTCCGCGACAGCCCGGCCGGTCAGCCGGTCGGCGGTAATCCTGCCGTGGTCGACCCGGGTGAAGAGCGGTGTCGGGAAACCTCCGGAAGATTTCCCGGTGTCGGAGGTTTCATTCGGAGGTTTCCCGTTGATGATTCGTTCACCGGAAAATTCCGGGGTTTCCGACTGGGGGGATTTTCCGCCCCCCCCAGTCAACTCCAGCCAGGCTTCGAGCGCCGCCACCGGACAGGTCGTCGATTTACGCGACCGCGGAATCCCGATCTCGCGGCCTTGCCCTTCCTGGTCGGTTTTCGACCGGCGCACCAGGATCGTCAGGCCAGCCTGGGTGATGGTGATGTCGTCGCGGTCGAGCGCGATCAGCTCGGAGCGGCGCAGCGCAGCACCAAAGGCGACCAACAGCACCGCGCGATCGCGGCAGCCGCCAGGCCGCTCGACCCGCAGCTTTCGAACGATGCGCCGGAGGTCCTCGGTCAGCAGCGCCCGCTTCGCAACCTGCCGGGTGCCATAGGTCCGCCGGATGCCGGCCAGCACCAACGCAATCGCGGGGTGCTTGCCATCGAGGCCATGACCGCCGAGCCGATGCATTGCGGTGATCGCCGCCAGCCGGCGATTGAGGGTGGAGACCTTGAGGATGCCCGAGCGATCTGAGAGATAAGCGCCGATCGTCACCGGCGCGGCCGGCAGCGGGATGAGCCCGGCGGACTCGCACCAGAAGGAAAAATCGGCCCAATCCGAGGCGTAAGCGCTCTCGGTCGCCGGCGCGCGCGAGTGCCGCGCGAATTCGGCCGCCGTTCGGCCGAGATCGGCCGATTTGCCGATTTCCCGGCTGATTTCCCATCTGGTCAGCGGCACCGGCAAAGTCGCCATGGCCGCCTCCCTGCGAGATTACGTTAATTTAGAGCGAACTTCCCAGGGCTCGCGACGTCGGAAGGTCAGCAGGGGCGGCGGCGGGTCATCGATGATCTCGTAAGTTAAGACCGCATCGTACTCCGGTGCCTGTTCCCCAAGCTCAAGCGCATCGAACTCCGGCGCATAGCCGACAAACCAGACCCAGCCATTGTTGGCGTCGTGGAGTTCTTCAAACACGTCCATCCGGGAGCGCAGCCACGCCATCTTCGGAGCCTGGTCGAGCATGCATTCGGCTACGCGGACCTTGCCCAGGCGGTTCTCTCGGACGGCTTGTTTCATGGGCTCCCCACCGTACTTTGCCCCTCACTCCCAACCACCGATAATCTCTATTATCGACGGTTGGATTCGGGAGGTTCAGATCGATCGAGCGGTCCGCGGCATCGATGCCATACTACAAGGGCAAACGGCCAGCAGACCAAAGCGAACGGCACCAGAAACCATTCGCGTCCCTTCGGGTGATCGATCAGCGCCATGGCCACGACCCCTGCGCCAAACGAGATATACCCTAGGAAGAGCCATCCCACGATGATCGCCGGTTAGGCCCTCACCTCGACGCCCACCTCGCCGTTTGATTGCGGGCGATGCCGGGGCGCGGTGGCGAGATGCTCGTCCCCCAAACGGTGTTTGATCGCGTCGCGCATCCGTTCGAGCGACTTCATGCCGACATGCTTCGTGTCGATGATCTGTTCCAGGTGCGACAGCACTTTCGCCATCACTTCGCGGTCGATGCGCAAGGCTTCGACTAGGCTGGCACTGTGGTCCAGATTATCGCGAATCTCCTCCGCCCGTTCGACCGCCCAAATCATCTCGACGGGCTTGGCCTGCTGAATATTCTTGACGGTAAACAGCCGCTCGGCGAGGTCTCTCGTTTCGGGGTCGGGATCGATGCCCAATTCCTCCTTGAGCGTCTTGCGGCAGCGGCGATATTGTCGCTTCGCTTCGCCGTGCTGTCCGGCGGTATCGAGGGTCACGATCAATAGCCGCTGGTTGTCCTCGTTGAGCGGGTCGATCTGCACTAGGCGTCGGGCGGCGGCAATCGCGACAGGGTGATCGGCATTGTCACGGGCAATTCCGGAAAGCCGCACCAGCACCTTCATCGCCCGCACCCGCCACATCTCCTGCTCGAGAGTGAGCCACTCGCGGAACGGCTCCGACTTGATCCATAAATCACCCAGCATATCGCCGCGGTAGAGATTCGCGGCCAGTTCGAGGTCATGCTGGTTGTTGGATTTCTCCAGCCGCGCAAAATCGGCGACGTCCGTTGATACATCGGCGCGGCAATCGACTAAATCAGTGATGAGAGTTTTGACGGCCTCCGCGCGCATCTCCTTGCGCAACTCCATTAGGCAGTGGCGCAGGCGGTGGCGGGCCTGGTGGTAATCCAGGTAAGGCCACAGCATCTTCGCCAGCTGGTGCCGGCTCATCCCATCGCCGTCAAGCGCGGCTATCGCCAGCAATGCCAGCAGCGCCTTGCCTTTCTTCGGGATCGTGACCGATGGATCCGCGCAAACCCGGAAAGATCCCAGCAGGCAGATGGACTGAATCATCGATGGTGCTCCGTCAGCGTGGCCAGGGTTGAAATCAAAATGTCCTGGGCCTCCGAGACGGTGATCCCGCGTCCGATCCATCCTGGTGGCGCCCAGCTGGCCAAATCGCATTCGAAGCCGATGACGTGCCACAGGCACGAACCACCCAGCGACGCGAGGCCGCCGACCGCGCAGATCGATCGCCACACGGATACGCGCGCGTCCTCGACGCGGGGAGGCGGCAGGGCTGTTCCGGTCGAGTGGGCGCTGCGCACCAATTGGGCGGCGCCCAGCCGGTCTAATTTTGCCTTGTAGAACTGTGCGCGGAAGTCTTCGGCGGTGGCGCGCATCTCCGCCCATGTCTTCTTGTCGATCGGCTTGCCGGTCCTGGGGTCGATAAGGCCGGCGGCCTCGAGTTCAGAAAGAAAGCTGGCGGCGCGATATGGCCGCACTGGCCTGCCGTCGTCGTCGGCTATGGGCTTCTCGAGTCTGGCGACGGCGCCATGCCGGAATCGCTGAGGGGTCGGCCTGCCCGGGTCCTCAACCGCATGGCGATGCCGAAGTTGTCCGTTGGGGTACCGCGGCCCCGCTTTACGTTTAGACCCGCGGCGCTTCGACTTCAATGCAAGCGACCTGCGAAGCGCGACGCGCGTTTTCGGCAGCGGGCATATTTCCAGCGGTGAATTGTGTGAGCCGGGCTCTAGCATGAAATACTCCCGGTCGTCAAGAATATACTTCTAGCGTACAAATAACCGTCCAATAACCGTCAAAAAAATACTTTGAATACTTAACAACTTTTATGCAACTATTGCGGCACGACCTGCCAGCCAGAGGGTTATCCCCCCTGCCGCGCAACCCTCTCGCCGGTGCACCGCTTATCAAACCCAAGATGGCGCCATCCCTCAAAAATCGGCGCATCAACGTCTTGACAACAACCAATGTTTTCAGAAATACGTTCGAGAGAAAAGCATGTTGGTGCGGGGAGTCCAGGCTTAATTAAAGGAATCATGGACAACGTCCGATTACGACCTATTTTCAGGCTTTCACCATCTAGTCTTGCCAATTTCGGGCGATATTTGTTCGGCCCGAGGTGGAAGGCGGCTATGCATCGCGAATTACAGGTCGACGAGCGATTGATCCACCGATGGGCGACCGGGAACCGGCCAATCAGCCCGCGACGATCCGATCAAATCGTCAGGGCGGCCCGCGCCAGGCACCGTCGCCTCCGCTCTCGCGAAACCGCAAAATGGGACGCCCTGATCGACTCGACCCCGGAACCAGAAGCACGCGCCATATTATTGGAAATCTGGTCGGCGGAGATCGAAGACCGCGCCGCCGCCATCCGTAAGCTCGCGAGGAATCATCATGGCAATGGTGACGGCGACGACGCGCGGTGAAGCCTAAAGGAGAGGATCGCGAGGAGCGGCGATATTATCGCCCCGCGTCCTCGGCGTCGTGGTAGCCACCATCGCTCGTCGACCTGTAATTCGCGATATCCATCCGGTGACGTAGGGTTCCTCGACGTTCAGCGAGCGCCACTCGTCATGAGTATCGGATTTCGGAACCTCCCAGGTCATCCACACGATCTGATACAGCATATCCGCACCCTCCCTATCCGAGAGTCTCAAGGTCTGTCTCGGTCATTTACACCTTGTCAGGGCAAGAATGAGGCCGATTCCGAGGCCTGCTAGACCGCTGCTAAGGACCGTAATCATAATCCACCGGAACCACATTTCTGGCCATTCATCGCTCATCGCCTACCTGCTCCACTTGCGCCCCATGTAGGCCCTGCTCAGCATCGGGAGCGCCGCCAATTCGGCGGATCCTGGCGCCGGGCACGTGGTGACGCCGTGCTCGGCCTCGAATCGATCGAGCGCCTCGAGCTCGGCCTCGCGGGCTAATATGCTCGCCGACGCATTGACGGGTTCAATATTTCCCGGTGTTTCTGAACGTGATGGTCCGGGAGCGTTCGTCCAGGCCGGGTGCATAAGCGGTTCGACGGGCTCTCCCGCCGCTTCTGGGGTGGCCTGGGCGGGGATTCCACCCGTTTCCGCGGCGCTTGCCCGCGTCTGCCCGTCGTCTTCACCATGGGCCCAGGAGCGGCGTCCTCCGCCGGACGCTAGCCGGGCATTGGTCTCACTAGAGATTCCAGCCCCATCATCAGCCTGCAAATTGGCCTCCGGGGGTTTTCTCTCCTGGTCATCGACCTCCGCCCGCTCGGGTAGCTGTTCAATGACGCCAGCCCCCACATCGCTGCTTTCGGCGGCCGTAGTCAACCTGTTGTTCTGGCGATCCTGCCGAGATTCGCAGCCACCGCCGCCACCGCCGCCGGAGCCATGCGCACCGGACGCCAGCGCTCTATCCGGTTGAGCTACAGGATCAGCGTCGATGGGCTCGTCCGCTTCCGCTGCGCGCGGCGAATTGATCGTCTGTGTACCGCGTTGTACCGCGCGGTTCATGTCGGTCCTTTGCTCGTCGCTCATTGGCGGGCTCGTGACTCGCGCAAGCTCGTCCATGCGCTGCGGCAACGCCTCGTCGAACCGTTCAGCATCCGCAACCTCGGCCGAATCGGGCGTTCTATCCGCTGCAAAGGGCCGCCCGGCGCGCAGGATCAAGCGCCGTCGCTTCACGATGCTGTCCGGCTTGCGATCAAGCTGCACCGCCAGCGCCTTGTCGTCCTTCGGATCACCCGCCATGACCGCCGCCTCTTCCTCCGGCGTCCACGGCCGCCCGCTCGGCACCGGCCGCCTGGGCGTCGGTCGGCTATTCGGGGCGCGCTTTTTCGGCAGTTCCGCCGCGATCTCGTCCGGGTAGCGAACCGCCAATTCAGCGGCCAGCTCCTTGTCAGTGTCGAGACGGGCGATTTCGTTCGCGAGATCCTCGATATCCTGCACCACCTGCCGCTGGCTCTCGCGGAGGTCCACTAGACGCCTCGCGAGTGCCTCCCGGCGGCGCGCGATGCGGGCCGCGAGCGAGTATTGCATTGGGGTTGGCTGGTTTTTTGGCACTAACTTAAAACTCCCAGTTTATGGTTTCGCTACTGCCTGCGGTGGTGTCTTGGCCATTCCTAAAAAATCCGTGACCCAGCTACTGATTCCGCCAAGCAGCGTCACGCTTCCAGGCAAATGCCGATCCCACCCGCTGATCGCGTCGATAGTCGCCTTCTCTCGCAACGTTTCGATGACCGGCGCTATGTGTTCCGCGGCGAAGCGCGTGTTGATCGCGTCCCTGACCTCCTTCGGATAGCCGAACCCGCCGGCCCATCCGACGTACTCGATGGTGATACCGAAGCCAGCGAAAAATGTCTTCGCCTCGTCCTGAATCTGATTCAGGATATCATTGCCGTGGCGTGCCAACTCCTCGATCGTGTAGGCGTTGACGTGACGGCAGACGCGGCTCTGGATCTCACCGCGCCCCCAACTCCCCATGACCTGGGCGAGCGTGCGTCCCTGGTACACGGAAGTGAAAATCACCTCGGGTGTCGCCGGATCGCCGCTCGGTGGGTTGACACCAAAGTAAAAGAGAAACCTGGCGGCGTTATCCTCGGTGACGCTGGACGCCAGCGACATCTCCGCCGAGACCTCGATGTTGTCCTTCGAATGGCACGGAAAGGATTGATCAGATTGTGCATCGGTTCCCCGACCCGCCTTGGTCCACTCGTGAAAGAACGGCGCTCGGTCGACGACAATGAGCCGTCCGGTCGGGATGTACTTATCCCAACCCATGTACGTCGATCCCGATAGCTTCACGTGCGGGATGATGAAGAACTTCCCAGCGACCTTATTGGATCTCAGAAACTCCTCGGACTCGGTCTGGGATTGATTGTTCTTCGTGTCCCCGGTTCCCGGCACCCAGAAGGCCGTGTGGTTCGGCAGGATGCCATAGGCCTCGGTCACGTCCGTCGCGCTGTAGAAAGCGGGAGCCTGCCCGGCAACAATCATTACCAACATGCCGGCTAATAGCGCCGCCCAGCCACGCTTGAGATGCTTCCACCAAATCCAGAAGATCAGCACAGCCGCGACGATCCAGATTATGGCGCCGATACTGCTGTAGAAGTGCATCGTGACGATCGAATCGGTGGAGATCGCATCACTGCTCGACATCTGGCCACCAGCCGCGCGGCCGGCGCCGATTGCTCCGATCGGGTAAGCGAAGGTGCGCAGCACACCTGCCCCGATCAGCGTCAATGCGGTTAGAAACAATCGAATAATCATAGCTTGAGCATTATCTCCTGTGCAATGGTCACGTTCTCGATCGCAGCAGTCAGCCGTTCGCGCGCGCGCTCCAAATCATTGCGCACGGCATTTGGCGTGCGGCCATCGGTGAAGGCGCGGGCGAGACTTTGAATGGCGCTTGCCGCTTCGTCGATCGCTTGCCTAGCCATTATGTTTGCTTGCGGGCTCACGGCTTGAGCATCTCCTGCGTAATGCGTTTCCGCTTGGCGTCATCGCTCTCGGTGTTGTGCGCCACGACCCGGCGCATCGAATGGTACGAGTCGGGTGGCATGTTTGTGCTGATGCAGGGCTCGCCCGGGCGCGCGCCACACTTCGGGCAGAAGACGGTGAGGGGGCCTGTAGCCTTCATGCCGTAGCCCTTTTGGCATAAATCCTCCGCCAATCGGCGCTTACATTTGGCGCAGCCATTCCTGCACCACAGGATTATCCTCGTCAGGCAAGCGGAAAGTTTTCAGCGCTTTCGCCGCCCGCTTAACGGCCTCGGTCACTTCCGCCGGCAGTGGTCTCTCGCGCCGCTCCGCGCTGCGTCGATCGCCAAACTCTGCGCTCATGAGCGCATCCACGGTCTCCAGGTCTTCGTCAGTCGGCTGCAATGCGGTCGGCTGCGTCGCTTCCTCTTTTTGCTCTCGCCAGTAACTAAGTTCTGCGCGCCGATGATCGAGACGCTCGATTGCGAGCGCTCTGATCTGAGCCGGCTTTGGGAACCATTCAGAAGTGGAAATGTGATTCATTACCGCGGCCTGAATGAGATCAATCGGAAGATCCTTGAGGATCTCCACGTAAATGGGCTGTGCCAAACCCCAATCGGGTGGCGGATTAGCCAGATTCAGCGCCAATATGGGGGCCAGCGCATGTCTGATTTCACGCGTCGTAGCGGCCATTAAGGCCTTCTCTGCTGAGGAGATCTTCCTCTCGATCGGCATCAATGATGGCCTGGAGACCAGCTCGCATCCTGTCGTCCGCAAGATTTCGTCGTCCATATCCGTTCGCTCCTTTCCGAGAGTTTTGAAGACATCCAGCGATAAACGACACCGGGTCACTCGCTGCTTCCTGCTCACAAGCAACGATGGCGGCCATTGCAGCCGCATCACCGAATTCCTTCCGCCAAAGGCCGATCGTCCGTCTCGCTCGTGCACCCGTGCATTGCGCACCGAGCAAGAGCGCCAAGCCTCTGCTCCACAAGATTTTGACCGGGTCGCGCGTCTCCGCCGTCGCGTCAGCGGCGGCAGAAGCGTTAGCTTCTGAATCTTTATAGGTTGGTGGTTGTAGGTTGAAGGACGCGCCCGGGAGCTTTTCTTGGCAATAACCCGGCGGTTTTGCTACACCATTGATTTTATTAGGGCGACCACCGCTTTTCCGACCGTTTTCTTTGGCTTTTCCGAGGCGAATCCTAGCCTTTTCAATCTCTTTTCCGCAGCGTTTAACGCTGATTTCCGAACCGTTTTCGATGATTTTCCCGAGCTTTTTCAGTCGGTCCATTGCCCTCCGAAAGCTGTTCCCATGACACCCACAAAGGCTTGCCAACCCCTCGCTCTCGATGGGCCCTCCATGACTGTAAATCAGATTGCAGATGGTCACATAGACGCCGCGTTCTACGGCATCGAGTCTAGCGGTGCCGGCAAGCCACTCGTCGAAATACCAATCGACCCGCCGGATTTTAAGATCGCTCTCTTCCATCATGCCCGCACCCTCCGCGCGAGCGCGCCGCCGCTAGTGTCTTGAAAAAGAAACAAATTTCGATTATATCGGCGGTTTGAACCGGCGATCATGTTAACGTCCCCCTAACTGGTAGCTGGTCGATGCGCGTCGGCGGCCCCGGCACAGTCCCCCATGCCGGGGCTGCTCATCTCTGGGTTGCGGCCACCTCCCGGGCCGGGCTGTTGTAGACAAGAGACCGGTAGACGGGGCATGGATGGCCGTGCTTGCGCGGATCGGTCGTCTTGCTGACCATGCCTGTCGGCTCGATCAGGCCGGCCTTGATCGCGCGGGTCCAGACCGCGCCCCATGCGCGCGGGTGCGTTGGAGGCTCTTCGCGGAAGACCTGCCGCACTGGATCGATGTGCACGGTAGGCTGGGCGTGCGCGACGTGGTCGATTGCGGCGTAGGCGCGGTCGCTCCAGCCGGGCGCTTTGCGCTCCTGGGCGGCCTCAGCGAGGGCCATGCCGCGATCGCGGAGGGCGGCTCCTTCGCGCCAGTCGAAGAGGTCGGTCACGGCGGCGGCTCCGGCAGCAATACCGCAGCGAGCCGCTCATGCATGGCTTGCGATGGCTGGCGCTCACCTCTCTCGATGCGGCTTATTTCCGCCTGCCAACAGCCAACTCGTCGCGCTAATTCGCGCTGCGAGAGACCCATTTCCATTCGTCGCTCGATGATCCATGTGACCTGTGCGTGGGTTCGAGGCCGAGCGGCTTCATGCGGCTGCGGGACTGGATCACCACGAACAAGCGCTGGAAGAATCCTGCAAAATTCGCTGCCGACGCGGCGCCACGGCTCGCGACGCCCAGACCAGTCGACGACGCTCATAGCGGTACCCCCGGCCACACGTCGGCGAGCGTGGCGGTCGTAAGCGAAGAGGTCATGATCGGGAGAACCTCGATCCCGGGCTTGCTACTCCATCGCTTCTCGGGCCACACAGACCAGACGATCGCGTCCTTGTCGCGGAAGACTGCCTCCATGAGAGCCTTTAGGAGGTTGTCAATATCCGGCGTCTGCTCATGAGGAGCGGAATCAGCGTCTCGCTGTTTCTTCTTGGACCAGGACGGTGGTATTGGCATCCAGAAGATGATTTTCGATGGTATCGGCAGCGAGACGCGCCTAGCTGCGACCTCGTCACGGAACGCGAAATATTCCAGCACTACGGGACGCTTCTTCCAGCGATCCCGATTCGTGAGTCTAGGTGCGGCCATTGGCGTGATGGGGTAGAATGTCATTCCGCCGCCGCTGCCGACGGCCCCACGTTCGGCCGCGGCATCCAATGCGGCATCCGGTTTTCGTCGGCGATGCCGGGGACTGGCATGATCACGCCGAGGAAATCGTCGCGCTTGGTCAGAACGATGGCGGGCCCACTTGATGACTCAGCTAAGATACGTAGCGCCGCGATTTTGGAACCGAACTGCCTGACCTTGTCGAACTTCTTCAGTTCGGTGAACGCGAATGTCGCTGGTACGGTCTCGGCCGGAACCGGTGGGATCAGCAAGCGCCAATCCGGGAAGTCGCCCTCGATAACGGCTTGATCCTGTCCCGCAACGAGGATGCCCTCGCCGGTCTCCTTGTTCCACATCTGGTAGACGCCGGCGCGATCGCCGGTCAGCACCAGCGTGCAATCCTCAGCGCACGCCGCCAGGGTGGTTTTGTGAAGGCGGACGATGGCGGGCGCCTTGACCTCGCCGAACTGGTCGTAGAAGACGGCCAGAGATCGGCCGTCGGTGGCAACGATCACCGCACCGCCCGACGGGTGCCGTTGGACGTAGAAGCCGTTCAGATTCCACCGCGTCTTGTCGTTTGACGCGAATGGCGAGACCAGCTGGGCGTAGTCGGCCTTGATCGAAAATTCAGCACCTCTCGGCATTTCTTTCCCCCTCAGTGTGATTGGCTTAAATCGCTAGGCATCGCCGCGCCCCGCTAGCGGATTGTCATTGATGGTTACGCCGTCAATCTCACGGATGGTCTTGCTCTCATGAAATATCCTCCCGGAAGGCGCGCGCACCGCCTTGCAGTAGGGGCAAAAAAACCACCCCTGCGCGCCATACGACACTTCGTCCCAGACATGACGGTGGATTCCTGACCTAGCCATCGCCGCGCCCCGCTGCTGTCGTATGGTCAGGCAATGTTTCAGTCACGCATAGCCTCCCGAATTTCTTGCCTCACGCTTTCGAGATAGCGCTCCATTTTCGGCGGCCGTTTCCGCAAAAACCCGGACAACGGGTTGAGCGCAGCTTGGGCTTTAAGCAGGGCTGCGTGAGCCCGACACAGCCGATCAAATAGCCGCCCGGCCGTCTCGTCGAGAGGCAGGGGCAACGGCGGGTCGAAGCTGATCTCATCGCTATCCATCGCCGCGCCCCTTCTTATCCATACGCCGCGAGTTGAGCTTTCGGCGGCAACTCAGACAGCGGAAATAGCCGTGAGTGGGCTTCATACATACGTAGCAGCGCACGCCACGGTGAATTGCTCGCTTTGCATAGAATCTCTCCATCCGAATGCGAGCCTGCTCGCGCGTTTTTACGCTAGGCATCGCCGCGCCCCGCTGGCGGTACACACTCCACTACCGAAATCACGGCATCCACGCCCAATAGTCTTGCGCGAAGGGCGCTAGCCTCACGAAGCAACCAGTACAAAGCCTTTCGCCGACATTGATCTTGCCGTACCAATCTCCAGGCTTATTCGCGACAAAGCCAACAAGAGCATCCCCTCCGCATTGCGTGCAGGGATATTTCGATGCAGCGGCCACCGGTTTGACGATTGGCGGTCGCCGCCGTTTTGCGCTAGGCATCGCCGCGCTCCGCTGGCGGTACACACTCCACTACCGAAATCACGGCATCCACGCCCGATAGTCTTGCGCGAAGGGCGTTCAGCATTTTCTGTTGCCGCGAAATCTCGTCCACCATCCCGGCGCGCAGACGCGCAAGGCGTTCGGTAGCCTCGGCAGTGATCAGCGCATCGCTAGGCATCGCCGCGCTCCGCTGGCGGTTCCGGTTTAGGACGTGATGCCCTTTTCACGGCGGCCTCTTGTGCCTCAGTAATAGCCCGCGCTAGGTGTGGGCGTAAGAAGGGCCGTCGGCTATGCTTTACTTGGGCATAATCTAAGGCTTGTTCTGCCCAATCAAGCGGCGTCAATACTTCGGATAGTTTTGAGACCCAGTCCGCCAGATCGTCTGGCAGTAGAGTATCCGCTTCTTTCAAAGCATTAGGCATCGCCGCGCCCCGCTTGTTCACACACCGTGCACCTCTCGCCGCTGCATCGCAAAAACGATCCGACAGGCCTCAGCGGCCATTCCGTAGCAGCCGCGTTGGACGTCCGATTCACCACGAGCGTCCCATTCCCACTTCGGGCAGCGGTTGCAAAGTTCGAGATTGCGGCGAGTGATGTAGGGGCAAATTGCCCAGACCATAGCGTCTGATGGCTCAGGTTGTGCCCAGATCTCCTTCCCGTCCGGTGGGCTAGGCATCGCCGCGCCCCTCTGGTCAGTCATAGATTCGCTCATATCTTCCAGTAACGGGACTGCGCCGGATCGCTGGTCGAGGATTAGCGAGACGGAACTCCGCGAGAGCCACAACGGCGTCCTCGACTGTGACAAAGGTCCCTACCGTGTAGAGTTTCTTGTTGATCATAACCCTCACGATGTACGGCTTTCCTCGATCAGAAGGTGCAGGATAGATGCACGGCACGCCGGTAGCCTGTGAAACGCTACGCATCGCCGCGCCCCGCTGGCGGTATTGCGCGCCAGCGCCAATCACGTTTGAATTTTGCTTGGCTATCGACAATTTCCGCCTCCTTACTAGCCGATAATGTCAGGAGAGCGTCGTCGACCGAAATTTGCGTCAATTTCCGTTCCTTTATTTCGGCCATCATTTCACGCCAAGAGGCGTCTCCGGGAAACCGAGCCGTCAAAAATTCTTTGACCAACACTCGCGCCGTTTTTTCGTAGCAGCCGTAACTTTTGTGCTTAGGCATCGCCGCGCTCCGCTAGCGGTGGGAGCGGGTTGCGAGTCCGGCGATAGAACCAAAGCGTCCCGATCTCGCCCATCTCAACAAGCAGCTTTTCGATCGCGTCATACGCCAGACGCGCCTCCTCTGGATCGTCCAGAATTAACTCGATCACCCAGCGATCTTTAGGCATCGCCGCGCCCCGCTGGCTCACCGCAATAATCCCGAGAGCACTCCACCATCGGCGTGATTCGATCTCGGAAGTAAAAACAAAGCCCGCACAGAATGAGTTCGCCGACACAGAATGGTTGCGGGTGTTCGCACATCTCACTGCAGTGAAGGTGATCGCGCTCGCTAGGCATCGCCGCGCCCCGCTGGCGAGGCGCGAAACTCCGCAAGTGTGCGGTAATGACGGCGAACTGGCTCGCCGCGCGCAACCTTGGCGCGTTGAGTTTGGATTATGTCGCTGGCCAGCACCACGCACTCGTCGCAAATCCCCTGTCGCACCGGTGCCTCTACGATATAGAACACCTCGTGTTCGGCCTTCCCGCAGAACGAGCAATAGAGTGTGTTCATCCGCCTATCCTTCGCAAAACGCTAGGCTTCGCCGCGCCGGCTCATCGCTGACGGCCATTTCTGAAGTTGCGCAACCTGCTCGCCTGTCAGATTGATCCGTATCTGCTTGAGGTGGGGAAGAAAGACCAATTGAAACTCCTCCAGGTCTATTTCGCCGTCGGCCTGCTCGTCATTGCAGCCCGTAAGCAGGAAGTGGAAATCCGTCAAATCTCTAGGCATCGCCGCGCCCCGCTGGCGGTGTGCGAAAGACCGCTGCAATATGCCGGCTGAGCGGTTGCGGTATCTTGGCGATCATGGCGCTTGCGGCTTTGCGCCGCGAGGATGAGGACGGCAGCTGGCCGTGCCCTGTGCGATACCATGCGTGGCCAGATTCCTGATGCTTGATGCCAGCATCCTCATCGGGATTTGTCCATACGCCGTTGTTCTTTCTCGTGACAGACTCGGATTGAAACGATCGACCGCTGCCGTCGAACCGGAAGCCAGGGAGTTTCTGGCCTTTGAATGTGATCGGCATCAAAGCTGGCACGTCTCCCCAGAGGTAGAACGATCCAAAATTCCACCGTGCGCGACCGACAAATGGCTGCGCGCCGCGAACATTCTCGACAATTAGGGGGACGTGATGTCCGGATGCCCCCGACGCCTCGCGCTGAATGCGGAAGCATGTCTCGAAAAGCGTGTTGTCAGGTGGCGGCAACGCCTTTGCTCGCTTCCACGGCATTGCCCGATAGCTGTACGCTTGGCATGGCGGCGATGCGACGATCAGCGCCGCGTCCTTGAACTGAGAGCCGCGCAGCGTGCGCACGTCCTGTATGACGAGATGGCCGGGATACTCGATCCATCCACCGGTCAGCGGCGCATCGCGGACCGCACGCTCGTTCGCATAATTGAATGATCGGTTCGCGCTGCTCCCGACCCGCGGATGGTTGAAGTCTACTCCACTCTGCCTGATCTTCGTTCCATCGGAAGCCGACAGATCGCGCGCTGGGTACCGATGCCGCTCGATATCGAATCCGATGACATCGAAGCCCTCTGCGAGCAGGCCTTCGGCCCAACCACCAAGGCCGCAATAGAGGTCGATCGCGAGCGGTTTTGCGCTAGACATCACCGCGCCCCCTTGGCAGAACTCCGCGGGTCGCAATAGAGCGCGTTAGACGCTTTTGCGGATAAGGCCTATTGAAATTACAACGTGGAGCAGCCGACTGGTGGTCCGTTTTTCTGCGGCGCAATGCCGGTCCGTACGGACGCGATTTCAATGGGTTAGGATAGCGCGCCATCATGCGTTAGACACCTGTGACTATGCCGCTAGACACTTCCAGCGGCAAAGACGCTTGCCGAGACGGTTCACCAGTCGAAATTCGCGGCGGACGCAACTCGCACTTGACGCCAGCGCTCCATCGCGTCTTGTCTCCGATCGGATTCCGGTCGTCACTAAAGCGTCCGCCGTATTCAGAGCGCCGCATCCACGATTCGCCTCGGATCGTCGCCTCTCCACGGAATCCTGCTGCGCGCAAGCTAGCGCCGCCCTCTTCCGACAGCGTGTAAGTAAGTATTCGACTGTAGCCGATCGCAAACGCCGCCCGACGAGCGGCCCCTAGGAGGAACGAACAGGCGTTGCGAGTGCCATCGGTGGCTAACCGCGTCACTTCAAGCGTCCAGCCATCCATAGCCATTCTCGCCTTCGGCATCCCGACAATCACCACGCCAACAGCGCGGCCACCATAGACGGCCATGATCGAAAATTTGGCTACTGGCGTCGGGTGATGGTGTCGATGATGCAATGCCACGAACGCATTCGCCTCTTCGAGCGAGCATGGAGCAAGGCTTAGCACAGTGTCCTCGGCCTCAGCTTCGCGACCGCCGTTCGGGATCGTTCACCTGCTCATTGCTGGTTGGGTGTAACCCCCAGCAATAAGCCGCTCGGATCGACTGCGCGACCGATGCTAGGGTGTCCATTGCGTGATGGCGGATCGGCTCTGGGAGATCGCTGACCATGATCAGCGGTTCCCGCGATTCCTTGCGGGCATTTAGGAGCACCTCGAGGCACGCCTTTATCCACGCCTCGCGAACGTAAGGGTACGAAGCCAAGCCGGCTCCGTCGGCAAGAAATTCTGCGCTCTTGCGATCATCTGTCATCCTGGCCACCTGGTTGTCATATCGAATACAACCTCTCGATCGCGTCGTAGGGCGAGTGCCCATCCAATTTGGGTGCGCGATCTAGCGTCTTCGCAAAATCGGTTTGATCCCAAAGCTGGATGGGCAGGTAATAGCTCACTTGGTCGCCAGGATTTTCGCCGAGCCCCATAATGAAGCACCCGTTGAACATCGTGCCGTCAGAATGGAGCCTTGAGCGCCACGCCCACGATGGAAGCTGCCGGCACAAAGCAATGAAAAGAGCATGGCGATGCTCATAGAGTTCGCTGATCTCGTTCGGTTCGCTCATGTCTTCCTCGGCCTCAGTTTCTCGACCGCAGCAACGGCTTGGTTTTTCCGGTTGGCTTGCCTGGTATAGTGGGCCACCATCGCCTCGGTGCTGTGCCCGGTAACGGACATGATCGTCTGCGTGCTGCACCCGGCCTCGGCGAGCGCCGTGGCGGCGGTGGTGCGGAGTCCCTGGAATGTCAGGCGCGGCCCCACGAGACCCTGCTCACGCAGCGATTTGATCAGCTTGAAGAAACCCGCGCGGAAGCCGCTCTCGGTGTACGGCCGACCCTTCACACCGGCGACGATCGTCATCGCCTCGATTGGCGCAAACCCGGGGGGATTTGAACCCCCATCTCTCGTCTCGGTCGACGAGCGCTCTTCCGTTGAGCTACGGGGTGCATCCGGTTCCGCATCGCCTCGATCTAAAATCAGGCTAGCTCCCGGCATGGCGGGGTCAGGGATCTCTAAAATTTTTCGTTCGTCGAGGATCGCCTTGAGTTCGGGATGCGCCGGCAGGTCGACCGGGTTGCCGGTCTTGCCGCGGCGCCAGCTTATCCAATTGCCGTCGTAGGCGGATCTCGGCAACCGGACCATGTCGCCCTCCGGAATGCCCGTGAAGCGACCGAGAGCGATGGCGATTTTGATGCCACCGGAAGCGGCTGAGATAACGGCTTCATATTCGGCATCCGTCCACGGCCGGTTAGCGGGGGCCATGTTCCGCGGCCGCCGCAGCTTCGGCACCGCGGCAGCTTGGTTTGTCTCGACCAGATCGCGCACTGCGCCCCATTTGAGGAGCAGCCGCAGTACCGCGAGCACGTAATTCGCGAACCGTCGCTTGTGCGACCGGAACGCCGCGTCGCGGACGTCGATCACATAGGCCGACGTGATCTCGAACAGCGCATCGCCGTCGAGCGGTCGCAGGTAGTCGAACACCTTCTGGTAGTCGGACCGGGTCCGCGGGGCCAGCTCAAGGAACTCCGGCGACCGCCGATACGCAGCAATGAGCCCGCCCAATGAGCCGGGGCTGGGAGCGACCGGTTGGGCGCCATTGAGCCGCTCGACCTCGGCCAGGAATACCGCAGTCCCGAACGGCGCGCGAATGCGCTTACCCGTCTTGCGGTGATAGGCATAAACCTTCCCGCGGCTGCGATAGACTTTAACGCCGCGCACCTTGATCTCCATTGAGCCTCTCCTCCATCGACCTAGAATCGACAGAGTGGGCGAGGCCCGATTGCGCATCAAGCCAGCGGTCTAGCGCCTTGACGTCCCAAAGCCTCCGGCGACCAATGAAGACCGGCGGGACCGCCTCGGCGAGGTGTTCATCAAAATGGTTGGGCGAAATCCCGCAATAGGTCGCTGCGGCCTCGCGCGACAGAAGGCGCGGGGTCATACCTGCGGGCAGGGCGCGCTCAGCCATCGAGCTTTCCCTGCGGTTTCGCGTTCTTTGCCCGATGGGCGGCGGCGAATTTTGGCAGATCCCGCCGCAGCTGGCGCAACATTTCGTCGGTGTTCGAGACTCCGGAGGCGGTGAGGTTGAGATCGAGCCAAACCGAAATCAGCGCGTCAATGAGCGCGGTGCCGCCGTAGCGGTCGAGGATAGGAACCGCTGCGCGGCGGAGTGCAACGGTGGCGTAGGTCGCGCGCGCCTCATCACCGGGGCGGGCATGGGGGCCGCGGAACACAATCCCATCACCAGCGCCATGCTCAGTCATGCGGCACCTGCACCTTGCTTCTCATTGTCCAAATCGCGTCAGCGCATAGCTTGGCGATGGCAGCTTCGTTTTTTGGAAGTTCGTTAGCTATCGCGTCACAGAGACAGGCCGCGTCTCCGAGTCCGCCACGTAGTGCGGCGCGCTCCGTCGCCGACGGATAACATCGGCGAGCCATTTCAAGGATCGATTTCTCGGCATTCCGCCACTTCGGAGGTTCAGCCATAGGGCTCGTCCTCCGCTATCTTCGACATGGCTTGGGCGATCAGAAGATCGGGGTGCCTTGAATATGCCGCGCCCGGTTCGGGATCACCTCCCCACGCCCAACCCGGTGGCAACTCCCAGGACTTGCCGGGACACCAAATGAAATGACCTTCTGCGGTCAGCAGAACATGCGCCGGCTGCCCGTCTCGTTCCCGTCGGATCAGCCGCCATTCCGGCACTATCGGAGTCGGGACGCGCTCAGCCATGCGGCTCGTCCTCCGCTACCTTCGCAGCGCCCGCCAGATCCGGAAGCGGAGCAGCAGCCATCGAATCACGCCTCGTTTCTGATGTGCGCCGCGATTAATGGTTGAGCCACCACCGGTTCCTGCGTGGCGGCGCCGTCCTGCGCGAGAAACGCAGGATCTGCCTCGCCATGTACAAGAGCACCAAGGAAACGCATGATCTGAGAAAACCCATCCCGGACTTCACTCCGCAGAAGCACGATTTCATCTTCGATCTGATTTTTAACTTCGTCGATGCGATCGTGAATTTCCTCCGGAGCAATTCCGCAGCGCAGCGGCACGATGACCAACACGTCGAAATCCCGGCCAAGCAACGCGCTCGCCGTTGATAGCCGGTTGACAGTCCAGTGTTTGCCTTCGCGCAGATATTTAGCCATGCGCAACGAAACGCCAAACATGCGGGCGACCGCCTTATCGCGATTCTGCTCGGCAATGCGCTGAGCAACGAGGAAATCGAGCGCGAAGGCAGCGTTCCCTGCAAAATCATTGCCCTCATATGCAAAGGCGTTGCCCTTCAGATCACTAGTCATCGCCCTTCGAATCGTGAAAAAGTCGTGAATGGATCGTGAAAGAGGAGGCTTGCATTGGCGGGCGCGGATTGGCCGAAGTCGCCTTTTCCCCCAGACCTCGGTCAGTCGCTCGAGCAGCACGACACCGCGCCACACCAAGGAAGCGCAGCCGCGCTTCCTTCCCCCATACGATCGCCCGAACTCGGACGGACAGGTCATGCGGCAGCATCGACCTCTCCGAAATGATTGTCTGGGAAATTTAATTTCGCAAATTCGCCGAACAGTCTTTGTGCGGCCGCATCGTATGCGAATGCCGCCGCGATTTCCGAATCAAAGGTTCCCAGAAAGGTTCTTTGGCCTAGATGTGAGATTCGTGCGCTGTATTTACCGGACTCCGTGCGCCACACGCCCTTTAGGCATTGCCCGAGTCGTTTTCTGTTCGCTGCGTTTTGGGCGTTTGTGCATTCGCGAAGATTCAGACGCCGATTATTCAGGCCATTGCCGTCCCGATGATCAACCAAGATCTCTGGTGGTACGCCGAGAATGAAACGATGCATAAGAAGTTGACGCTGAACGCCGCCGGGCGCACGAATTCGATGAACGGCATAGACGAGACGCTTCTTAGAAGGCTTAGCGTGCCATTTGATTTGCGCGACCCGGTCGAAGTCCTCCTCATCGACGAGGGCAATCAATCCACAGGGAAGGCGAATTGCGGCCATCGCCTACCGCCACAAGCTCGTGACGGTGCTGGTCTCCCCCGCCAGTGCCGTATGAGAGGGGGCGCTACTGCGGGGATCCTTGCAGTAGCGCCCCCGGCCTCGCCATGCCTGACGGGAAATCGGGCGGGCAGGATTGCCCATGGCGAGGCTAACTGGAATGGAGCGGGCTGGCATCATTGCGCACAGTTCCGCTCGAATTCGACTGCTTGCTTGATCAACTCCCATAATTCGACGCCATGCTCTACCAAGCCGTAGGCAGCGCCATCGTCATCGCCGATGGAATATCGCCAACAGGCGGTGAGAGTTCTCGCGATCTCGAACGGGGTCGATCTGGCCGCGAGGACCTCGGCGAGCTTTTGCTGTGCCCTCTGTTGGCGTTCATTGTGGGCAATCATCGGAGCCAGAATAATTGGAAGGACGCGACGATTAATGTGGCTGCCTTCAAACACCCAATGCTGCGGCCGCAAACTTCGTCGGCGAGGGATGCGCTGCCAGAAGGCGCGCAGGTGCCGGTTCGCTGCAGCGAGGAATCGAGAAATCATTGCCGACCGCGCCATTAAAGCCACGACTGCGCGGCGGTGGGATCGTCGAACGGCCCCAGCGTCTCACCGTTTGTCAATGTAATCAGCCAACTGACATGATCGGGACCGGCGCAGCGCCACAGCCATTTCGACCGGGTGCCCTTGCGGCCGAACGGCGCGCGGGACCCGATGATGCGGAATTCTGGCGGGCTCGGCATCAGGCTACGTCCTCATCAGCGGCAGCGACGGGGATCGTCTGGGCGGGTATGGCGAGTTTCGGAATCGACTGCGGCCACGGCAGATCGGCAGGCCAATTTGCGGAGAACCAGAGCATCGCCTTGTCGCCGCTATCCGAGTGATAGCCTTTTCCAGCCAACACGAGCTGGAAGAATTTCCCGCCCATGCCGGAGCGATAGCCGAGGTTAAAGGCCGTTCTGCCTGTGTGATCCAGGTACAGCCGGGCCAGTAATTTGAGCGCCTCTGAGGGAACCATAACGCCCCACTTTATAGGCAAACTATCCTATGTCAAGCGGGCGAATTCACCGATACCGGAAAATTTTCCTACGCGCGATTCTTCGCGTATGACTGCCGAGTGGTCCGAGGAGGCATTTCTCAAGCGAGTGCATCGCCGTGTGGCCGAGCTCGGCAAAGCGGAGAGCGCGTTGCTGCGCGAGGCTGGCCTGGACGATAGCCTTATCCGAAAGGTGCCCGGCCGGGCGCGCCGGATGGACAGCATCGCGTCGATAGCGCGCGCCCTCGATTGGACGCTGGCGGAGGCGATCGGGGTTCAGTCTACCCCGCGAGTCGACGTCGAGCTGCTACGAATGGCGTTGATGGTGGCCGAAAAGAAGGTCCCGCGGCGGACAGACGGTCGAGCCCTGGTTGTCTGCCAGGCGACGGCGCTGTTTTACGATATTCTCTCCGAACGCAAAGAGGATGGGCAACCGATTCCTGATGATGCCGAGGCGCTTGCCTTGGCTGACGCCCTTATCCGGGGCATGGGGTTCTCGCCGACCCGACGATAGAATCGCCACCGCGCAAAGTGCAAGGGCACATTCGATGTACCAAGGCACGAATTCTGCCTCAAACCCCAGCGGCCCTCGCGAAGGAAGGTAGAGAGCCTCGATAAGCAGAAGAGTCGCAGCGCAGATCCAGGATGTCGGCCGCCCAAAACGGCTCGCCGCAACAATCGCCGGGAAGAACGCCATCGCGGGCAAACTGTGTCCCTCTGGGAGCATCGGAGAGTGCCCGTAGCCATAGGAAGCGACGACCGCCGCCGCGCCGGCCAGAACGACGGCGATGATGACCTGGCCCCCCACCCCATTGAATTTATTGTCGGATGGCGTGCTAACTTCGTGGATAAATCGAGAGAATCGGCGTTCTGCAGGCGTCAGGGCCATCTATCATCCACCCCTTTTATCAATGTGCGGGCGCCGCTTTTAGGCTGCTTGATACCGCATGGGCAAGCCAAGAAGTCGCTAAGATTTCGGGCAAATTTTGGCCTTGCATAAAAAATCGGAAAATTTTCCTATTTTTTGGTTGCTTTAGGAAAACTGACCGATTAAGCTCCCCTCACGATCAACCCGATCGGATTTAGAGAGAGAGCAAACATGACAAAGGCATTGATTGGCGGGCTGTTCCTGCTGGGAATGACCGTCGCCGCACCAAACCAGGCGAGGGCGGACTGGTTTACGGACATGTTCAACAGCATCGGAAGCTTCCTCGGCAATGGCACCGGCAACGGTACCGGAAACGGCAGCGGTGGGAGCAGCGGCAGCGGCAACGGCAACAACAACGGTAACGTGTGTGTAAACGACGGCGTTACCGTTACCTGCTTCTAACCCGCAACATCTGACATCCAGACTGGCCGGATAAGCGCATTAAAGCGCCCGGCTGGCCTGGACATCCCCCCCCATTAAACCCGATCGAAGGGAGAGCAGCCGATGACGACCGAAGCCGACATGATCGATTTGTGTTGCTCCGCTCGAAACCTCCGGAGCGATGCCGCGTATCTGGCGCGCGTCTTTGATGACGCCGAGGATCGCGATGAGGAACGCGCCCCGACGCTGCGCGCGTACCTCACTGACCTGCGGCACATGCAGGCCGAGCTCGCCGCGCTGATCGCGGAAGCGGAGTCGTCACAATGAGCGCGATCGATGATGCCGGCGCAGAGCTTGCCGCTGCCGGTGAGGCAGAGCGGCTGGCATGGGAGGTCATGCGCGACGGGCACCTCCAATACATTGACCGCCTCGGGTGGGCACAGAGAAACCTTTTCGAATGCTGGTTCTACTATTGCCGGTGCACGCGAATCCGCGGGCTCTCCCTTCCCCGCGCCCGGCACCACCTTCGCCGGGCCATAAAGCAATACAGACGCCTGAACATCGCGGAGACCCGCGGCATCGACACCTCGGTGCCGGGTTGGCGCGGGAGGGCCGCGTGATGGCCGCGAGGCCACAGGGAACGAACGCCGACGAATGGCGGCTGTTTCTGACCCATTATCTCGATAGCCGAACTAGCGCTGACGGGCTGTCTTTTGTGGCCGTGCAAATCGCTGAGGCGATTGAGGCAGAGCGGTCGCGCTGCGCAGCAATGGCCCAACACGATAACTCGAAAGATCCGAAGGCGCCACAACGGCTCTACGTAGTCCCGAAAAGCAGCCGGCAACCCCGCACAGGAACCGGCATCCCAGCCGACGTACACATGCATCCGGCCGGCTGCCCTGACGCCGATTGGTGTCGCGACAACCGCTTCTGCTACTGGCACTGCCAACGGAGGAACGCGTGATGCGAGAGATCGACCCCGAACACAATTGGTTCTGGCAGCAAGGCTATCACGACGGCATCGACGGCCAGCGCGCGATAGCTCCCGACGAGACGCGCCATCCATTCCAGCGATCTGATTATTTTGCTGGCTACGCCGCTGGCTCAGAGGATCGTGTAGCCCGAAGCGAAACCTGCGAGCATTGCGAAGCACCCGCCAGCGAGGCCGCCGCATGAAGCGCGTAATCTACGTCGCGTTCGTCATTGCGGCGCTAGCCGTCACGGCCTACATGGCCGCAATCATCTGCGCGGTGATCTGAGCATGACCGCGACAACCCCACTCGAAAAATATCTCGCTGCTCACCCAGGCAAGCCCCGCTCCCGGACGCGGCGGAAACTGACGTTCGAACAGGTCGCTAGAATTCGGGCGGCGCTAACCCGCGGCAGCGTTACCGAGCTCGCGCGACAGTTTGGGATCAGCGCGGCGCTAGCCCGCAGCAACGTTACCGAACTCGCGCGAGAGTTTGGGATCAGCGAGGTGGCGGCGTGGAAGATTCGACACCGGATCACTTATCGGGACCTAGAATGATATCGACCCCGAAACGCTATAATAAGGGACCTGCCATGACGTGCGCGGTTTCCCGCGGCAACTTCCCCGCTTGGCGCAGACCCGACGGGCCGCGTCAAGGATCTGCCATGAAAAAAAAGATCATAGCCGTTCTCCACTGGATCTCATCTCGGATCTCGTTCCACGAAATCGAGATAGAGTGGAGGGACAGGTGATGCACATCACGGAGGTACAAGGATTTGCCATGAAAAATATCGCATTGGCGCTCGGCCAGATCGAGGAGGCCATGGGCCTGCTTGATGACGGTTTCCCCAATTATCGTTTACGCGCGGCTGAGGTGCTCATGCGCACCCGCCGATTACTGCTTCAGGCGGCTGCGGAGGATGACGCGAGGGTGCCTCTAGCGCACTACACGCCGATCACGGCTGAGGAGGTGGAGCAATGACCGAATGGCAAACGATAGATACAGCGCCCCGCACCGGGGAGAAAATCCTGCTCTACGCCTGCACAGGCGATGTTGCGGTCGGCGAATGGCGAGAGTTCAGCGACGGTACCACGATGTGGGAGATGGGGCATACCAAAACAACAATCATTGGTTTGAACGCAACTGCCACTTATTGGATGCCCCTGCCGCCGCCACCGATCACCGCCGAGGAGATGGGGCCATGACCGTGCTCGCCACCCGCCGAGAAGCCATGCTCCGCCCGATTGCGTTTTGCGCCGGCCTTGTGTTGCTCA